GGAAAATAAAGATAACCATCGCTATAAAAATAATAGTAATATTTATTATATTTAAAATTAGTATCTTCTATTTTTCTATTCCATTCAAATGGAGTTATTTCTGTTAAATCTTCTGTTCCATCTATATTTGTTACCCTTCTAAATAAAGGGCCCATAACTGAGTTGACTAATGTAGGAAGTTTCTCTTTAGTTCTATATATTGTCCATGGACTTTTGACTCCACAACACTCATTTATAGTTGGAGCTGGTATTAAATCTACACAACTCAATGTTTGAAATAAGTATCTTAATCTTATAAGTTCAAACTTTCCATCTAGCTGTTTAATAAGATAATCTCTATGTTTTTTAAGTAGAGAATATATATATTTGTTAGTTATTTTATTGTCAGCATTAACAAATTTATTAGTATTCTTTACTTGAGATATTATCTCTCTCAGTGTTAAACTCATTTTCTAGTTTAATTTGTTTTAATATTTCTTCTCTTTTTGTTATAGCATTAATTCTACTATATAATTCTGGATTCTCTAAGAAATTATGACTAGCTTTAGTCTTAAAATCTCTGTGAGCTATAAAACCCCAATATGGATAATTTTTAACTTTATATTTAACATTGTCAAAATCCCAACAAATTTTACCTTGTAAACCCGATGTTTCAAATGAAAAATATGTAGCATGATTACCAGTATTTCTCATATAAGGTTCATTTAATGGTCTTTCTTTCATTTTAAATAATCCAAGCCAAATATTACCCATTTGTTTTGGTAAAATAACACCATCTCTTGAATTGAGTATGGTATCTCTTATTTCTATATTTATATATTCATTAATTTGTTTAAAAAGCTCCCATTCAATATCTATACCACTTTCTTTTACAAATCTTTCATGAAGATCTCTGTTTATTATATTATATCTGTACTTTGATCTTCTGAATCTTGGTGCTTTTTTATCTACTATTTTATACCTTTTCATTTATAAAGTTTATGGTTTTGTACGTAGGTATTATGATTTAATATACAGAATTTTGTTCATAATAGCAATTAATTTTTAAAATTAAAAAAAAGACCCCAGTATTTAACTGAGGTCTTAAAATAAAACAAATCAACACTATATAATTACGACTATCTTACTTATTTAAGTATTTTATTGCTTTTTTAAGCAATTTTATATTATCTTTAAAAAATCCTAATCCAGTATTACAATTATCACATAAAAGACCTCTAATTTTGCCAGTTTGATGACAGTGATCAACACAGAATCTTCTGCCTATTTCTTGCTCAGTTCTATTACAAATTAAACATCTACCTTTTTGATTGTTATGCATTTTCATCCAATCTTCAAAAGTTATACCAAAAGTATTTCTTAATAGCCAATCTTTTCTAATAATAGATGTTCTTTGCCATTCTAAGGTTCTCCGACCATCACAAATTGTACATATAGAAGAATATTGTCTAAATCTTCTTTTGTCTACTTTTTTATTAAATTCACTATTTTTCTTAGGTATTTTACATTTACAACAAGTAAACATAAAATCTGGATCGTTTCTATTTGGATCTCTCATATTATAATTGCATTGGTATAATTACAGGTATGATCCCTGATAGCACAACTCCACATGATACTATTGGTTTAGCTGGTGTATCTTTACCATAATTAAATGCATATTGCCTATAGTCAATACCACATCCAACTGTCATTGCAAAAATTATATCTCTATAAGATGCACTATATTTTATATTAGATATACTATGTAAATGTCCTATAACAGCAGATTGTCTATTCTGAGTAGCTATTTTCATAGCTCCGTTATCACCACTTACACCAGTTCCATGAGTATATAAAACACCATCTATTTCATGATGCATATCAAATTTATAGGTATCTGGAGCTTCTAAAATCTGTTCTAGAGATTTTAACCAATTTGAAGGTAATCCAGCTGAATATACTTTTCTCATAATTAAAGCATCATGATTACCTATACAAACTTTAGCAGTTGGAAAAGCTTCATACCACTTTTTAAGATGTTTTACAGCTAATTCATATTCATCATAAGGTGATTTTCCATTAGGATCATGTTCATGATAAGAAATAGCATGTAAATCAACTAAATCTCCTATAAAAACAACTTCATCGCATTGAAAATCTTCATAAACCTTTTTACAATGATCTAAATAACCTTTTTCTTCAAAAGGAGTATGTAAATCACCTATAATAAGTACATTTTTATCCGATTTTTTCTTCGGTTTTGCTTTTATATTATAGATTTTAGGTGGTTTATAAGTTGTTTCTTCTGAAAGTTTTACCTTATCTCTAAAGTAATTCATTCTACTTCTAGAAGGTCTAGATTCTGTACCTTTTACTTCATTAAATATCTTTTCTACTTCACTTAAAGCTATATTGTATTTTTCACTTAGCCAAATTTTACCTTTTTTTAGATAAGAAGGTTTGGTTTCTAGTAATTGTTTTAAATCTTTTACTGCTGTCATAATTTGTTTTTTTTTGTTTCTATACAAAGATACGACAATTTTCCGAATTCGCCAAATTTATTTTCGCATACAAAAGCCCACCGAAGTGGGCCTAGTATCTGAGCGAGCAAACCAAAAACTCTACTCAGTATTTTATACGGGTTTAATCTGTTACAACAGTCCAACCTTTACTAATTAAATTAGTTTTAGCTGTAGATCCTAAACCAGTTGGAGCAGCTAATGGAGATTGAATTGTACTTATAAAATTTCCATTTGTTATACCATTGGTATCTAAAGCAATCAAAGCATTATTTATATCAGTTACAGATATACTATTATGATCAATTTGTAAATTGTATAATCCTGTTGTAGAACTTATACCACTAATTCCAGTTATAGAATTTGTTGATAAATTTAATATTGTTAATGCTGTATTAAGTGCAAAATTATAAGATCCAGATATATTATTATTGTTTAAATATACTTCTTCAAGTAATATATTATTTGTTATAGTTGGAAACGAAGTTAATGAATTTTCACTATAATCTAAATATATTAAAGATGTATTTGCTGTTAATGATACTGGAGTTGTTATTAAATTATGATGAAGATCTAAATGTGTAACAGTTGCAGGTATAGCTGTAAAAGCAGTAACATTATAAGTAATAGCATCTATTCCATCAGCAAGAGTTATATTTGTAGCTGTACTACCATATATTTTTACAGTGACATTTGCTGTAGATGTATATGTATGAGATAAAGATGTATTAACTGTTCCATCACCCCAATCAATTGAAGTAAATGAACCATTTATATTACTAGTTAAATTAACAGTTTCACCATTAATTCTATTCCAAGAAAATACTATATTTGGAGTAGCAAGGGTATCTGTAGTTACTTGCCATCCAGAAATATTACCACCACATACAGCATTAAGATAATCAGAACTAGAACTAATTACTTCAACTCCATTAATAGTACAATAAAATTCTGCAGTTATATAGTAAGCTGTATTAGGAGATAATGCTGTAAAATTAGCACTAGTAGTTCCTATAGCACCAGGACATATAGTTGTTATTGTTTGAACAAGAGAACCATCTCCTTGTCTTCTAAGTCTAAATCTAACTTTAGTAACATCTGTTGCTGTCATATCTAAGCTTATAGTAACAGTTGTAGATGTTTGAGTTAAACTAGAAGGGGATACACAAGCAAATACTATTTGTTCAACTATACCATTATCATTCATTGTAGGACCACCTGCAGTACACAAAGCTTCAATTTTAAATTCATATATTTTATTATCTGTCGCACCCGCTAAAGTAGTAGTTATAGCACTAGTAGCGAGATTATTAGCAGGACTAAATCCAGCTGTTATAAAGGCTCCACCTGTAGTTTTTATCCTATAAGAAGCTCTTTGGTTTATTGCGTTGGGTTCCGCAAGAACTAAACTATTATCCCAATTTAATACGAATGTTGCCATAATTAATTAACTGTAAGATTTAATGGATTTGGACAAAGTGTTCCACCTGCACAAGTAGGACATATATGAGATGCGACACAATTCCAATCTATTTCATATGTATAAGTTATTACTCCAGCTACTGTTTGTTTTGTCCATACTATACAATCTCCACTTACTATATTTACATCAGTTATACCACTAGTTGGAGATGGCACATAAGGATGTCCATCTGTACCCAATGTAAATATATTATTTGCATCTGTAGAAGGTACTATTTCTATATTTAAATCATTATTGCAAGAACCTCCGCTTGGAGTTACCACTAAAGAGCTAGAGTTAACATGATTCCATCTATCTTTTAGATAAGTCCATATTCTTTGTATAACTACTGTAAGAGTATTACCTTTTTGTATTGGTATACAAGGTAATGCGTCTCCATTAAAAGTTATACAATCTGAAGCTTGTGTTTGCAAACATCCAGTATTATCATAATCTGGAAGATCACAAGTACACTCTTCACAACAACATCCGCAACTCGGACAATTATTGCAATTTAATTCTTCGTTACAAGCCATTTTTAATTAGTTTTAAAGAACAGGTGTTTCTTCTACTGGTATTGGTGAAAATCCTGTTGGTAAACAACTTGCTGATACTATACCTCGTATATAAGATATATTACCATAAGGTGAAACCAATCTTAAGGATGGTATCTCACTTCCATATACACGTACAACAAAAGATATATTCATATAATTTGTATCCACATTTTCTACTTTAGCTGCAACAATTTTAAAATTATCATTAGCTAATACTGTATTTATTTCATAAGGTAAAAATGCACTATTAGCTATATCATCTGTATAATTAGTTGTAAATGCATAAGCAGTATTATTTAACATAAATGCATCAAATTCTGAATTATAAGTTATAAGTTCTGGATCTCCAGACCATCTATCATATGTTATTGTATAACATATTTGAGGTAATGCAGTTATAGTTACACAACCAGAAGATGCAGTAACATCACCAGTAAGTGTTGTATAAGTTATATTAGTAGCTGTATCATCAATCCATATTACATCTCCATATGTTGAGAATAAGACATTGTGATCACCTCCTAAATCATAATCTATTCTAAGTGTACCATTAGTACCACCAGTAGTTATTGAACATGCTGCCATTATTATTTATTTTATGCTTCTGTTGTTGTTGGATATGTTGAACAATCTACTTCTTTTGCAAAGAATCTTGGAATACTTCCTATATTACCACCTTCATCATTTGTATCTGAATTAAATTCAAGATATATTGTAGGTGCAAGACTAGGTATAGTTTTAAAATGAAGTGAATGAATAGTATAACCAGATCTCCAAAAACTTCCCCACATTACTTGTTCAGCAGTTGTTAAACTTTGAATATTATCATAATGATTATATTTTCTTTCACTCATAATTCCACCTACAGAAGATGCCACTATACTTGCTTCAAGAGCAACTGGATCACTTATATCAGCTCCGCATGGAAATACTGTTCCAGCAATAGAAATATTACTAATTGTTAAATTATTAGTATCATCATCAGATTGTTCCCAAGCATTACCTGTATTTGGAATAACTATATGAGCTGTACCAAGACCACCACCAAATGGTGGAAATGTTACAAGAGCTGGTACTCTTTTACTTCCTTCAGGATCTATATTAGTAACCCAAGATATTCTATAACATAACATTTCTTCAGTTGGAAGTGGATCAGGACAACTACTTGTTACAGCCCCAAGATCAGATACACTTATAACTTCAGCTCCAGGCGGTAATACAAATACTTCTCCAGCCGTTAATGTTACAGATTTATATTTACATGGTATTGTTTCTGCCATTTTTATTTATTTTTAGGTTGTCGCTGTTGGACAAATTTTATATATAATAGTTACAGTATCTGTAGCAGTAAGTACACAGAATCTACAAGGATCTCTCATTATTGTTTTATTCACACACTTACTACATGTCAATGAACCATTACCTATATTAGCTTGTACATTTATATTAAAATCTCCAGTAGTTAATAATCCAGTTGTTATTATTTCTATAACAGCATTATTAGCTATAAGATCAGGAGCAGCTGTTGTAAATTGTATTGAATTTCCAGCTATATCTGTAATAGTTATAATAGATCCAAGATCTGTAAATCCTGTTGGTATATCTGTTCCGGCTATTGCACTAAATGTAAGTATCACACCATCATTATCTTCGTTAAATACTGCAGTAAATCCTATCAAAACATCTTTACAAGTAACTTTACAACAATTTTCTTCAATTGTTATTACTCTATCTCTAAGATTACAAAATGCAATCCAAAGATTATTAAGAGATTGTGCTCCTGTAGATGGACCTATAATCCAATCAGGTACCAATACAAGATCAGTATCTAATCCAGGACATTGTTTGGATATAGCTTGAGTTATTTGAGCTTCTGTACCATTAAGAGCTTTATAATCACAATAATTTTGAGTAACTATAGGTACTACATCACTTGTTGGTGTAGGTGTTGGAGTTAAACAAGTTGTAATTTCTGGTTCTTCATAAGCAGGAGGAATAACTATATGATCAATTTGATCTTGTAAATCATCTATTTGTTCCTGTAAAAATACTAAAGTTGTTCTATGAGTACAAACTTCATTTATAATTGATTGAAGTGCTGCATTTAAATCTTGAGGTATTTCATTACCAAAATCATCAAATTTCTTCAAGCACTTCATATTAACAGTAATTTGGCAGCAATCATCATCACCGCCAACTCCTATTAACTCTTGGAGTTTACATTGATTATCAAGTAAACATTGTAATACAGTAACAACACTTCTATTTTCTGGACATCCTTCACAATCACATTGATCTATAAGACATGAAAGATCTAATTGACTAACATCTATATCTTTACATATATTACAAACTTTATTAGCTATTCCACAGATTACTTCACTTACTCTATCACCATGAGATATACCTAAACAAGGTATGTCCTGTCCTGTCCAAACTACACAATTTGAAGATAATGCTTCAGGACAGCCTGAATTTATTTGAGTATTTTTAGGTTTCATGCTTTTAAAATAAAAATGCTTTACCACAAACAGGTAAAGTAAATGTAATTGTTAATGTATTTCCAGTAATAGTATACATGATTATACCTTCAATTTGTTTGTCATTTCTGTCTACTGTTAATACTTTTGGATCGTATCCTAATTCATGTATAATAGTCCAAGTATCTTCTTCTTCTGTTTGATTAAACTCAAAAGCTGGAGTTTTCATATAATCTACAATCTTATTTGAAATAACATCTCTTTTAAGTTTTAAATCCTCTAAAAGATCTACATCATAATTTGGGGGAGTTGGTTTAATACCATAAGCATCAACTTGATACTTACTATAAACCATTCCGGCAAATTTACAATAAGTTTCTTCTATTTCTTGTTGTTTTGTCATTTAAGTCTGCAACTATTAAAACATCCATTTATTTCTGATAACAATTTATTAGCTTCATTATATAACTCTAGCCCTTCTGCACAATCACCACATTCTTCTACTTTAAATTTAGCAGCATCTATTACTTCTCTTATCCAAACTAAATCTTTTCTAAGTTTCTTGAGATCTTCATCACAGAAAGTACATTTTTTATCAAAAAACCTACATACTGCTATAATATATCTTGCAAACTGTTGACAATTTCTTAGATAATCATATTCAACACTAAGATATTTATTGGGTTTAATTGAGTACTTTATTTTATATATACCTTCAGGTAAAGATAATAAAGACTCATAAGAAGCAGCAGGAGCTATTTCTAAACTAGAACTATTCAATAAAAGTATAAAACCTGGAGTAACATTAAAAATAACTGGACAATTATATCCAGGTACTGTAATTTCTAAAATTGCATTTTCAACTGCAATGTCTGGATTATATGTGCTATTATCAACAACTTTTAATATTTTACAATTATTTGTTGGTTCTATACGTACTTCTAAATTGCTTATCACTCTTTATTGTTTGATTTTAAAAAAGAAGGGCGGCAGACTATTAACTGCCTACCGCCCCCTGCATAGAGAATTCACATATTTAATTAAGCACCGCGCTCTTTCAGAACTACGCCGAATTGAGCAAAATAACCACCAAATAGATTTTCAAAAGCCGTTGCACTTGCTCCTTCTGGGAAGGCAATCATTGTTTCAAATTTATCACTTGGGTGTTGTGTAGCCCAGTTTGCACGATTTCTATTCATTGTATAAACAATATAGTATACCACATATGATTTATTCTTATCTATAAAGTTCAAGAACTGTTGATCAAATACTTCACGAGTGCGTGGATCATTATTCCAGATATTATAAGCTTCAAGTGAAGAACCTTTCAGATATTGTCTACGTAACCATTCACCAGATTGAGTTGATACTTGACCATTTTGGATCTTAGTTACTTTAGTTCCATCAGAACAAGGATTACCAGATTCATCAACTTGGCTGATACTGATTCTTAAAGGACGTACAGAGAAATAATCTGTAGGTTCAAAAGTACAATCACCAAATCTTGTATCAACATATGCACCAGTTACTCTTACACCACATAATACATCTGGATCTCCAGCATCTTCAGTAGCACAAGGACATTCTTCCCAACTAAATCCTTCAAATGATTGAATTGGATCATATTCAGGCACTGCTTGACTATCACAACCATCTTCAAGACATGAATTGTTATACTGATCAACTGTATAAGTATCAGCACAATTACCAGCTTGACTAACAGTTATTGCACTAGCCAGATCAGGAGTATTTGCGTAAAATGCTTGTAGATCAGCAAGTCTATTAACACCATCACACTCTTTACCAATTGTTAAGCAAAGTGTACGAGTTGTTCTATATCTTTCTTCACCTTGAACCCAAGATACTGCTGAATTAGCAGGAGGAGTACATTTAGCAGGTTCAGTATGACTGAAAAGTACAGTATCTGCAGTTTCTGCTGAAAGTTCTACACCACCTGGAGTTTTTAACTGAACCAAAGCAACTCCACCATTTACTGATTGAAATGTTGCAGTTATTACTGGAGTAAGTGTATGAGATGCACCCACACCAACTACAGTTAAATCTATTGCAGTTCCAGCATTAGCATTTGCTACAGTAGAGGCAAGAGATACTGTATTAGCATCTACTCTTATAACATAGTAATCTGAACCACTTGTTATACCAGTAATTGATGTACCACCACCATTTGAGTAAGTTACTTTATCACCAGTTTTAAAACCATGTGAAGTTATAGTAATTCTATTAGTTGTTACATTAACATTTGTTACAGTACCATCAAAAGTTACTCTTGTAGCAGTTTCATAAGCTGTACCTACTAAATCTGCAAAAGTCTGTTGTGCAGTACCATCATTTAAATCTTCTGAACCAGCCAGTGGACGAAGAACTGAATATACATTTATTTCATCAGTTGTGGTGTATCCTGTAGGACATACTCCACAAGCAGCCAACAGAGTTGGACTCGTAGGTGTAAAATCAGCTGGAGGAGCAGGAGTAGCAGGAGCTGACATAGCTACACAAGCTTGATATGTAGATATTGAATCTACTCTAGAAATTCTAGATATCTTAAGTGTAGGATATGCTGCTTGAACTGTAGCTAGTGCTACTACATCACCATTATCACACAAACTTAAAGAAAATAAGTTATGAGTAGCGGTTGTAGCTGCATAGTCAGAGCTAACTGCTTCTGCTTTTACAAAATACTGAAGTTCAGGATCATTGTTGATCAACTCAGCTAATTTCTTAGCATAAGTTTTACATGCTACTGTATCATCACAACTATCTACACAATTACCATCAGCACAACAGGCTGTTTTAAATTCAATAAAGCGATACAGTGGACGAGAGAAAGTACGGAATACATCTTCACCACTTACATTCACTTTAAATCTATATGACTTACCACACTCGAAAGCAAGAGAGTCACAAGCATTTACACCATCCCAGCCTATTTGAACAATATCTTGTTTAAGAGGAAGAGGACGAGATACATGAAACTCCATTACATCTTTGCCGAGGAAGTCTTGTGTTTTTGTTGATTGCTTAAGACCTCCGATAAATTTACTCAACTTATCAGTTGTATGGTATGAACCCATAGCAATCAATACTTCTGGATGAACTACTCCATTCAAATCAGCAGTAGACAGGACGTTGCCTGTTTTTGTGTCTACTAGTGCCAATTGTCCTGGTACCAGACTTTCTGTACTACCACTTGTCAATACTGAGCCTGAGGCTACGAGGACTGGATAGGGTAATTCTTGATAAAAACTCATGTTTTTTGTTTTTTATTGTTATTAATTATTAATCTCTGTTCTTTGTTTTGTTATTTGAAATTGATTTGGACTTTCGATATCCCCTGCAAGGATTGATACTGTATCATCTATAATCAATTCTAAATTATCGTCTTTTAATTCTGGATCTACATCTTGACCTGGAGTACCATCTAAATGTTCACAATTTCCGAAATCTATTGGTCTTGGTTGTCTATAGTAGATCAGTTTTACTTTTTCAACATTAAAATCATTATTTGTATAAACTCTAACTTTATTTCCAATTAATGTATGAAATGTTTCTTCAAAATCAAACGATGGTTGTAAAGAGTAATCTTGTAAATATTCATCAGCATTTGCTTCTTCTCTTAATGTTGATTTTAATCTTCTACCTTTACAATGATTTTTATTTGCTATTGGTGTTAACCTTTTAAAATAAAGATAATCAGATGGTAGTTTTTCAGTTTCAAAAAAGAGATTTTCTTTTTCTATTCCTTTAAGAGTTACTTGTTTTAATAAAAGTTGTAAATCATCAACTCTCATTTTTGTCTCTTCATCGCCTTCTTGACTCTGATTATTTCCATGTATCTGTCTGCGAACCCATTCTAGTTGAGCTTTATTAAACGCTTCTCTAACTTGCCAGCATTCTATATTATCATAATCACTAGAATCTAGTTTATTAAGACGTTCTTTTACTTTCAACCATATTAACGAGTTTTGCATTATTCAGACCACTTTTTTTCTACTCTTGTTTTCAAATTGTCAAGTTCGTGTTCATAAGCTGGATTTTGCAAATGAACTACTGCTTTTTCATTTGAAGTTCCATATACTGCTCCAGTTTCATTATTTTTAAGCTCTCCTACTGAATTTACATATATAAATCCATAATTGATTGCATCTTTAACTATACATGTAACAATCAGATCAGCTTTTGATAATTTACTAGCTTCTATAAGTTCTCTTGAACAAGCTATTTTTGTTTTCTTTACAATTTCTCCATTTAGAAATTTATCAAGATCTTCATACATTAAAGCTTTTGGAGTTCTTTTAGTATATGATCTTTCTACTGGAAGTATGTATTTAGCTATATAAAATAATTCGTCAAAACCTTTATTTTCATATAATTTCTGTAACAAAGCAATTGCTTTATTTGTTACTTCTCTTGGAGCTACTCTATGTTCTACAAATTCAGTAGGTTCAACTAAATAGAATTTATTATTTTCTTGTTCACAAATTTCATAATTTGGACTTACTGTTTTAAATCCTCCTCCTTTTATACAATGAAATAATAATTCATTTTTAGGATCTGATAAATTAAGATTAGTTGTTCTTCTGGTGATTATTAACTTAACTTTAGACCAATGTTTTTCATTAGTTGCATCTAAAGTACCAGGACCAAAGAATTTTTCTAATCTTGTTAAATTTTCGTTAATCTCCTTTATTTTCTTTTCTTTTTCTTCGTCTGAAAGTTCAGGATCATATTTAACAATTTCTGGATCTAATCCAGTTAGATATCTTTTAATACCAAAGAATGTTTTATATCCTAAATCCTCAGTAAAATTAAAGTTTGGCATCAAACCTTGTCCTACTACAAGAGGTTTTTTTATATCGGATTCATTCTCCGTTTGGCGATATTCTATACTAATCGCTTTAATTTGTTCTTTTGTTAACATAAAATTGTTTGTTTGGTTTTTTGCAGTCAGTGGCAGTATTGCTCTGCCCGATAGCCTCAAGGCACTGACTTGTATTTATTACAGAGTATTACCTGTGATAGGATTCTTCATCACTATCTTAAGAACTCTTGTTGGATCTTTAACCCAGATTGCTGGATAACGCTGCCAGAATTTAGCTTTGTATCCTGAGAAGTCTCCACTTGATACGAATCCACCTCTAGCCATCATTGGAGTAGCTGGGTGAGCTGCTGTACCATTTTCAACTTTCCAATGCAATTCATTATCTTTAGACCATTTCAGAAGTTTGATATTATCTGAACCACCGTTCTCATCTATATCAAATATGATAAAAGAATAAGAACTTAAGTTATAACCATCAATTTCTGGATTTTCTATACTATTAACTACTGTATTATCAAGAGCTGGATTGTAAACAAATCTCAGAGTTGCAATAAATGGTATAACAACTTCTGTATAGAACAGACCAAATGACAGATTCAAACGATCCCCTCTAAGAGCTCCGACATCAGTACCATTGTATATCAGACCATGAGAACCTGCTTCTTTACGAATCATCTCATTAGCAAGACCCATACCAGCAAGACCTGTTTGTACATAAAGAACTCTTGAAGGATCTGGACCTTTATAGTCTTCTTTACCATGATAGAAATTCTGAATTACATTCTTGAACATATCAAGAGAGAAACTATCACGAGTATAGATGTGTTTGTAACCACCAGTATCAATCTGATGCCATAAACCTACAGGCATGATTACTTCATCTTGACCATCCAATAGAACTCTACCACCAGAACCCCACATAAGATAGTTTTCAATATCACTAGCAATCTTCTGGATACATTTAACATCCATTACTGATGCCCAAGATACTCTTACTGAACCTTCTCTGTATTTTGAAGCAAGATCACCTGCAGCCATACCAGAAGCTTTCATATAACGCTCCAGACTTGGAATACCAAGATCATCTTTCAAGCCATCAATCTGAATGAATTCTACAATTTTCTTATCAACTCCCATTACTGAAGCTTCTTTAGAACACCAGTAATGATCCTGAGCTTCTGCCATGCCTACATAGTTCAAGTACTCACGCATTGCAGCACCCGAGAACTTAGAATGATCCCATGCCTGTCCAAATTCTGGAGAACGAACAGAACCTATTTTCTGCAGACGACTTCCACCAGCAAGATACTTTTTATCAAGATATTTAACATTGTCGTTGTTAATGAGTTTAACTGTATACTCTATTGCATCACCAACTCTACGAATTGGATCATGCGTAACAACCATCTCTGTACGAGAATATTTGTCGAATTTAAGGATAGAACCGTGACCAAACTTCTCTTCATTAACAAGAATCTTGAATTTTTTACCATCAAGACCTGGTTTTTCTTCAGTCGTTATGTCTTTAACGATTTCTACCATGTCATCAATAGCTACTGGAACTCTAAAGCTATACATCTGAGTATCAGTCAGAATGGTACCTTTACCACCAAAATTAGCCATTTTATAAAGAGGCATCTCACGCTTCTGCATGAATGCCCACATGTCTACTACACCTAGATCTTGAGGCTTTTCTGGAGCCATTGCCATTAAATGGGCTTTGTCTATGTGTTGTCCGATGTCATATTTGGTATCCCGATAAAAAATACCATTTACTACTGCTGGTGTTGCCATAATTTATATTGTGTGTTTTTAAGCGAATGGATTTTTAAACCCTGATCTCTGTATCGTTGGCTTTTTTTGTTCTTCTTCAAATAGAGTTTCAGAATTGCTATTGCGTTTCTGATCTATTTTAAGTTTACGAGCCGTCTCTACAGTTGTTTCAGTTTTTAATTGTTCTTTTAATTTTTCTTTATAACCTTTAGGGTCTATGGTCATGTGAACAATTTCTAAGAAATGATCATAATCTGCTGTTTTACCAGCTTGAATTTCTTCTAATTTCTTGAAGAATTTGTTTGTTGGTTGACCAGACCAACTTTTGTATTTAATATCTGTCAAACTATCCCAAAGCATTGCTTTATCTTCCCTACCTAACTTAATATCAGACAATTTTTCTTTAGAAAGAGTTGTACGTATTGTTGTTAAGTAATTTTGTCTAGCTTGTTCAGCTTCTTTTTCAGCTTCAGCTTGTTCTTGCATCATTTGATCAACTCTTTGTTGATGCATTTGATCCAATTTTGGTAAGAATTTTTCAGCTTTTGATTTTAATTTATTAGTATCTTTAGCTGTTTCTATCTCTTCTTTAATATCTTCATCATCCCAACCCTGAACTTTCAAGAATTGTTTAACAATTTGTTCTTGACCTTCTTCAGTTTCTACATCAAAGTTACTAACTTCTTCTACTTTTGATATTGCATTTAATAGTGGAAGTATATCTTGACCACCATCTTCAGCATATCTAAGAATTGCTTGAACTTGAGGACTAAATGATTCTATTTTTTCTTTCCAAACATCTGAAAAACCAGATTTTTTAGCTTCTTGAATATTTAATCTTACTAATTCTTTAGCTTCATCAAGAGATTTTATTTCTCCACCATCTTCAAAACCTATTAGATCTCCAGAAGAAATAAGATCAGTTAAAGCAGTTATAAAATCTGATTTTTTATCCTCAGATTTAACAATTGTTTTAACTTCTTTACTTTCTGTTTTAGTCTCCTTAATTTCTTCTTTATCTTCAACTTTAAATTCTTTCTCTAAATCAGTCCATTTAAAGTCTTCATCAACAGGAGTCTTAAAATTTTCAAGTTTCTTGTCTTCTTTCTTTTCTTCTGATTTTTCTTCAGTTTCTTTCTTTTCTTCAGTCTCTTTTGGAACTATTACACTATCTGCCTTTCCTGACAATATTGCTGATAGTTCATCTTGAGAGATTGGTGTAACTTCTGTTTGAGCCATAAAATGCTTTTGGTTTAGTATATAAATAAATTATTTTAATCAATCTACCAAATTTAATTTTTAAAATTAGTTAAATTTAATGAATGTAACTCTATTATTTTTTCTTCTTTGCGGTTTGTTTCTTCTTTAATTCAGCAGCTGTTTTATTTTCTTTAGCTATTTTATATTGTTGATCAGCTTTATATTTTTCCATTTGAAGTTTTTTCTGAGCTAATTCAATATTATCTTTATGAGTTTTTTCATCAAGTTCCATTTTTTTATGTTTAATAACCAAATCTTGATTATCTAAACCCTGAGCATGTAAGAATTTATCTACTTCAAGAGCATCTGGTATGGAATTATCATCTATATCTGTATCTTTAGCAAAACCCATAGCTTTAATTTCAGCTTCATATATTTTAGCTTGAAGTTCTCTTTCTCTCCAATAATCATCATGAGCAAGTTGTTTTTCTTGTTGTTCAGCTAAGAATTGTTGTTCTTGTTGCTGAAGCTGAGTTTCTTGATCTTGTTGAGCTTGAGCTTGCTGCATTCTCTTATCATCAGCTTCCTTAAGTTTAGATATAATTTCTGCAGGACTATTAAGACTCATCATTTGAGCTATTTCATATAAAGTACCACCAGCTGTATTATTCTGTTCAGCTAATTGATGTAATTTTTCTACTAAAGCTTTAATATTAGCTTTACTCATTGCATATATTTGATAATCTCTAAGTAAAAGATTATCCATTTCAATATGAAACCATTCAGTCTGTTCTTCTCTATTAAGATATGTAATTGTAGATTTACCTTCTGTTCTTATTTTCTCTGCAGTTACATATTGAGCAGCTTCAAGCATCATTTGTCTAACTCTTGGCATTAACTGATTTACATACTGATCAAAATATTTCTCAGTTTGAGCATAAGAATTATTTACAGCTTGTTGTACACCAGTAGCTGATTCACTAGCTGCTACAGATCCAAGACGTTGAGGAGTAATACCAACAATTGAGAAAGCTTCATTTTTAAAATACTCAGCTAATTTTAATCTAGATACTATTTGTTCTGTTTTAGATAAATCAACTTGTTGGAAATGTTGAAAACTTGTAGTAGGTTGTTCAGTATTTTGAGCTGAAGGATCAATAGGTGCAAGTTGGTAATCTTTCATCACTTGCAAGAATTTAGAATAATTATGTTTACCCCATGATCCACCAAGAGAATTTCTTGGAATCATATTAGGATCTAATACAAATACATTTCCTATTTCATCAGCAAGCATATCCATAATCTGATTGTTAACAATATTAAAACCTATTTGATTAGATTTCATTTTATCAACAAGACCATTACTTACTGAATTTCTTTCTGAGAATATTCTACCTTCTACAGGTAATTTAGTTCCATATAAAGATGATTGTCCTTTAAATTGAAATGGTAATGGTTCTACTTTAATATAAATAGGATCAAATCCAATACCTTTACTTTGAAAAAAACTTGTATTATTAGGTCCTATTTTAATACCTCTCCATATCTGATTAATCCATAACCAATCAATATGTTCGCCTGATATAAGATTATCTGCCTGCTCTTTATTTACAAGAGATTTATCATATTTAGGTTTATCTGTTACTTTATATGTTTCATCTACAATTTCTTTAGTAAGAATACCATCATCTGTTATTCTGGTAAGATCTCCGACTTTTCTTTGACTTTTCCAATAAGCAGTAGTAACTCTTACCATATTTTGATTTTGAAACATATCAGTTCCAAAAGTAGACATTCTATTCCAATTAAGTCCACTTATATCAGTCTGCATAGCTTTCATACTAAGATACTGATCAGCATAAATACTGTTTTTACTTTGTTGATCGTATGTTTTAGATGCATCCCAGAACTTAGTAGGATCATTTCTTTCCATATCAGTTCTTGCACCAAATGCAGTACCTATTAATTGAGATTGAGCTTCTTTGAGTTGTTCTAGTTGATCTGGAGTCATTCTACTACCATACATATCTATAACATCCGGTATAGACATCATGAGTATTCGACCAACATAATTACCTTCACTTATATATTTTACATCTGGAGATTTATGATAAAATGTATTTAAAGGATTCCAAATCTCTGGTTGATAATTTAATCCTTCAATATCTATATGCCAAAAACATCGATCTGCAACAAGAGAATCACGAAAACCTTCACATTCTTTCTCATACATTTTAAATAGTTCATTTTCTGATTCTATTGTATGTTGAGCCCATTCTTCAGCTATACCTCTATAAGTTTTAAATTTAGTTTGAGCTTCAGCCATTTGCTGAGCTAATTCTATTTGTTTTTGACCTTCTTCGCTACTAACTTCAATTCCTTGAGATTCTAATTGTGTTGTTATTTTTTCTATAGCATTTTGAGTAAGTATCTGAGTGAGTAAATTTAATTTATAGTTTAATGCTTCATTCTGAGAGAATTCATCTACAGCTTTAACTATAATTCTATTATCTCTTTTAGAAAATTCTCCCTCAAGTACATGAATAACATTAGGTATAATTGGATAGAATTTAAGACTAAAAGGAGAATTTGTTTCATTAGTTAAAATACCAACTAAATCTTTAAATTCATTTGTATCATCTAATATATAATCTGTTCTATTTATTACACCATTGGCTAGATCATAATTCTTTCTTAATTTAACATTATTATGTGCTACTTGCTGAAGTCCTATATATTCTAACCAATCCATATTCCACTTTCTCCAGTCTTCGTCTTTTTCATCTATTGAAAGCATTTGATATGGAGAAGCATTATATAACTGTCTTTTATCTACATCAGTTGTATAGCCAGTAAGAAGTTGTCTAGCAGTTAATACAATTGCATCAGTTGTTTTCTTTTTTTGTGCCATTATACGTAATTTTTAAAGTATGTTCGTTTTATTTTATTTTCTAAAGGTATTGAATTTTCGTAACCATAATTCCTAAAAAAAGATTTCTTCACTTCATAATCAATTTTTGGTTCTTCTTTTTTGGTTTCGTCTATTCTTAATATACCCAAATTAGATTTTTTATAGGCTTTCATAAGAGCAAGACCGGCTGCAAATGCAATAAATCTATCAACATTTAATTTATCATGATACTGACGTAATTCTTCTAGTAACATTAAATCTGGTATTCTTTCTATACCATAAATTGTTTTAACAACTTCATCTGTACCTTTCTTTTTTATTTGATCTAATTTCTCAGATATATATTCAAAAACTATATCTATAAAATATCCTCTAATAGTCTCGTTGGTTTTAAATCCATAAGGACAATATACATTAAGATTAGTTTTTAATTCACTTACAAATGATAATTGATCTTTGGTTGCAAGATGTTTTTGCAATCCTCTTTCTTGCATATGATTAATAAATGACATTACGTTGTTTTCTACAGCAGCTAATGCATTATACCAAACAAGTAACATCTCAGCTATTTTATTGGTATTTTTTAAATCATCATAACGTCCTACATATGATGCTACAATCTTATATCCATCTACTTTAAGTTTTTGTTCTCCTTTCTCTTCGTAGATTCTTTCAGTAAGATTTCTAAATATATAAATTGAAAATAAAGATGTTGATGTAGTTGTTTTACCTATCATAACAGGGTCAATTCCAGCAAAATAGGTCATCCATTTTGGATTAGGTTCCGGATATTCATAAACTATTACTGTACCTTTTTTATTGTCTTTCTCACTTACTGGAAAATGTTGTATAGGTAAATCATCTGTAATTCTTGGAATTATATTTCCATTAGAATCATATTCTAATGTAACAGATGTACCATAATTGTTTTTTTCTTTAATTCTTTCTTGTTGTTTAAGAATAAGATCTTGTGGAAATACAGATTCAGCTCTCCAAGCGAAAGCCTCATTTAAATTAAAAGGATGCTGAGATACATACATTCTATAACCTTCAGGAGGCATAGTTTCTTTAATACGTTCTCTTTCTTGTATACACCAATCTTTACTACCAACATTAGGATCTATATTAGGATACTCATCTATGTGTTGTTTAAGCCATTCACTTTCTTCTTCTGTAGGAGTATTTATAATTGAATTACCATTCTTATCTATATAAGGTGGCATACTCCAATATTCAGGTACAAAAAAACATATATCTTCTGAGCCACCTTCATTTTCAAAATCGTTCTTTACTGGAAGTATATTAAAACCATTTGGTTTAAAGGCCATTGCTTTTAGATCCTCACATTGTTCAAGTTCACCTACTGAACCTCCAGCCATAAACATACCTGTTGTTAAAGCACCTAATTTTAATGCAGGATCAATATAACCAAACGTTTTAATCATAGTTTTGGTAATACCTGCTTCTTCATAATAAAATTTATTATTTTTACCACCAACACCTTTAGATGCACTGGCTTTCATATTAAGCCCTTTTAAAATAGAACTATTACCAACATAAGATTTTCTACCTCCTTTCTTAACTTCCCAACGCTGTTGCCAATTTAATGTTTTATCTGGATTAAATGGACGATACCATGCTGTATGAGTATTTAAGAATGTTCTATATTCTTCCATAATAGCCCAATCAGCTATAAGATATTCTTCGTCATATGCTGCTACTTTGTTGATAAAACCTGTTTCAAACCAAATATCATTAAGAAGTATTGCTAAATGTTGAAATGTAGAACCCCATTGACGTTTTTTAACTATTACACTATATTTATATTCTAATTCACAAAGTATTTCATATAGAAAAAAATAATATTGACTATCCCAAATATTTGGAAATACAAGTTTATTAATCCTTTTATCATTAATTGGAAGATAATTTAACCAAAAATAATAATATCTAGTTAAATAGAAATCATCTACAATAACTCCTTCTGTACACTTTTCCTTCTCGAAATTCCAATGAGCTACATAATCTGCAGATCTTGTAACCATATTAAGATCATAAGATCCATCTCTTTCATATTTAGAAGCTTCTTGTCTCCAAGCCCAGATATTTTTTAATTTTAACTCTCCAGGTTTTTTGAATTTACTCCATACAAATTTTTTAAACTCTTCTCTTGTTTCAAAGTTAGTATAAGTCCATTCTTTGGTTTCACTATTAAATGTTGGTACTGATTTATATATCATACAATATTTGATTCTTTAATTGCTGCTTGTACTAGTCCTTTTTTATCTGAGATAAAATATACCCATTCTTTACTAACTTCGTTAAAATATATCCTAAATATATTACCTGAATGCCCATTTCTATTTTTTATTTTGTCTCCTATTTGATATTTTGGTTCTGTCATTAAATTTAAATTTTTCTATATTCCAACCTTTACCATTCATTGGATTATCATATACTCTTATGTCATCACTATAGTAATGTAATATTTTACCTCCATCATGTCTTACTATCCACACAGTATTTGTATTAATTCCATAATCTATTACTATAATTGCTTCTCCATCACCATTAGGAGTATTAACATCTATAGTTGGATTTAATTGTAACATCATTTACTTACTATTTGATGTTTAAGAACTTCTAATGAACTATTACGTAATACATTAGAACCTCCACTAAATAGTTCATTATAATGATCTCTATGAACCGCCTCCCATTTATTTCTGAATGGATTAAAATGAAATATCCATCCGTATAATTTATCCTTTCTTAACATATTGGTTTTCTTATTTATTGCTTCTTGTTCTAAATCTTGATATGTTTCCATTACATTTGATCATAAGAGATATCCTGACCACCACGTGAGGTTGTAGAATTCTCTTCTTTAAAAGCTTTATATCTAGCTTCAAAAGACTTACAGATATTATCATATTTCTCAGCAGTTCTAAGAATATCACCTATATTACCATCTCTACCATCTGTAATTTGCATTTGTCTCATATATTTACCTAATTTTTCTAGAGCTATTTTAATTGAAAGATAAGCATAATATGTTGTAGTTTCATACATTTTCTTTGTTAGTTCTAATCCCTTATAAATAAGTTCTTCTTCTACTGAAAATTTGCCTCCAACTTCTTTAAGTATTAAAGTTTCTTTATCAGCTTCTGGAGTATTCGCAAATGGATTATCTCTATCATCTAAAGATGACATATAGTGAAAAAATGCAAATATCCTGTTATAATCTTCAGGATATTCTTCTATTATTTTTCTAAAAGTTTCAATGGTATAACAATGCTCTGTAGCTTTTACTTTACCACCTTCAATATCGAATAATCTTATTGCCATTATATATCTTTATTTTTCCAATATTCCAATCCTACTTTTATTTCATCTTGTAAATTTGGAACAATGTATTGGTTTATGGTTTCTATATTAAATGTTTCTGCCTCTTTATTATATTCTCCAACTATATGTTCTATTTTAAGATTACCTATTTCTAAATCTCTATTATGAGATTTTATTAAATAAGCATATAAATTTAACTGAAGAGCATAATGATTAAAATTACAATCTTGTAGATTATTAAATGGAAAAGACATCATTTGATGTTGACCTTTCCAATCTGTAAATGATTCTAATTTAATCTCCTTACTTGTTTTATAATCTTTAATATTGATTTTACCACTCTTAGTAATTTCAACATAATCAGCTTGACCAGCAATACGGTAACGATCAGACCAAACAATAAGTTCCGGATAAACACCTGGTTCTAATTTTAAAGAATTATTAACTTTATCTCCATCTACATATTCTGGAGGATATATAAAATGTACTTCATTTTCTATCATAATATCTTTAGAACTTAATAGTTCTTCTTCTTTCATTTTATGATAAGCAATACCTTTTTCTATTGCTTCTGCACCAAGTTTATCCCATTCTTCAAGTACTTCTTCTAAAGTTTTTTTATTTTTCTTAGCATATTTAGTACCTATTTTAATTCTATCAAAAGGTTTACAAAACTTTTTAATAAAAGATGTTCCACTTATATAAATATCTCCCTCAGTGGACATGTATGTATGATTCTTTTCTTTAAATGTCATCGTCTGTTGGTTTAAATCCTACTCCTATTCTTATTTCTGATTGAAGTACTTGTTTAATTTCTTCTACATTATGCGCAACAACATAAAATTTACCTATTGATTTATTATATATTTCACTTCTAGACTTATTTATTTCACCTTTTGATCCTATAAACTGTCCATACATTGAAATATCTCTTTTATCCATCCATTTTCTAAGATAAATTTCTTTAATAAATTCATCTTTTTCTTCTTTTACCTTATTTCCATAATTGTCTTTAACAAATTTACCATTAATTTTTAAATCTCTTCTAAGAGTTTTAAAAACTGGTTCTACTACAAAAAATTCTATTTGATTATAGCTTGTTCTTGGTTTCATTCTCTTCAATTTGACTTTTAATCATTTTTTCATCTTGATCAGAAGTTACTGCGAGCCATTTTTTCTTAGGACAATCAGTAGATAAGCTTCTCAATTTAATACTCAATGAACAACCACAACCACCTAGCTTTACATTACAACAAGGTTGTGTACCTTTTAAAGAACAGCCAGTTCCAACAGTATCATAACATTCACAATCTTTGCAGATCTTTAATCTTTCTTCATAGATTTCTTCAACATGTTCTTTTTTGAACATCTTATTTCTAAGACCTTCCCATATTTTACTTCTGTTCTGAAATATTTCTGATATTTTGATTTTGTTCATTCTTGAATTGATTTCTTTGTTCTATTATTTCTTCCCATTCTTTTAATAATTTCACAAGTTTGGTTATCTTATCTGTTATTCTGGCTATTAGTTTTTCTTTATCTTTATCTGATAAATTTGGATTCTTTCTTATAACACTTATTTCTTTTCTAAGATAATCTACATATTTTTGACCTTTTATTTTTCTAAACTTCCAGACTCCTAATTTATACATATAGATTTCTCTATTCTTAAAATCTGAAATTCTTTCATTTAAATCTCCCCAAGTAAAGGATCCTATTTTTTCAACAAGTTCTAGATTAAGATTATATTTTTCTGCTACAGTCTTATATATATTCTTATGGTTGGGTATTATCATAGTATACTTGGTAGTTAAATATTAAATCATCTTCTATTGCTGGTAGAAATTTTGGATTTATTCTTCTATTACCTCTCGTCTTTAATAAAATGTTATATTTAGTTGATTTAGCTACAGAATTACGAACTGTTTGTTCAGATTTATAATAACCTTTATCAACACAATTTTGGAAGGTATCTTTATTATAACCATTTTGGTAGATCTCTATTATTACATCAATATCTCCAAGGGATAATTTAATACCTTCCTCCATTGTGACCGCCAATAGGTGCAATTTTAAGGCATCCTCTTTACACGGAAATTTCAATATGGTTTTTACTAAACTAGGCATTATTGGTTTCTATTTGCTTTATTCAAAGCTATTTGTTCTCTGTTTTCTTCTAAAATTTCTAAACGTAAATCTATTTGTTTCTTCTGAATATCCAATTGTTTCTTTTGATATTTAAGGGCTTCTATTTCAAGTTCTACTTGTTTTTCTAAATAGTACTCCTCATTTAATGATACATTCATAATGATTTATTTATAATTAATATATAAAATTTATTTTACTTTACCAATTAATTTTTAAAATTAATTACTTATTTCTATTTTTAGCAAAATCTCTAAGAATTGAAAGAGAATACTGATCCATATTATTAAGATAATTTATTTTCCATTTAAATACTGGAGGATTTACTTCTGTATCTATTTCTATAACTTCATCTCTATGACCTTTCATTGAGATAGCTGGAAATTTAATTAATTCTTTTATTATTTCTTCTTTAGTAAGTAAAATCTGTTTTTCATGATTTTCTCCACCAAATGTATATAATTTATTAGCTTTTATTATATTCGCCACTTTCTAATTCTTTACCAAACGCAAGTGTAAGAAATATAAATCCAATCTGAAATTCACTATATGAGAAATTTTTACAATCTTGTAAAGTTCTATCAGTACAAGCAACATATTCACCTTCACAATATGATAATCCTAATAAAGAATTTAATCCATCTAAAAACGTTATATCTAATCTAATATAGAACCAGTTAAACTGTAGTAATTTAATTCGCATGATTTTCTAATATTTTATATTTATCTAATTCTAAACATATTAACAAAAATGAATACACATTTAAATCTATCATTGAGTCTTTAATAGATTCATTTTCTGGTTCTTTTATAGAATTTAAAAGTACCCCTAGTCTAGCTACTTTAGTTGCGATAAGAGATAAACAATTAATCTCCGGACTAAGTCCACATATGGATCCTGCCAATTTAAAATTAGATAGTACATCTTCATTTGCATAATCATTACCTTTTTTCTGTAAAATCTCTCTAGCTTTCTTCGTAATTTCATCGAATATCTTTAATTGTTGTTCTCTTGTCATTAATATGGAATTTTTGGTGGTATTTGTTTTATATATTCTTTTAATTCTTCTAATGTTAATTCTGTATATACTATAGCTGAATCAGTTTCTAATTTCTTAATTTTAATATAATTAAGAGTATGTAAAATTTCTGCTAATTCATTTGTAACTATATAATATTTATTCATTTGTGTTTAATTTGAGTTTCTATTTCTAATGCAAGTTCTGGATTATCAAGTAAAAGTTTACGTATTGAATCACGACCTTGTCCTATCTTGGCTTCTTTATATGAATACCATGAACCTGATTTAGTTAATATTTCTTTATCTACTCCTATATCTACAATTTCTCCTACTTTATCTATTCCAGTTCCATATAAAATATCAAATTTAGTTGTTAAAAATGGTGGAGCTACTTTATTTTTAATAACTTTAACTGTAGTTTCATTACCAATTTTAATCTCTCCATTCATCACTGAGTTAGCTGTAGTTATACTTCTGCGTACATCAAGTCTAACTGTAGCATAGAATTTCAGTGCATTGCCACCAGTAGTAGTTTCAGGATTACCAAACATTACACCAATTTTTTCACGTAATTGATTAATAAAAATTACACAAGTATTAGTTTTAGAAATAGTAGCTGTCATTTTACGTAAAGCTTGACTCATAAGTCTAGCATGTAGGCCCATTTTAGAATCTCCCATTTCTCCTTCCAATTCAGCTTTAGGTACAAGTGCAGCAACTGAATCTATAACTACAAGATCAAATGCACCTGAAGCTATTAATCTATCTGCAATTTCTAAAGCTTGTTCACCATAATCTGGTTGACAAAGTTCTACTTCATCTATATTAACTCCAAGATTTGCTGCATACTCTCTATCAAATGCATGTTCAACATCTATAAAGGCACATATACCACCTTGTTTCTGACATTCAGCCATAGCATGAATAGCTATTGTAGTCTTACCAGAAGATTCTGGACCATAAATTTCTATTACTCTACCCTTAGGTAAACCATTTACCCCAAGAGCCATATCAAGTCCTAATGAACCTGTAGATATAACATCTAATTCTTCTGGTTTCTCTCCAAGAGATATAAGTGAACCTTTTCCAAAATCTTTATTGATCTTTTCTTTAAGTTCTTTAATTGCTTTTAATTTTTCTTCTTTATTCATTGGTTTTATTTTAAAATTAACGCTGTAGCTGCAACTCCTACTCCAAATAATCCTAATCTTTCAAGCCATCTAGCCTTTGGTTTTGGTTTATAAATAATAGAATTCATTCCATTCACATGAACATACTTATTACTATTCTTAACAAATATTTCCATTTTTCTTTTCTGAAATATATGAAATTTCTTATTTATATCTCGTTTAAACCAACCTCCAGTTTCTACTACAATTATATCTTGTTTATTTGGAAATATAACAGAATCTATCACAAATTTATCTTTTTTTACTGTACCTCCAAATTGAAAGTCTTTATTCTGATTACTATCTATAGAAACTTGTTTAGGTACTTTTATATAATTAGTATCGTAATAAGCTATTACATCAGCACAAGCTTTCTCTACACTATCAGAGAATCTTTTTCTTTCTTCTTTATCTACATAAGCTACTTCTACTGAATCTATTCTGGTAGATGATTTAATACGAATAAGAGCATCAATTTGTTTAATACGTTTCTCTTCACTTTTCTTTAAATCAAATACGTCCAAAGCTAATTTTTTTAAAGCTTCTTGATCATCAGTTATAATAACTTGCTGTTTTACTATAGTATCTCCTTGCTTATTTACAGTCTTAACTAACTCTTGATTAGCTAAAGTCATACTATCTATGGTTGCTCTATTAGCAGATAATTGATTTCTTCTGCAACTATCTACTGAGAAAAGAGTTATTATTAATCCTATAATTATTCCAACTCCTATAATATTTTTAATTGTGAAATATTTTTTTATATTCATTATTCTTTGGTTTTATCTACTACTTCAAAGTCACTGAAATGTGTAGCAAGTAATTCTGTTACATTATGTTTCTGAGTATAAGTTTCTGATGTAGCAATTGGTTCTCCATTAGCTGCTACTAATATAAATCTATATTGACCTTTTAGTTTACCGTGACTTACTCTTTTAATTACTGCTTTTTTCATATTTGTTCGTTGTTTTTAATTAATTTATTTCTTTTCAAATTATAAGCATAATCAAATACACTTGCTGTAGTTATGAAATGACTTAACTCTTCTACCCATATATCAAGTTCTGTATATGGTAGTTGGACTTTAAGTCCCCCAAACGTATTAATTTTTATTGGATACTGTTTTAATGTACTACATACTATCTGAAATAATTCTCTTGAAGGTACCAAAATATCATAATCTTTTGGATGTGCTTCATGAATTAAGATATCTCTAATTGAACTTCCAACTAACCATCCTTCTGATATAAAAAGAACATTCTTAATTTCTTCTGGTAAGTTACTATATAGTCTTTTTATGTTTGTCATGATGCAAAGGTACGACAAACATTTTAATTTACCAAATTAATTATGTCTTTTTTTATTCTTTTTTTCTAAAAACTTTTCAATTTTTTCCATAGTATGTACACAAATAACTTGATAGTGTGGCTCTGGATCTGAAGAGTACCAACATTTAGATACTCCCATATCTTTAGCAAATCTATTTAATTCATCTATCGATCTAGCTTTTATATGACATCCTTCTATTCTAATAGTCATTATTAATGATTGTATTCATATTCTAATATCTTACCAATTAATCCACTTCTATGATTTTCTTTAAGACTAATCCATTTAATTTCTGGAATAGCTTTAGATAATTCAATAGCATAAGAAAGTCCAGTATAGTCATCTTTAATATCACGCTGTTCGTTATCCCCGTTTATGATTATTTTACCGGATTTACCTAAGCGAGTTAATAGTGCAAGAATCTCATGTCTGGTAAGATTCTGAGCTTCTTCTACTATTAGTAAATCATCTATAGTTTTGCCACGAATAAATTGTACAGGTAAAGCTTTAACCTTACCTTGTTTCACTATTTCATCTATTATTATCTTATCAGTACATTTATATAAATTATCTCTAAAGCCTTCTAAGTATGGATTGAATTTTTCTTCAAGAGATCCTGGTAAATAACCCAAACTTTTACCTACTTCTATCGCTGCTCTAGTTACAAATACTTCTTCTACTTGTTTTTTATTTATAAAATCAAGAGCGGCTTGAGCACAAACTAATGATTTACCTGTACCTGCTACTCCTGTAACTATTACTATTTGATTATCCATTATAAGAGACTTAGCCTCTCTTTGTTCTGCATTAAGTTCAACATCGTATTTAATCTCTTTTTTTCTAATTCTATTTTCTTTGTTCATGCTTTGTTTTTAGTACAATATAACTCTTTTTTATGAATAATCAAAATTACTTATTATTTACTTCTATATAAAAATCATCACTTACTTTCCAAGCTTCTCCTGCCCACATATGTGTATCATCTGAATTACCACTTCCAAAATTACAAGCCCATAATTCATTATCTCTTATAAATAACCAACCATTGTTATCTATAATTTCTTCGTTTGTTTCTTTATCTCTATATATTATTTTCATTTCTTTCTTAAATTTTTTTCTGCTTCTTCTTTAAGTACTTTATTAAATAAATTAACTCCACCTTCGCCAGTAATAACACCCCCAGGTAGTCTATATAATCCATTACCGAGGTCTCTTATAAACAAATCATCTATTTCTTTTTGTGACATTTTACCATAAATTTCATCCATGGTTTTCTCAATGTCTTCTATTGTTATTTTTTTATTTTTTATCTTTTATATATTTGTATATCATACTGAGATTTATTACTTTTTATTCTTTCAAGAAACTCCTTTACTTTATCACCTGTAGTTTCAAAATGTGCACCAGCATAATTATCTCTACAGGATTGTACATAATATTTTTTATCATCTTCAATTACTAAATAATTATTAGTAATATCAATTTCTGTAGTTATTGTTAATTTTATCATACTACAAAGGTACTACTCTTTTATTAATTTTCCAAATTAATTGGTAATTATTTTAAAAATATTTTTGAGTAAAATTTTTGGTGTTTATGAGGTGAGTGAGTAAGTACCCTCAAATTGACCCCACCCTAATGTAGCGATTGTGGAGTACCCCCTTGTCTTGCACAATCAATGAAACTTATATTCAATTAATAACAATAATTCTAAACGTTTAAACACAAAGTTTTATGTTAAAAGCAACACTTAACGGTAAGTATCGTAAATCAACTGGACAAGTGGTTTACACTTACACAGTAGCAGGCACAGCAAAGGAGCTTGCAGCTTACAAAGCAGCACAGGCAGATGCCATCGGTAAAGCTGTTGAAGACCTCACACTGTCAGCCTCGGGTCAGCCGTTATTCTGGTTTGTACCTAATCTGGCACAAGGCAGAGTAGCGCAGAAGACCTTCAACCTTACAATCACCGTGAACAACAGAATCGTGATTGACGACACAAATGAAAGTGTCGCCATGGATATCGAAGATGCTGCACAAATCAGAGCTGCACGTAACGCCAAATTGGGTGAGCATGCTGCAATGGTTATGTTGGGACAGGCTTCCAACACACGGACTGTAGCAGCACCTGCAGCACCTGCAGAAAAGCCAGCTGAACCACTCGAACCAGCAGCTGATGAAGTAGAAGCAGCAGCAGCCATATTACAGAACGCAGGAGCAGGAGCAGAAGGTGAAGAAGACCTCGGTACGTAAAAGACCAAGCATGAGATTGTAGCGGAGAACACAGCGTAGAAATGCGTTGTGTTCTTGTTTTTCATGCCTTTACTTTTATAGTACTATTCTGTTAGGTTATTTGTCCTTTAAAATAAGTATTATCCAAAGCTTTTAATATTAATATCCTGTAAGTCCTAAAGGCATGTGCTATTAGATATATGATAAAGATATGTTTAAGTAAGTATTAATATTAAGCTTTTAAATGAATTAATTAACCTCTGACACATTAAATTAAAAGTCTATTAGTCTCATGCTAGTAGATAATTGACTGTCCAAAGCATCTAATAAGAGCCGGCTGTATGGCCGGAGTTCTATTAGATTGCTGCGGATAGTGTTTTAAACCTCTAACTATGAACAAATTATTTACACGGATATCAATTTGGTGTGGCTCTTTATTATGGATATCAATATATTGGGGATATATATTTCCATTTATGTTAACAACTCATCAAAATATGCCAATGTATACTCATATTATGTATAATGTATGGATATTTTTATTATTAACAGCATTAATATGGCTAATAACAAGGCTATTTGAGTAAATATAACACTAAAACATTAGTTTTTCATCAAAATAAAGGTGTGTGAGGATGATATTACACCCTTCAATAACCAAAGGTTACTGATGAGACTTAAATAGTCGAAACATATTATATGTCTAACCTAAACTTATTTTATGACCATTAATGACCTCACTGAAGAACAGACTCAACAGAGAATAGATGAGATTGATAAAGAACTGTTAGAAATAAAAGCTCTTAAACAATCTAATCGTGTTACTGCTGAGGATATTGAAGATATATCTGATAACTATCAGTATAATCTTGAATGGAACTATCTTGTTGATGAATTACAAGCTGAAAGAAATGAGCTTATTCAACATAGAAATAGTTTTCATTTTGTAGAAGATTGATCTCTTTAGGTTAGCTTGGGGTAGTAATATCCTGGGCTAATCTTTATTTATTACTAAGTATAAAATTATCAACTTTATAACTAAATGAATCAAAAGCAATGGAAAAGATAACTAGAAGAATATATAGAGAAGAATACAGAGGTGTTCTTGTTACATCTATGATAAGAGCACTTAAAAGTCGTGAAATTAATCCTCATCTTAATATTGAAGAAAAGAACAAACTAAGTATAATTCATAATCAGTATAAACAAGAAGGTAGTATAAATGGTACACAAATGAACTTAGTGTATCTGTATTATTACAATTTTGTTATGCATGGTTATAGACATAAAATTAAATAATCCACAGCTTATGAATATCACAGATTTATTTTATTGTATTAAACATAGCCCAGATTATTGGGATAGATATTGTTATTTTAATGGTAGATTATTTGTAAAAGGATTTGCTATTATTAATCAATATATATCTATAAATGATGCTATTATGATAGAATATTCATTTAATTAAATCATATCTTATGAACTTCCATTTATTACCTCAACAAATACAACAAGAGATAATTGATTTCAGAAAGAACCATAAAGAGAAATTTATTGAAATATCAGGTCATAATCTTGTATTAACAGATCTAAATGCATCAGATATTATCAAAATATTAGAACTGTGTGATGGTTGGATAGAGAAATCCACCACATTTAAAGCTGGACAATTTATAGTATCAAGTATATGGATAGAAAACAATATGCTGATGATATTCCAAGCTAATAATGATGATGAGAGAGAGTATTCTGGAAAGAACAGAGAGTACATTATATTTCCAAAACTTAAAAGTATATTTTAAATGGCAACATTCTTAATAGTCTTATGGATAGTTGGATGGATAATATCTATTCCATTTAACCTAAGATGGTACAAAAGAGAATTTGGAACAGTGACAAATGGAGATGTAATAATGTCTATTTTCATGTGTTCAGTATTTTGGTGGTTTATATTCATTTTTATGCTATTTGAATATATATCTCTTAATGACTGGTTTAATAAATCAATAAAATGATTACAAAACTAAAGAAAATCACATTTATCATACTTGGATTAAGTTTATATATTACAGGATCATATTTATTAGCCACATTTGTTAAATCTCATGAATCTGAGCCTCAACCGTTCTGGTTTCATTTAATAATGAGTTTATTAGCATGTGCACTAATATGCATGTTAGTCTATTTAATATATACATTTATCAAAGATAATTAAATTCAATACTTATGCCATATCAAGAAATACCAGAAGAAGAATGGAAAAGTGGAAAAACTAACGGTATAAATGGATTACCTATAAAATATGTTGATCCACCTAATCAAAGAGCTATAGCATTAGCATGGTGGAGAGGTTTATCTGAAACTGATAAAGAGAAGTATTGGAAACAAACCAAAATCATGCCAAATTGGACATTACAAATGGTAGATGCATCTACATCAACTATTAGTATGATTCATATAATAATAAGTCCACAAAATTAAATATTATGAAACTAATACCAGAAAAAGGAGATAAAGTATTTCTTAAATCAGAAGAAGAATTACTTAAATTATCACGTACACTTTTGTGGTATATGACTGACTCCAATAGAATTCAAATAGCTAAAAGCTATGGTAATAAAATAGTTATATGTAATGGCACAGAAATTAAATATAATTATTTTTTTACAAAGGAGGGACCAACACTTCATTTTGATATGATTAACATTAAACGTACAGTAAACGAAATTAATGTTTAATAATTTTTTTAAAGTTCATTTTATGAAATATCATTATGAAGTTTGGCAAGATAATAAGTGTGTATTATCTAGTCAATTAAGACAAGATTTTGAGGGCTACGGATCACACGAAATTGCATATCAAATGGGTGACTTAGCAGCAGAAGAAAATAGTCTTACAAACTATACTGTTAAAGTAATACCTATAGAACAAAATAAAGATTAAACTTTTTAAAAACATAACAATCACTTTTTAAACTTAAATGAGATGACAAAGTTAACAATTAAAGGCCTGCAAGAAGTATGTAATCAAAAGCAAATCAAATATCCTCCAAAACAAAAAGGAGAGACAGCCGATGACTACAAAGCTAAATTGGAGGCGCTGATCAACAAAAAAGAAACCAAGGCTATAACTGGAAAATCTTTTGCCGGTGAGTATTAATTATGGTACGTTAAGGGAGATGATTTATAAATCTCCCTTAGCCTTACATTCGTTAACCGACAAAAAGCTTATTGCTATTGCCAAGGCATACCTACCTTATAGCACTGGAATCGAAGTTGAATGTTGTTGGAATTGCGATCTTACAGAACAATTACAACCATTAAATATACCATATTTAATGCATTATTATCATGATTCAATGGAGAAAAGATTCAGAATACCTCCAGGTATAAAAGGTATGATTTGTTTATATCACATTTCAGAATGGCTTAAAACTCATTGTGGATTAAATGATCGAAGTGGTATTCATTACCATATTGATATGGGTGATTTTTGGGACATTCATAGTTTCATTAGTTGTCAAGATCACGATTGGATACTCAAATCGCTTGATAAATGGGGATATAAAGGTAGTTTTAATGAGAGACAAGTCAGTAGTGTAAAAGCTGGTTGGGTATCAAAAAGAGTACACACCCTTGAGTTTCGTATTGGTGAAATGACATTTGATTATGAGCTTTTAATTAAGCGTATTCTTAATTGTCAGAATATCGTACGAAGACTCAAATATACATATGGTAAAAAAAAGCCATTAATTAGACCAAAACCCAAACATAGGTCTAGAATGGAACATTATTCACCCTGGTAAGTAAATAGATCAAAAATACTTATCAACAAAAATTCAGATTATGCATTGCAGATCACCCGGAATCTAATAATTTATTATTAATATTTTACTAGATATGTTAAGAAATATATAAAAATTATTTAGAAGGGCCAGAAACATACGTCTAATTAACTATAAACGTATAAAAATGGCTATGCAACAAAACTGCAAAATTTGTTGTGATCCTCAAAGTGATATTTGCAGTATTATTATTTGAGGGTAGAAATCGGGTCAGATATCTAATGACAATTAGAATCATAAAAACCTGGCTGATTGGTTATCAGCACACACGGATCAACTTTTTAAGAGGTATTAGTGTAAGAAATTATGTATTTATAAATATATAATAAATAAAACACTAATACCTCGTTTTAATTATTAATAGTATTGACTACGATAGAACTAGTAGTTGAAGGCAAGAGCCGTGAAGCAGTACGTCCGCTCCAATATTATTTATAACTTGAAGTTGCTCCCAAATACATTATAGTCCAAACGTAGCTAAAATAAGAGCTAATCAAAGTATTTCTACGTTTATACTCTTACTGTATTTATATTCTCTTGGGGCTTATATTCTTGATTATCAATGTTATAAAGAGTAATGGTAAATTACTGAATATCTGAGAAGACGTAAGAGCTTGACGGAGTTGAGATACAAACTCATAGCACCGTATATTCATAGTGTTGATAATCAAGATATTAGTGCATACGAATAACAAAGTGAACTGTACCTCTTCGGTGCTGTCGAAAGACGCATCCACCGCTAACCTAGTACGAAAGTATAGAGGAGGCTAAGAAGAGATTATGAGGTGTTTACAGTCTACTTTTTAAATGAATTCATCCTTGATTGCTAAGAGTTTAAACTTAAAAGCTGATAAAGCATCTTTAATCAGGGTATTTTGTGTCAAAATATAGATATAGTTCGGTGGAAGATAATATTTTGGTAAGATTATTTTAAATGACAAGCACTCAGTAGAAAGCTTTTCTTAATCATATACCATAGGGAGTCCACATGAATAGAAAGTCAGCTATATTTATATTCTTTATAACTCAACCAAAATTCATGTTATGAAACAAAGACTTATTTTGGCATTTAATATGTCTGGTTTTAATCCTAACCATAAAGAAGGATTGGGAGCTGGCTTCATTTGTGGAATACTCTTCGTGTTTGATTTACCCTTTGCTCTCTTGAGTATTGTGGTAAATTTCCTGTTTAAGGCTCATATCCGTAGTATAGGAGTGGTATCTTTCAGAGAAATTTACTCCTATAAGGCCACTTTTGCTGGTATTATGGGCTTTATACTTATGTCTGTGGGTATTGGAGGATGGTTTAATCCATCTCCCGTAATGTATGGCATGGGGACATTAAGTTATCAGGAAGTTTGGATTATCATTCAAACATGTTTGGCAATCATAAATGTTACGGCTACTATATACTCACGAAGAAGAACCTAAAAAATTTCCTAAATAGACTATGCTTTATGGAACTTAGTGTACAAAATCTCAACAGAGCCAAGCATGGTGACCAATTTAGAATAACAGCTGATGGCATGGTTAATCATACTATTAGTATTCAGGAGAATTGGAATTATAATACTATTTGGTGGAATGGACAATGTTTTACTCCCGAAGCCTATATAAATCAAGTAGTAGTATTTAATGAAAGACAAATGAGATTAATCAATCCTATTTGTAATATGATAAAAGGTTAGTAATAACTAGCTCTGATTCTTAACAGATGATGCTGAAGATAAGAGCTGGTTGTGAGGTTTTCCTATCTAATTGGATTAGGTTGCTGGGTTCATCGCCAGTAAACATGAAAGGCAGATATAACCATATTTTTTAAATTTACTACTATGAATATAGAATTAAGAACAAGAGCTTTAAAATGGTGGAAATTATTAGATGCAAATCAAAAAATAGAATTCCACAAAAAATCAGGTATATTTCCACATTGGGATACTGCTCTGATAGCTGCTTCTACATCTGCAATTACAAGAATATTTCAAAAGCTTTTTGACACTTATAATGTATCTAAATCATCTAAAGGATGGATTGTATCTAATACAGAAATTAAATACTTTGTAAGAGATGAAAATCATTGGTATAAACCAGAAGATATACAAAAAGCTTTTGAAAATGGATATTTTACAGAGGGTAGAGTATTTGCTGATGGTGAAATAATAAATGCATTTATTAATATTGATTAAAAAATTAAAAGGATTGTGTAAAACCACACCTTTGATACAAGAAATAGCTGTTACTCGTTTACGGCTTATATGATATCGGCGGTGGTAGTTTAATACTACCACCAAAGATATCTCTCTAAATCACATTAAATTACTATCAGTTACTACGGGGCCGTAGTACAAAGCTATCCTATTTCTATAGGACGGCTCTATTTTAATAATAAGATTAATAGTTAAAATTGAATAAGTATGTTAGCAATTGCTTTATTTTCTTTTTTAGGTCTTATACTTACCATTAAAGATGTTATTGATAGTATGAGAAAATCTGCTATATTTGCAGTTATTTCTTTAATAGCAATAATATCATGGTGGAATGTCATTTTTTGGATAGGTTTAGTTTTACTTGTTATTTTGAGTATAATCAATGCTCTCTTACTTTGTTTATGGATATGGGCAATGGTTAAGGAACAATCTCGGTAGTCTAGTAGTGGTTGAAAAGTGGGTTATTTAACAAAAAATAGCCCACTTCATTTTATTTACCTATATAATGTAATACTACCTAGGTCTAAAGTAATTGATGATTTATGTCTTACTTTTCATATAATTTTCACATTTCTTATACCCTTCATTAAATTTTAAGCCATAAGTATCTGTAGCAATATGACATTTTCTACATAAAATGCGACCATTCTCAGTATTCCACATTTCTGGACAATTCAAAGCATCCTCTACTGATTGTATATCATAATCCTCCATAATTTTACTAAATGGATAAATATGATCACAATCTAATTTTATTTGATGAGGCTCTCCATTTCTTATACCACATATTTGACATCTATAATCATCTCTAATATAGATATTTTGTCTCCATTGATGATACTCTGCGAGTGATTTAATTAGCACAGATAATTTGGTTCTACCACCTTTCCAATTAGGGTTATTTTCACCACAAAATTCAGGTCTTTTTGGAGATTGCATATTTATTGGCATTTTTCTTTTATAGTTAGGAGAATTTCTTTTATCTCTCCATATTACATGCATTTCTCTACAACAAGTTTTACAATAATTATTTAAACCATCTACTTTTTTCTTAGATTTTGTAAATTCAGATAATTCTTTATCTATTTTACATTTACTACATATTTTCATAGATTTAATATACTAAAAATATATTAATCTACCAAATTATTTTTTAAAATGACCAGTTTTATAATAGTAATTCTATTTAATTTATTTTACATAAAATTATTTACTTGGAAGGGATATTTGAGCAGATGGAATCCTAATCATCCTCAAAGACATTTCACAATATTCTTATATTTTTATATGGCTTGGGGTATATTAAACCTCATTTTTGAATTTGTAAAACATTAAAAACCATCATGAAATCAACTTTTTTAGCTTTAATAGTTCTTGCCTTACCTATATTTTTAGGAACTTATACCATAATATTTTTAATAATAGAGAATTATAATGGATATGATTTTATAAATAGCTCTTTCAAGCTTATCTTATATTATATTGCATCTGGGATATTAGGTATATTATTAGGTAGATTTTGTGCATGGAATTTTGATCCAGATAACTGTAAAATACCAACAAATGACACCAATTGAGAAAACACTATTATGGTTTGGAATAGGACTGTTTTTATATATTACTTCAATAGCTATAAATAAAAAATGGCCTAATTTGATGCAATATGAAGATTATAACGATATTCAACTTACTATTATGCAACTTTTAGTGATAACAGTATGTGGTCCTCTATCAATATTTATAATAATTTATTTTATTAAAATATATATAAAAGATAGAAGAAATTAATTTTTTAAATTAATTTTAATTATTTTTAATACAATTAATAAAATAAATTATTAGTCAAATTTTATATTAAAATCTAAATTTATGATAATATTTTGGATGTTTATAGCATGTGCTATTCTTTCTCTTATTGTATCCGGTATACAATATGAAAGTGATCAAAATACAAAATCTACTATATACTTTTTGTTATGTTTAATGTTTTTAATAATAGCTGGACTTGTTTATCCATATAATTAAAATTCTTATGAAACAGGATATAAGTACAAAACCAAAATCCCAAATAATTAAAACTCATTATGGAACTCCTGCTCAAATAAGGTCAGAATTTAAATTTCAAAATCTTCAGGATTATATACCTGATTTTAAAGCATCAATTTTACAAACCCAAAAAAGTCTTAATCCATCATGACTAGTTTTTATATTATGACTAGAAATGGTCAATTTATTCGAAGTAAAGATACTCCTAATCAATGTGTAAAAGTTGGTAAGCAAATATATGAGTATGAAATAAAACTACTTTTTTATGATAATATAGAACTTGATAAGAATGGATTTATTGTAAAACATGAAGAAATTGATGAAATAATTCAAAAATTAAACTTATCGGGTAGTTGTGAAGAAATGCATAAAACATTGTCAAAAGCAATTTCTCAATTTTTTCAATTCAAATTGATAGGATATAAAGCTATAATTAAACCACCTCTCTATAAAAATGAAGTATTAATTGCCTCCCTTGATTACTGCTGGGTAAATAATCCTATTCTATTACCACTGTTAAAATAGTTCTTATGAAAAAAAATTTTACTTTTCTTCAATTATTTTCATTAATTGATGGAAGATTATCAAATACTATTGATGATGTATATGATATATTAAATCATGTATGTGATACTGAATTAATGACCCATCATTTGCCGACAGCTTTCAAATACATTAAATTAAAAAATCCAAAATGGTTTCAGGAACAAACTCAGAGATTAAATACTATAAAAGCTCATATTAACTCTAATACATTTGAAACAATAATAGGAGCCATTAAGGATAAATATGATGAAATTGTAGAAATTCCTCAATTAAAAGATGAATTTGATACCTCTGATTTTGGAGATTATATGGTAGATAATAGTCTCTTAAATAAAATTGGAACAAAAAATTAAAATAATCTACGGATATCTGTTTGTGCTATCTCTACTATAGACTGTCCCAGCCTAAAACTGGTCAGAACTTAAATTAATCAAAATATACATTAATACTAGTTAGCGTGTATTGCGAGCATTTACTTATCTGTTTAAAGGATTGGTCTATAGTAGGGACATTCAGATTAAATTATTAAATACTCAACTTGGTATATTTTAAGCAGATGTTTGTTACAAGCAATCGTTATCTGACCATATTTCAATATGGGAGGCTTTGAGTATTTAACCTCATAAATAGTCATAAATGGTTTATACCTGTGCATTTAATTTATATTTTTATATAAATTGAGGTAAATGACTATACCTTATGCTTACTAAGGTAAGTAGAACACAAAGCTACCTTGGACTTTATATCCAGGGTAGCCATGTTTGGTCGCATGTCAGAGTGGTTATGTCGTAGTTTGCAAAACTACTTATCTTGGCTCGAATCCAACTGTGACCTCAATTTTTCATGCTCTTCTCTATGACAATTAGAGCATAATAAAGTACATTTATCTAATTCTTCTTATGGAACATCTTATTATCAACAATATTATTGATACCTACCCCACTGGCGATGATCCTCCGAGTTTAATAAAATATGCAGAAGAAGCAGCAGAAATATTTATAAAACACAATAAATATAAACGTCCATGTAATATATGGTGTAGAGGTGGGAGTGGAGCTTTAATTGCTGGTATATTTTCTTATATATTGTTCAAAAATAATTATGCATGTAAAATATGTCATGTAAAAAAACCGAATGAACAATCTCACCAATGTAGTTACTATTCATATAGACATAGTATAGCTTTACAAATAATAATAGATGATTTCATGTCAAGTGGAAAAACATTAAATGCTATTTATAAAGATATGCAAAATATTAAAGTGAATAAAGTAGATTATTTAATAATAAGTTCTGGCTATAATGAAAAAAGTCTAAAATTTGAGCCTGACGTACTTATTCATAAAGAATTTCTTAAAAATAACTACAGCTCATAGTAAAGTATAATACAAGTGAAAGATGTGTCGTATAACACTAGCCTTTTAGGGGCTTATCTTTTATTATAGGTATAAATCTGTTGCTGCAGGTCAATTTATCACTATGAGCTGCCCCCATTAAATTTCTATTATTATGTATATAATAAAAATAGGACCAAATATCTGGCTAATAGGATATGATGGTATTATTGCTGACTTTATATGTAAATTAACCTCTTAAATAAACTTCTTATGTTATCTTTATTAATACCAATTAGTATCTATTGTTTGTATAGAATAATAATGACTATGCCTTCCAAGATGAACTCTACAGATAAAACAATATTCTATATATTTGTAGCAGTAGCATGGTTAGGTTGTGTAGGCATACTTTATACAGTTATTTCTTACTATACGGGACTTTAAAACAAAACAGATGCAAAAATATTCAAACTTCAGAATGTTTCTGGAGTATTTATTAATTGGCTTTTTAGGTTATTTATTATTATCTTTCTGTATATCAACATTAGGAGATAAATCTTTTATAGATGTAGCAAAATCACCAGCTCATATATATGGATTAATCTTTTTATATTGGTGGTTACCCCTTTTTAGAATTGCTGATATGAAAGATCATAATAAAAAAATAAAAAAAGCTTCTAAAACTAACGAAAATGGTTAAAGTTATTTTAAGTAGTGATATCCTGAATTCTAATATCTTTTATGAAGGTACTGGACAGGACTAATTGTAATTTTGAACTGAAAAAAGTTACCAAATATGATATGCGTAACAATTTTTAATCCTCCGCCACCTCCACCAAAACAATCAATAGGTGTATGGTGTTGTGGTAGATTTTACTGGATTTAAAAAACCTATTATGGCTGAAAGAACAGAAATTTTGCATTGTACCTGTCAACATGAAGACCAGGATAAAATGTATGGTAAAGGAATGAGAGTACATAATGTTAACAAAAACGGACAAGCTGCTTGTACAGTATGTTCTCCATCTTACAGAAGAAATAAAGTAGGTACACCTATATCAGCTAGTGCTGCATTTGGGCATGGACCTATACCTGCAAGAGGTTCAAGAAATTTAAAGAGTGTGCCTGTATAAAACAGGATTTTTATCACCAAAGGAGCTGGCTGGGGAGTCAGCTCCATTTTTAATCTGGACTTATAGCTCAGCCGGTTAGAGCAGCAGACTCATAATCTGCGGGTCCCTGGTTCGAGCCCAGGTGGGTCCACATGCTGATATGGTGGAACTGGTAGACACGCAGGACTTAAAATCCTGTTCGCAGTAATGCGAGTGGAGGTTCAATTCCTCTTATCAGTACTTTGGAATAATTAATTATTAATTTAAATTTAAATAATTTCATAATTGGTCCGGTAGCTCAGTTGGATAGAGCATCAGCCTTCTAAGCTGAGGGCCATTGGTTCGAATCCAATCCGGATCACAAAAAATATTATTATGAATGAAATTGAAATGAAAGTAAAGCATATTAAATTTGGAAATTTTTATTATGATGGTAAAAATTGTCCATTAGCTAATGCAGCTAAAGAATTTTTTGGTAATAAATTTATAAGTATAAAAGGTACAGATCAAATAGATACTACCGAAGGTATATTTACTGTATCTCCAAAATATCCTATAACTGATTATTATACAGATAGAGCAGCTATGACTAAATGGAATAATGATGAAGATATTATAAGAACATTTAAACTTGTAAATTAATTACTTTACAGGTGATAATTATTGTATGCAATTGGATTTGTCAGAATATAAGAAAAAATAAAATGAGTGAATATAAAAGTGTAAGAGAAAAAGTATTAGAAGCAATTAAAGATTATAATGATACTGTTACAAATCCTTTAAAAATCAATACTATCATTAAAATGGATAATGATGATTTAAGAGGATTACTTTATAACAGCTTCAGAAGAAAATTTCCGACAATATTTAATCCATCTAAATCAAGAAGATTTTGTGTAAGATTGTTTATACATGATATTGAATGTAAATTTAGTCCAGAAAGAACATTGATTGAAATGGTTATTATTAAAAAATATAACCAAGATTGTATGTTTGATGATAGATTGGATGATTACATTTGCTTAAGTGAAATAAAAGGAGTACTAAAATCAATTGATAATACTAGATATTTAGCTGAAATTGTTGAAAAAATAGGGCATCCGCCAGAAACTTCAAAATATCAAAAAAGTCCAGGAATCTTTTAGTGAGAATTAATTTTAGTCAAGGATAAAACTCACGTCCATTATTAATGACTAAATATCACCAAATCCGGAAACAATGAAGAGAATTACAGGATCAAGATTTGTTATCTTGTGTATTTCTTTGTTATTTATCGGAGCGCCTAACAGTTCAAAGAGCGAACCTTTTGAAAATGATGTAGGTTCTTATTTTGATATGAAGAAATATGTAGATAACATAGATCTCATACAAGGAGAATCTAAAATCATTACATTGGTTAATAACCATGATGCTGCAAATGTTGATTTTATTGTACCTGATATAGGTAGCAACAAAGTTGAATTCAGCAATGTAGGTTCTGATTTAGCTGAAATAGCTATTCCACTAAACAGTTGTGGATGCAGAGGCTCTCCTATATATAATATAAGAAAAAAAGAATGACCTGGCCGGCTGAATAAGCCAAATCAAGAAGTCTGTCTGTAATAGGACAGACTTCTTATTATTATAAACACACTAAATTAAAAATCATGAATCAAAAAATTATTGGAGCTGCAATTGTCTTATTACTTGCAGGATTAGGAGGATGGAAGTATTATGATTATAAGCATCCACAACCAAAAATAACAGCACCTACAACACAAACAACAACTAATAATACCACCTCTGAACCAACAACTGCAAGTACTACTAATACAACCACAAATTCATCTGTAAATATAACAACAGCAGTACCTATTAATGGTACTTATAAGGGAGTTATTGAAGTTGGTGCATCCGGATTTAACTCTTTTGTTGTTAATATGGATAAAGATAAAAATTGGGAGCTTGTATCAAAACAGTTTGGTAAATCACTAGCTTACGAAGGCTTTGCAACAATACAGGATGTACAAACAGGTCTTAAAGAATATATAAGTGATATATCAACAAAAGGAGTAGCTGGAAGAAATATTCATTTTGTAATGTCTTCAGGGGCTCTTAAAAATGAAAAAACTAAAATGATAGCAGATGCCATTGAAAAAATGGGATATGTAGTAAACCGGGTAACTCCTGAACAGGAAGGTAAATATGCTTTAAGAGCTGTATTACCAAGAAATTATTGGAGTAATTCATACGTAGTTGATATTGGAAGTGGTAATACTAAAATATCATGGTATGAAGGTACTTCAATTAAATCAGTAGAATGTTCCGGTGCTAAATATTATGCTATTCCAAAAACAGATCAGGATGTTTATAATGAGATCCAAACTGTTGTAACTAAAATACCATCAAGTAATTTGCAGTATTGTTTTATTATTGGAGGAGTTCCATATCAACTTGCTAAAAGTGTAAGAAATGGTAATGAACGTTTCACAGCATTAAGTAGTCCTGACACATATAGTGCTGGAGATGATGTAAAATTCAAATGTGGTATTAATATTTATCGGGCCATATATGAATCTTCCAAAACAAATACATTTATATTTGACTGGGATGCTAATTTTACCATTGGTTTTTTATCGACTTTAAATTAAATTATATGCTCATAAGAATAATAAATGAGAAAGGTGAGCAAATAGCAGAACATGATATCTCAGTTGAAGATGAAACAGCGGAAGATCAAAAAATTGAAGGTATCTTAAATAGTTTTGATGAAAAGACTGAGTTACTTAGTAGAGAATTACAATTTAAAGAAGGTATAACTTTCGATAATTTTGATAAAGGAGATAGAATGAGTGATTCAGTTAATATATTAACAATCAAAATAAGAAAATAATGCTAAATATCAAATCAGCGGATCTGACAAACAATACTCAAAAGTTCTATGCTTTACTTATGTTAGGTGCTACATTAATGATTTTGTGGTTTCTATTACCACCATTAATTACCATTTTAACAAATATCTGGTGGACAATAGGACTCGGAGCCCCTTTGGTATTTCTTATAATGAACTACCAAAATGTATGGGATTTCTACAAAAGAATGTCATGGAATCTTACCAAAAAGCATATATCTTCAGATAGACTTTGGTATTTATGGCAAGGTTATAGATATCTTGTTAATCAGAATCAAATGATGCAGCAAGATATTAAAGCTGTATCTTCTTCAAGAGCAAATACTGAACAGACACTTAAGAATATAATAAAAGATTCAGGAAGAGCAATACAAGAACATGAATTTGAAACCAATGAGACAAAAAAGCGAGTACTTGAAGCTAAAGTAAATATGCTTAACGAGCAAATTGAAAATTTGGAACCAAAAGTACAAGAGACAAAGAAGCTTGAAGAAGAAATGAATGATTATTTACAAACAAGAATAGCTGATGTAGAAATTCTTAAAATAGAACTTGAAGGTAAAGCTCAATTATATACCATATATGAGCAAGCAGCAAAGGCAACAAAAAATGCATCCAAATGGATGAAAGAATCTCCTGAAGTAACAAAGCTTAATGAAGCTATTAAACAAATAGATCAGAAATTAAGTGATTATACTACTGATATTGAAGTATTTAGAAGAGATATTCTTCCAAAAATGAATAGTAATAGTGCATCAAGACAAGTTGATGCTGCTGCTGGAGCTAAACTTATTGCACAATGGAAAGCAAAGAGATTAGAATTACCACAAGCTATATAAAAATTTTAATCCGTATACCTATAATAATTTAAAAACACGGTTATACAATGAAAAAGAAATTCAGATTGTACCATGATGGTCCTGAATCAGCTGAGGAAATAGCAGCAGAACAACCTGTTGAGCAACCTAAAGCTGATACTTCTGTTGAGCAGCCTGCTTCTGAAACAGAACAGCCAACCACACAGGAGTAATTAAAACAGAAAAAAAGTAAAGAAGATCTGTTATAAAGCAGATTTTCTTTACTTTACTGTAAAAAATATTATTACTCACTTAGATGAAATTATACATATAAAATAATAAGCATGTGTCTAACTTGTTGCTGCGGAGAAACAAAAATTCTCTATAAAAAAGATATTGAAAAAATGTTTGATTTATCATGGATGATAGATATATTTAAAGAATTAGGAAATGATGAAGTATCTATAGAACAATTAAAAGGTATTTCATCAAAAACCGGTAATGAGATACGTACTTTTGATAATAAAATAATAAATCTTACTAATATTCAAGAAAAAGAAATATGTGAAAATGCTATAGCAGTAGTAGCTACTGGTATTGATACAAGTATTACTATTTGGGCTATTCAATGGCCAAATAATTATATTGTTAAAACTTTAAACTTATTTGGATGAGAAACTTTATTAAAGGTCTTACATTATTTACAACTACATTTGGAATTTTAATTTTAAGTATGATGATATTTATTTTAACAACAAAAGACGTATCAAAATTAAATGTTAATTGGACTGGTTTAAAAATAATATTATGGATATCTATAACGTCGTTCTGTTGTTCTTGTTATTTTATATTACCAATTGTATTTAGAGAATCTTACTGGATGAATCAAGAAGAGCTTGATAAAGAAAAAGAAAAATATCAAAATCTTCAAAAAGAGTTACAAAGAAAAATTGATAAGTTATGAAAAAAATTATTTTTTGGATAATTACAATACTCGCTTTTGCATTAATATTATCATCTTGTATAGAAAAAGCCGAGGAGAATACTTGGTTTAGAGTAAAAAGGGTAGACAATAATGTTAATGATATAATTAAGCTTAATAATAATTATAAATCTGGAGATAAAGTTAAAGTTACTATAGATGGTACAACTTGTATTGTTGAGATACTTGAACAAGCTATTGATTCAATAAATACAGTAATTTATACAGATAAAATTCAGTATATACAATTATCAGATAGTCTTAAAAAAGGAGATACTATCATGATGAATAAATTAGATGATACTATTAATCTACTAAAGCACAATGGGGAGTTAAAAAATAAATATATTTTAAAATGATAATTACATTTATCCAAATAATATTAATTATATTATTTTTATTTTCATTTTCAGCAACAATAACTTTATCATATAATTTTAGATTATATAAAGAAATTTATAATTCTTTACCATTAAAAACATTTTATAATTATAATAATGACCAAATATATGATTATGAATTTACTAGATTTATGCGTAGGCGTAATGGATTTATTTGGTTTACAGACAAAAATGATTTTAAATTAAAAGATGGACATTACTTAAATAATTCTATTATTACTTATTTTTGTCCATATTCTTTATATTGGTATATAAAATATTATAAATGGTGTAAAAAGAATATAAAAATTAATGAATTAGAAAAATTTTAAATATGACTATCTATTTTCATACAAAACATTTTCAAGAAACTAATCTTGAACTACTAGAATACATGATATTACTTATGTATGAAAATAATACTGTTAAAATAATTGATATTGAGAAGAGTTTAAGAATAAGTCAAAGAACTGTTATAAGATTAAGAAACGGTCTTATAAATAAGGGTTATCTTGAACGAATACCAAATAAAAAACAAAACAAATATCGCCTAACAGATAAAATGTATCCACAAAAACAACTCACATGAAAAAATTATTGTTAATCTTATTAGTTTCACCAATATTCTCCAGTTGCTCAGAAAATTATTCAAATGGAGAAAGAATTGGTTTTATTACCAAATTTACTGAAAAAGGTATGATTTGGAAAAGTTATGAAGGCGAAATGAATGTATCACAAACTGGAATGACATCTAATGCTGTTGAATTTGATTTTTCAATAGATAATGATGCTCCGGATCAAAGAATTATAAATTTATTGGACAGTGCAGTAAGAGAAAATTGGAAAGTGAGGGTTATTTATCATGAAACATATGGTAAAAACTGGTTTGGAAACAGAGGACATACAAATTACTTTGTTAAAGATGTCATTATTGAAGATAGACATCCATTAAAATCAATATTTGGAGGAGATAATAAAAAAGATACAGTCTATTTTATTAATATTACTCCAAAAGACTCGTTAAAGAAATAAGTTGCAATTACACTTATTATAAAGGAAGGTTTTAATTACTTCCTTTTCAATTTTTTAGCTATAGGTTTACTTTAAACTGGTTTAACTATTAGCTATACTGTAAACTCTCCAAATAAGAGTTTACATCTTGGACTAGAGGGCAAACCGGCTTTATACTTAGCTGTATTCGGTTTGTCTTCAGCCCTCGATGACTTTTTAAACTTAAAAATTATGTTAAGAAGATTTGCAATTGTAATATTCATTGGAATACTATGTCCATTAATTCTTTATGGTATAGGATATGTAGTATATATAACTGAATTTGTTAAAGAAAAAGGTGAATCTCAGCCAAAACCAGGAACTATAAGTTATTATTTTTATACTACTTTATTTTGTGGTTTAATTGGTATTATCTTATTAGGAATAACTGGATTAATTTTATATGGATTATATATCTTAATTATGTGTATTAAAAGTTACATAATTGAAGGTAGATGGTATTTTTAAAAACTTGTTAAATGGAATATATAATATACATATCATTAGGATTTTTTATTATTACTTTAATATTTGGTAAAGAAATACTTTTACTAGTAACTCATGGTTGGTATCTTAAAGATAAGGAATGGTCAAATAAATTAGTAAAAGAAAAGAACAAAAATTCACCATCATATACTTATCTTGGAGGACAAGCAATATCTATTGGAAGTTTTATAATAATGAGAACAACTCCATCAATGCTTTCAAAATACAATATAATGAATTTTGGAAGAGTTTGGAAATGGTCAAAAACTCACAAAATTATTGAAAAAACTTTTAAGGAAATGATACCAATAAAAATGGAGAAGTTATGAAGAATATAGAAAAAAAATTCTTGGTATGTCCATTTTGTGACTTATATCAAGAAGTTAGTATGTCAATAGATAATCTAGGTAAGCCAATTTGGTTATCTTTTACTACTTGCAAACACACTATATTCAAACAATTTTTAATTGATAGATGTCTTAATGATGGACATGAACCTGAAATTATTAAACTTGAGAAAAAAAGTAAAAATGCAACAAACTGAATCAAAAGGAGCAGCATTTAAGAAGAAATATGGATATTCCAAAACTGCTAAAAGACTTATGCAAAAATATGGTATTAGTAGAAACAATACCAGAGAAGCTCTTGATCAATTAAAAGAGTTTAGAAAGAAAAGAAGGAGGAGAGCAGCAGTTATAAAGATAAATAAACATATTGCTTCTAAAGACTATATGAGACTAAATGGTAAAGTTCGTACAAAAGGTAAGAAAAAGAAAACAGAAACAAAAGAAAAACAATAAAAATGATAATACTTTATCTTTTATTACTTATTTTTGCAGCAATTGTATTAAGAATAGTACTACTTCTCCCTAAGAGAATGTTACTTGATGTAATACAATTTAAAATCGTTACTATAAACGATATAGCATTTGGCATATTATTCTGGTCATCTTTAAGCACAATAATATGGATGTTAGTAAATATTATTAATTATATTTTTTAAACTTTTTTATGAATAAAATAACAGATCCAATAGTACAATATCTTATAAGCTTTGGAGTAGTTTTATTTCTATTTTCAACAGTTTGTATGATGATATCTTTCTTTAGAGCTAAAAAAGCTCAAATATCATTTTTTGAACATATAAATAAAAATACAGACTTTATTAAGTTTATGTCTTGGGTTGCGGTAATATTACTTATTTGTGGATCATTTTTTGGAATAATGCAAATAGTTCACAATATAATGTTTTAGTATGATAAAAAAATTAAAACTTCTAAATAAAAGAGAAGAAATTGCTTATCTTTCAGTACGAGATTTTTATGAAGGAATGAGAGGAATATTTGCTGATAACAAGAGATTAGATCCAATAACAGACAGACAAGAAGAATTTGTAGCAATACCAATCAATGGAGATGTTTTAGAAACAATGCTTCAAATAAGAAAGACATTTCCAGAACACAAAAATTTCCTTGATGTTGGTTGTGGAAAAGGTAATATTCTTTATTTAGCAAAATATGCCAATTTTAGACCAAAGGGTATTGAATTTAGAGAAGAATATAAAATTTTTCATAATAATATAAATGTATTTTATGGAAGAGCTGAAGAATATGAAGATTATTATGATGCAGATGTAATATATCTTTATAAACCTCTTAAAAATAATGAAAAAATGGATGCTCTTATGGATATGATTATTAGTAAATGTAAATCAGGAGCAATAATATTTCCATGTGGGTTTATTATTACAAATAGTAAGAAGAATCTTCAATTAATTACAGGAGGACAATCCATTTACATTAAAAAATAAAAAAAGATGAGTAAAAGTACGTACAAAAGTAGAACAGGACACGAAAGATACAAATTGAGAAAGAAAAATTCTAATGGTTATGCTATTATGCGCCGTAAAAAAGCATTGATTGGATTGAAAACAAAAATTGCTTTAATTGAAAGTACAAACTCAGAGCTTGAGAAACCTCTTGATTTATCTAAAGATCATGAATATCAAAGAATAAAAAAAGAGATATCTAATATTGAAAAAAAAGCTCATTAATATGAAATATTTATTATCCATATTATTAATATTTCTTGTATCTTGTAATCTTGAAGAATATGAAACTAACAAGAAAATGAGGTGTAAAAAGCTTAAAAATAATGTAATTAAATATATTTCTATTGATAACCATTATTCTCCAAGAGATACAATAGAATGGAGAGAATATAGAAGTGATTCTTTTGAGTTATATTTAATACTTAATGATAAGCCTGTTTTAAAAAATAATTAAGTGAAATTAATTAATTATAGATTATGTCAGAACATTGTACCGGCAGGTCTTGTATTATTATATCTTACCTAGGTAAACTCAGAGTAAGTCCTATATAGATATAGTAGAATTGCAATAATCTGATTAATTATATAAGCTTAATGATAGCCCCAATAAAAAGATTATTAAAACCTTTTTATTAGGGGCTATTTTAAAATTCTCTTTTATGGTAATTGTATATATAATTTTGTATTTATTGTCAGTAGTTATTACTTATTATTCTATAAAAGGATTAGATAAATTAGCTTCTGAAAAGAAAAAACAAAAACATTTATGGGAGTGGAAGCATATATTTCCAGTTATGATTTTATCTATCTTTTTTCCATTAATAGGTATTTTAATAGTATTTATGTCTGAAATAGAATACTTAATTAAATTACCACAAAAACCACCAAAATGGCTATAATAGTACTTCTAACTTATTTAATTGGTTCTTATTTTTCTCTCATGAGATGTTATGCAAATGCATGGGAGTCTCGTGTTCCAGCAATCAAACAACAAGTAATATTTTCAATAATATTATCATGGTTTGCATTAATGCTTTGGATTATAAAATATTTTGATGATAACCAAGATTATTTTTTTAAAGTAAAAAATTATAAAGAATATTAATAAATATTTCTTCAAATTTATAAATTATAACAGATGATTGGTATATTAATATATTCACTATTGTGTTGGATTATTATGCTTATTTATGCAATAACTATATTTATAAGTAAAGATAAAGAGGATAAACCTAGTAAATCAGCGTATTTATATTTTGTAGCTCTGGTACCAATAGTAATACCAATAGCATTAATTTCAGCATTATTTGATTCAAATTAAAATAATATGTTTACTATACAATACTATAAAGAAAAATTTCAAAAAATACCATTTCATCAATTTTGTGAAAAGAATCTTGAAAAAAATAATGCCAAATGTGCATTAGCTTGGTTAGGAGTAGAGGATTGTCATATCTCAAAATGGTATAATATAAGCTTTATATCAGAAGCAAAACAGTTTAATGATTTGTTTATAAAATATCTTTATCCTGTATTGAAATCTAAAATGATTTATTATAATGAATTATTATTAGAACAAGGAGTTATAGTATCTGCAATAAATGATGGTGATCTTAAAGTATGTAAACCTTTAAATATTACTCATAAAACCATTAAAGGTAGAATACTACAAGCATTATCAAAGATAGAAAAAATTATTGAGTCCGAAGAATTATTAAATAATACCATTGAAGCTGAATTTGAAGTTATTAACTAAACTAATTAGTTATCCTTGTGATAGACTAATAGACAAGTGATGTTAAAGCTAGAAGTAATGATATAAAGTAATAATAATTTTTTGGTGAGTCCTTCCTAAGTAAAGATGTGGGATATAAAATAGAATTCAATTTAACAGTTTCTGTTGAAGGTTATGAAATTTTATTGATGACGGAATGAAACATGGATTAAAGGATAACCTAATTAACCTATGCCTGGATGACAGTGCTGGTGACTTTTCATTATTTCTAGTTTTACTCACTTATTAAAATTTAATTTTATGGGAGACGCAGCAGCAATAATAAATGATAACTTACCACCAAAAGGAGAATATGAAGAAATATCAGACGATGAACGAAGAATTTTTTTAGATGAAGTTGATATACTTTGTAAAAAATCTATAAATATATATAGTTTTTTATTAGATCAAATTCATAAACATAAAATGCCTCAATTACCACCTGCACCTGGAGTAGCATCAACAGTAAATCTTGATGGTAATAGAGTTATCTACGAAAAGGATGAAGATGAAAATAATAAACCTTCTTAATTTAATAGGATTATATACAAAAGAACAATATGATACTATTTTAAAAGAAAAAAAAGCGTTGGCAGAAAGTAATAAAAAACTTGAAATGAAAATAAATTCTGACAGTTTTTATATTACTGAATTAGTCAAAACTCAGAAAAGCTTACCATTTGAGTTTGACAACTTAATAAGCATGTATACAAAAGATCAAATAAATGCTTTTGTTTATAAAGCTATTAATCATGTGAGAAATAATCCAGACTATAGAAGTCTTCTTAGTATATGGCAAAAAAGAATAAAAAATGCTAAAAATACTATAAAATTTAATAAAGAAGATCTTGATATAGATCCGAATTTTAATAGACTTTCTGAAAAAGAATTAAAATATTTAAGCGATGACTGAAGAACCAAAAATTGAAATAAAACTTGGAGCTAATATTACTACTGGAGTTGGTCAAGTAAGAACACTTTATGTTAAAAAGACTGGACAGCTTGAACATAGAATTGAAACTATTGATGGGCCAACACATAATTGTCAAATGTCAATAATAGCTTCATTTGTTAATTTAATGAGTTATTCTGATCAAGAATTAAGAGACTTAGTGAAAAGGATAGCAAAAGATTATGCATTGAGAAACATAATTCAAGTTGATGTAAATCGTAATAGAGTACAAAAAATAGAAACTACTTTTAAAGATTGCATAATTAACAAAATGGATTATACTAGTACTAATGGAAGTCTTATGACGATAATACTTTTAAGAAATAAAAGTTTATGAAATATAATATTATAATAAAAACTAATAGAAGAGATGATTTTTTAATAACCGTATTTTTAGCTAATTTCGTTAGATTTAAAATTTGTTATCATCGTCGTAGAATGGCAGATATATTACTTATTATATATAAAAATAAGAATAAATCACCAGAAATAATATGTGATATAATTACTAAAAATGGAATATATAAACATAAACAATGTGCTAGAAATACATTAAGTTATATGAGAAAACTTAATATATTAGAAAAAGAAAAACGCGGACATATAGCTATAAACCCTGAATATTTGGAAATTAATCTTAAATATTAATTGTTTTATAATAGTATTTTATTTACTTTTGTGTATAAAACTAACAAAAGTGGTAAAATATCAATTAAGCACAGGTAAAACAGTTCTATTAACTATGGAACAGTATTTGGAACTTACAGATGAAAAAGAGCAAGAGCTTATTGCTGCCGATTCTGGAGTAGAAATTAATGATCCATTTAATGACTTTAGTCCTATAGAACCAAAAGAAGAAAATATTGAATTAGAGATAGAAGAAATACCTCTAGAAGAAATTAAAAAAATTAAAAAAGAATTTGACGATACCTAATCAAATTTATGAATAAATTAATAATTGGAAATATATTATTTCCACAATTTTCTGGTGTTAATTGTCACATGATGCCCTTTATACAAGGTGATGCTTCTTCTTTACCATCCCAGTATAAATCATATTCTGACATAATAAATAACAATTTTCTTGAAAAAGGAGAAATTGGTTTTTTGACAATAAATGAATCTTTTGTAAAAGGAGGATCATCTCAAAGGGGTTATAATGCATCTGGAATTAAAAGAAATGTTCATATTGAAGTTGGAAGTAATAAAAATCATTGGGGAGGAAGTGAAGGAGGTAGTTGGGGTGGAGGTTACAAAACCATTCTTGATGATGATACTATGGTATTGATAGCCAATAGTATTTCAAATACCTGCAGAGTATGGGATGTTGAAGATAGATCTTTCACTGAAGATGGTGATCTTAGTGCATATATTGATAACTATCCTGAAAATACAGGTATACTCCTTAAAGAAGGAGAACTTGCTAAAATTAGTATATTTACACCGCATGAGTGTATTAATCAAAAGCACTCAAGTAACAGACAATTTATAAGAATTGTTGGAAAGGGTGTACATGGAAGAGAAGATTATTTTACAATAAATCCATTATTATCAGCCGTTAATTAATATAGAAAGTGGGGGTGTGTATGTTTTGACAGCATTTGAAAGGTAAATCTGCAAGCAATAGTCAGTGATTCTTAAAATAATCACTAAACAATAAATGACAAAACGTCAAACAACGGAGCAAAGATCATCAATATGGCTTTCTCCAGCAGAAAAGCAGGTTCTTCTTACTCAGTAAAAATGGCCGCTTAATTGCACAAGGTAGGTATCTCCTTAGGAACATAATCGATATCAAAAAAGCAGAATTGTTGGTTTTGAACCATCTGGTGGAGCGCTCGGCATTCGAGCCCCTTACGGTGCAGTAGAAATACAGTACTAAGCTTGTAAGAATAGGTTTATTAATCAATGTTTGGACTCCGGTTCGCCCCGGACACCTCCACTATTTAAATTGTTAGCACTTCCCGCTGATGCTTAAACCCGAAAGGCCCTTTAAATAAAATTAGAGGGCCTTATTTTTTAAATTAAAAATTATGTTAAGAAGAAGAATAGGTTGTCATTATTACGGATTTGTAAATAAAGTGTTTACTAAAAATAATAATACTTCTTGTTGGGCTGGAATTAAAACTTTTTTAGTAAAAAATGGACCAAAGTATATTTATATAACCAATTATGAAGAACCTGAAACCAAAAAATATCAGGAACTACTTATTGGAATTATAAATCAAATAACTCCCTGTGTTTTTTTAAAAAGAGAAAATGTTGTTTATATTAAATATCAACTACTGAAAAACGATTATAACAAGAATCTAATATTACTTAATTTTATAAGAAATTTATGGGATAATCCATTATATAATGCTGGAAAAGATTATACCAAAACATTTTTTGAGACTCTTGAAAATTCAAAAAAGGAAGATCCTTTAGAAAGACTTACAGAAGCAAATATGATTGCTTCTAAAAATTATCCAATGATGGGTTCTGATCACTCTAATGCAGCAAAAAATGTTAAGATAAAATCAACCAAAGAATTATTAGATTACAAAGGTGATCTTGCTTCTACAAATTCATTTCTAACCAATTAAATTCCAACAAAATGACTACTGTAGCACTTATTAGATTTAAACCAAACGAAGATAATGTAGTTTGTACTTTATTTGAAGAGGAGAATAACAAACTTAAACCATATAGTCATGAAATTGCTCCTAAATATGATATGAGTAAAATATTACCTATATCAACAATTTTCAGAATACCTGAAGACAAATATAAGAAGTTTTTAGAAGTGTTACAGAGCAAAGAAGGACACTTAATTGTTAACATTTTAAAAAACCGAAAGACCAATGAGATAATAAACAAATATTTAACAATTGAAAAACAAAAAATAGAACTTAGTATTCAAAAACAAAATATAGTAAAGAAACACTACAATCTTTTATATTTTGTGGAGGATATGATAGCTGAAGATATGGGTGAAACGAAAAATGCTTTACCCAGAAAAATAGTGGGTTTAACTAAACAAGAAATCTACGAAGAATTTGTACAAAGAGGTTTAATTTAAAATGATAAAATCATGAAGATCACAATTAATGGCCTTGATTATTATATATCATGGCATTACAAACAATTTTTGGGTAAACAAATGAGTAGAGCACAATATACAGGTATAGTGGCTACTTGCTTTTTAAGAAAAAAGGTTGAAAAACCTGAAGAAGGACAAAAAGCTGAAAATCCTGTTGTTCTGCAAAAATCAATAACAGTAAAAATTGCTGAAAATGTAACCAAACAAGGGTTACGTAATATGACAATTTGTAAAGTTATTGATGCCTGGGATATCCTCACAAAAGAGCAGAAAAAATACATTTGGGATACTTATATTAAATCTCAAAATGGTAGTATTTCAACAAAAAAACCTAAATTAAAATACATTACTAAAATAATTGCAAATTTAAGTCCTGAACAAAGAGAAGAAATTGGCAAAAGATTCTTTTCAGATCCTGCAAAGGTAATAAAAATGAAAGTATCACAGCCAAGTGATGAATCAATTCATCATCATGCATAATTTATTTGGTAATATAACAAAATTGTTGTACATTTGCTCCCATGAGAGTAAAGTACGACAATTTATGTAAGATTAATGGTTGTAAATACGAGGCTGAAGTTAAAGGTCTTTGTAAATACCATTATTGGGATCAATTAAGAAGAAATAGTAAAGAAAAAGCTAAACAAACTAAGAAAAAATCCAAGAAACTTCTTGAAAAAGCTGATGGTTACACAGCTGAGCGAGGTAAAGAAAAAGCAAAGCTTTATAAAAAGGCTCGTATAGAGTATTTAGAGGCTCATAAATGCTGTGAAGCTAAGCTTACAGGGTGTTTAATACCTACTATAGATTATGAAGCTATAGGGCTACAAATACATCACAAGAAGGGTAGAATTGGAGAACTTTTATTTGATAAAAGATATTTTTTAGCTGTTTGTCAGAGCTGTCATTCTTATATTGAACAGAATCCAGAATTTGCTTTATCTCATGGATATAGCTTATCAAGATTAGCAAAAGAGGATAATTTGAATTGAATAATAGTTTAAATGTGAGTAATGAATAAGACTGGAGAAATAAAACTTGATGAATTAAATGATCATGAAAAATTTATTCTTTTTTCTATAGGAGATAAACCAAGAGAAAAGCATTTTGGACTTGAAAGTACTATACCAAATTATCTTACATCAATAGGATTAGTAGATTATTGTGGTAGTGGAAGATATGAATTAACAGATAAAGGTCGTCAATTATATCTTCAAAACATGATATTTTCTGATGGCCATACAAAAGAAACTTCAATAAAAGAAGAACAATTAATAACCAATTAAAACACATTAAATGAGAAAGGTAAATCTCGAAGATGAACTGGTTGCAACCAGTGATTCCAAAAAAGCACAAGTAAATACAATTTTAGCTGATGCTGGTCTTAACGAAGTTAAAGGCTTGCTTGGTTATGCAGAATTGGAAGATAAGCGTATTTTACAACTTATTGGTAGTAATTCCATTAATAAAGTAATTCACGATATGCAAGGAGCTGCTATTGTACTCGAAAAAGCAGAAAACTATTATGGCTCGAGAGTATTCACTCCTGATGAGATCAAAGAGCTTTGCATGAAATATAAGCTCAAATTCTTACCAACTTCTAACTTCATTGGAAGCTTTGATGTGGAAGTTGCTGCTAAGATCAAAGAAATGCAGAAGAAAATCTGTGACAGCAGAGATGCTGATCGTGCAGAAAGAGAAAACTGCACAATTGAGCAACTTCGTGCAAAAGAGAACTATGTTCCTTTTAAGTTCGATGATCATCAACTGAAAAACGATTTTGCCATTATGGCTCCGCCTTCAATGTTCAATCTGTCTGTACGTCCAAAACCTGAAAAGATCCGCCAGGTTCGTGATTGGGACCCCGTTTTGTTCTTCAAAGCAGATGACAAATGGGCAATGGTTCATAAGTGGGGTAACGATTTCAGCGTAGCCAGGGCCATTAAAGGCTTTGTGTACAGAAATGAAAGTACAATGTTGTTTACAACATGTTTGGCTGTTGCTTCTGTACTGTTCCTGGGACTGTCGTTGTTTACCAACATTTACATCAACAGTAACCCTGTATATAACATACTTGCTGTTGTAGGTACGTTATTGGTAACACCATTGTTATCAATTCTGCTTCTGCCAAAGTCTGGCTCTGATGTTTACACTGAGTCCGGTTGGAATACTCCATTTAAAAGCTAAAAATGAGAAATTATATTATAGCTTCTATGTTGTGTTTATTTGGTATTGTTTTATTTTCTTCTTACATCATAGTAAGAAATAAAGTAGCAAAAAATCAGCCAACTTTTGTTATAACTATCAAAGACAACATAAAAGCAGATAAAGCAAAAAAACTTGTCAGTAATTATAATGCTGGCAAAAACTATTATTGGAAATATAAGATACAGAAAACATATCACAGCAATGGTATGAGTATCTATACTTCAGCAGATACTCTCTCACGAGAGATATTGTCTGAAAACAAATAGGAGACCTACAAGTTCACTCAGCTAGTGATGTAGGGACATGAGGGACTCCAAAACCTGATTGTCATGAACGGTTCGAATCCGTTCTGTATACCATAGTGTTCAACAAATCGTAAATAAAGCTCCCAATGCTTGTGCAAAACGGAACCTAATACTCGAAGATTTGTTTAGGAAGGTGGTATTAAGTTCTAAGGATTTAATAGTATGCTCTGATTCAGAGTAGGGAAGCTTAGACACCTTAGAGCCAGCAAAAGCTTGGCTTTTTACCAAGTGTATGTGCTGTTAAGAAAAGTAAGGAGATGGCTGGTGAAACCCCATTTCTGAGAATTATGATAGGGTCAATCGTCCTGGTTGGCCCTATCTTTTTTTATTATAAATAAGAAATAATTTTTTTGGAATTTTACTAAATTTAGTGTATATTTGCATCTATGAGAGATCAAATAAACATATTCGGTACTATAGAGAATGGTAAGCTTATTATTTCAAATAGAGAACTTATCACAGATTGGTTAAAACTTCAAAACGAAGGCGATACTATAGTTCTTAGATATACCAATCAAAAAGATTATAAGTCTGTAAGACAAATCAGACTTCTCTACAAACAATTCAGAGAAATTGCTAAATTTACTGGAAGTACAGTAGAAGATATCAAATTAATGCTTAAATATCATTTTGGTTTATGTTATAGTACTAATATTGAAGGTAATGAAATTACTATATGTAAATCAATATCTGATTTAAAAAAATCAGAAATTTCAGAATTAATCGAACAAGTAGATATATGGAGTAATCAAACTCTTGGTCTACCACTCTTGACACAAGATGATAAAAATTTTTTGAAGACATGAATAAGGTAAAAATAAAATTAATTGATGATCTTATAAATAAATGGGTTATATGTGATGAAGCAATAGGTGTAAGTATACCAAAGTATTCTATAGGTAGAGTCACAAATATAACAAGTGACCATATACATACCGATCAGTTTACTATACTTACTAATGATTTTAATAAATTAAGTATATTAGCTGATCCATTATATAATATGAATGTAAAAGTAGATGATGAAGTTACTCTAACCAGAAACTATAATAGTTTTAAAGTTGGACAAAAAGTAAATGTGGATGAATTTATTGATGATAATAAAACTAAATTTAGAACTAAAGGACTAATACCAGGAGGTTTTATTCATATAAAAGATATTACTAAAACGATAGATTATACTTCTTTTCGACTTAAGACATTTTTAGAATGCTGTGTAGAATTTGGTGCTAATTGGCAAATATCTAATTGTAGATTACCAAAACAAATAATAGGTATTCTCGGAGATTCTTTATCTAATCATAATGTAAAGAATAATAAAAATATGTTCTTTATAGGATCTTCACCAATACCAGGTTTTTATATAACTGATGAACCTAAAAAAGAAAAGAATTACGAAATAGTATTTAAATCAGAAGAAGAATGGAAGAAGTTGAAAATAAATTATAATTCAGATGGATTTATACAAATCGCTAGTTCTATGAAAACTATGTGGGGTAAACCATTAAAACCTTATCTTAGTGAAAAACAATTAGACTGGAATATCATTAGAATAATTAAAATTATAAATAATGACGGAGGCATAAGAGACAAAAATGAAAATCTTATTGATCCTTTTATGTTAGAAGTTATTGAATTAAAATAGTTTTGCCTAAAACAAAAAGCCCTGATGTGGAGTCAGGGCTTTAATTTTAGTAATTCCTCTTAACTAAAAAATTATGAAACAAACATTAGATGAAAAATTACAGCAGATTGTAATAGATATACAATCAGGTAAATATGGAATGCCAGATATAGAGCATTTAAATTTAAGTGCAGAAATACAGGCATATTTGGAAAGTCCTCATAAAAATTTAACTAAAATATAAATCAGCTTCAGCTTTTCTACGTCTTGTAAGTCCACTAAGTACTTTACCAGCAGCTTTGTTCCATTTCATGAACTCATCTCTTATTGAGTAATCATTAGGATCATTATTAACTTTCTTTAATAGGGTACTAGATCTTAAATTTGGTATACCAACATTGTAAGCAAATGAAGTTATAGCTCCAAATTGATTATCACTTAGGGGTTTTTTAATAAGTTTAGAGACACCTTTTGAAAATTGATTAACATCAAATAAAAGATAAGATTCTGCTTGAGATTCATCTATAACATCTCCAAGCTTTACTTTTTGTACTCCATTATAAACTGTTGTCCCAAATCCAATTGTGTATGGCTCTCCATTAGTCCCTGGATCAGGATATGCTTTTAATCTTAAGCCTTCAAAAGACTTTATTAAATTAATTGATTGTTTATTTATCATCTGGATTATCTATTTTTCTATTACTAGGAGGAGGAGTATAACAATTATCATCGTCATCTCTATTTCTACTAGCTCCTCTAAAAAATAGACCTATCTTTTTTACTAATGTATCTGGAGATAGAAGCAATATAGTGCCTATAATAATACCTCCAATTCCATTCCAAACCCAGTCCATTACTCCTGTAAAGACTAGTGAAAGAGTAATAAGCATTATTGCTATACCAACAATAGATGTTATAATACCTTTAACTACATTTCTTTTCATATATTTATTCTTTATTTTCTTTTCGAAGACGTCTTCTTTTTTCTTTTATACTATAAATATAATTTATAAAAGAAGCTATTGCTGCTGCACTAGAAGTTAGATACATAAGCCATTTTGCAATAATGTCTACATTATCTAAAAGTATTCCAAATATTCCTAAAATAATTGAAATTACTAAATTAATGTGACCATTTTGAGGATTCATCTCATTATTCATTTTTATATTTTTTTACTGATTTGTGCAATTATATCAGAACAAGCCTCTTTTTTCCATTTCATAGCTTCTTGCTGATATTCTATATTTCTATTATTAACTTCTGGATGTAATGAATAACCCCAGGTTACTTGTAAGTGACATTTATAATCTTGGTTATGTGGAGCATTTATAGCTCTCCAATCTTTATCTAAATAATAAAACCAAAATTCAGATACTGGCGGCCAAGTATGAGTCAAATCACCATAAGCTCTTTGTGAGGCCCAATGTGGTACTATAATTGTTGCAAATCCACTAATAAGTCTACCATCTTGATAAACTGGATCTTTTAATACTCTTTGAAGTTCATTAACAAAATGAATTCTTTCTTTAGGTAATAGATGTTCAACAAAATGTGAAGCATGTACTTCATCTACACTATTATCTTTAAAAGGCCATTTTTTATTACCAGCATCCATTACTACATCTACACCTTCAAAAGGTAGAATATCTACACCTAGAAATCCTTCTCTTTTATTTTTACCACATCCAATATCAATGCGAATTGGACCTTCTTGTTTAATTGGTTTTTTTGTTACTTTCTTCATTTAAATATTGGTTTATTTGATTTTTATATAATTCATACCATCCTAATTTGGTATTACAAATATGACAAAGAATACCCCTAATTTCTCCAGTTTTGTGATTATGATCTATATGTGTAGTTCTATTATTTTTAAATTCTTTATCACAAATTTTACACTTAAAATTTTGAGATCTAATCATCTCTAGTTTATTTTCAAGAGTTATACCATATTTAATTAAAAGACTATAACTTCTAACTCTATCTATATGTTTATGCTTATTTCTATGATGAGATTCTTTAGCTTGTAAATTATGTTTATCTCTATTTTTTTCTCTCCATAATCTCATATATTCAGTTCTCTTTTTTCTTTGATCTGGAGTTTTAGCATATTCTCTTTTTCTTTTTCTATATTTTTCTAAATTTTGCATATTTTTATTATAATATACAAAATAAATTGGATATTACCAAATAATTCTACCACGTAATGTCGGTAGCCTGTTCGTAGTGACCTACTTTGACACTACAATCTATAGCACAACGATATCCATTTTTTCTTGCATCTGACCAAAAATAAAGATCTTGTGTACCTACACCTTCTTTACCAGCTATTGTTTTAAACCATGGTCTTCTGAGATTAGGATCTTTAAACATTTGTAATCTCCAAAGATTAAAACCCATTCCAGTACCACAACATTCGACAAGACCACCATTAGGATCAGGAGCTTGAGGACGATAGTTGAGTGTAGTATCTTTTGGATCACCCCATATTTGTGGTACACCACCTTCACCTTTAGTCCAATATAGACCACCTATACAAGCAAATTCTGGATGCTCCTCCATTCTTTTTAAAAGGGCTATTAAGTCTCCTGGTTGAGGTATATTATCATGTTCTATAGTTAATAGATACTCCCATTGAGATAATTCTGGATGATTTAGGATGTCCTGTATTGAATTTGAGAATGCTTCTCCTACTTCCATACCAACAGCTGCCATTTTAAAATGAGGCTGATTTGGTGGAAATATTAAACTACAATGTGATAAATATACCTTAGTTGGTATACTAGGACCTGCGGGTATTAACATTATAACTCGTTGTTTACGCCATGATCCTCCTTGTTTTATACGTAAAGAAGACTTATCTAGATCTGCATTATGCATTCCAGATTCAATTCCAATCATTTGTGGTTTCATTTAATTTTAAATATTTTTTGGCTTTCTCTAAGAAATTTGGTTTTTCAACATGTCCTATACTTATATTACAGATTAGACATAGTGTTATAATATACAAAATTAATCTGAAATTACCAAATTTTAATTATACAAACCTTGATTATATCCAACTGGAGCTGTATAAGTCATTGTAGTAGCTCCAAAATTAGCAGTAACAACATTAGCACCAAATCCAGAACTAAATGCTGCATAAAAAGTACCAGTAAGTCCAGTAAAGGCTACTCCTTGACTAACATTATTACGATAAAATGTAATTTGTCCAGTATCCATATCTAAAGCTACACCTATAACTACACCATTTGCAGGGGCTGTTCCATAGGCAGTATCGACACCATTATTCTTCTTTTCTCCTGTATCTGTATATCCATAGCCATTTGCTGTAGTACCAACAAGTACTGTAGTACCTTCAGATGATGTTTTTATACCATATGATGTAGAATTACTTATTACTGCTCCAATTATTATCTCCCAATACCATTTACCAGAAGATTTACCAATTGTACTACGAGTAGCATAAACATCTGCATTGCTGGCAGTAGCTGTCAAATCTCCATTGCTCAAGGTTATGCCTGCATTTGTATTAGCAGGATCCCAAGTAGCATAAGTTGTAGACTGCACATTTCCTAACCATCCTATTGAAGCTGTTCCTGCCATATTATATAGTTGATGAAGCAAATAACATTATTGGTGCCCTAAGTGCCATTGAATCACTACCCCTTATTTGTGAAAATGCAACAGAAGCAGGCATAGCTGATGTAGTAACTGTATATACTCCTTGTCCTAATGTAAATTGCATGGTTGTATTATTTGAAGAACCAAAGAATCCCTGAAAAGCACTGTTTACATTAGATACTACCATATTTGAATAACTTCCATTTGCACCACCAGAAGTTGTACGAGATAGAAAACCTATCCAATATTCACCTTCTGTAAAAGTATTTGTCATACCTATAGTAAAATGTCTTATGCCAGAATATAATGAATAGCTACCAGCTGTTCCTGAATGAGTTAATGCTGTTGAAGCAGAAATACTGCTATATAATGATAAACTAGATGCATTTCTTGTGTATATACCAACCCAAAAAGATAAGGTATGTGAACCAGATGAGTTTGATGAGTTAGTATTATGCATAGGTAGCAATATTCTATCACATTGGAAATTGGGGAAGATCTCTGGTTCAAATCGCAGAGTACCTTGTCCAACTTGTCCAGCTACCATTGGTAAATCTGCATATGCGTTATATCCAGATAATGTTGATGCATTTGGTACACCTATTGAAATAGTGGAACCATTTACTGATATAGATACTTGACCTGTAGCAGATAAAGATGAAGTAGCTGGAGCATTTATCCCAACTGTACTACCACTTCCTGATAAAGTAATATTATTACCTCCGGAAAAATAAAACGCATCATTGGAAATAGACCAAGAAGAAGTACCACCAGTATTTCCATTTAAAAATATTTGATCTGGTACTGTGTTTACATCAATTCTTATTTGAGAACCATTTGTTCCAGAAATTGTTACACCATTACCTCCAGAAAGTGCTATTGTTGATCCAGATGCTGTAGTATTTCCAGCAGTATTTCCTATAAGATTAAACCAGTTATTTTCAGCTGCTGCTCCTGGAGCAGCTACAGAAGCTGTAATTATTGATCCCGCTGATGTACCAAATGTAACATTATTAGCATTTGAGAACGCTAAAGTAGTAAATGAGAATGAACCATTACTAGCAGATGCTACAGGATTAACTCCACCACCTGGTGCAACAGATATTTGTAATCCATTGGAATTCAATGTAATAGAAGCATTAGTAGCAGATGTGCCCGTACCAGCATATCCTCTTGCATCAAAAGATAATCCTGATGAATTAACTGTCCAAGTAACATTAGATTGAGCTGTATTTAATCCTATCGCATCAGTAGATGCACGTGCTGTAGTTAAATAATTACCTACAGAAAATGAAATAGTATTTGATGATCCAGATACAGTAATATTATTACCACCAGCTAACCATAAATCAGTTCCTTGAGCTGATGATGTAGTCCCAGCAGTATTACCTGTTAACTTCCAGTTTTGTATATATTTAGAGGATTGTGCAGTCTCAAGATAATCACTCATTTGTGAAGTAAATTGTAACTGTGAATTTTGCGAAGTATGTCTAAATAAGCTACTTTGTGAGGTATTTAAAGCATTAGAAGTAATAGCTGAAGTATTAGAAGTAAACTGCAATCCATGAGTAATAGAGACACCCTGACCTGTAGTTGATGCCCACGAAATACCATTACCATCTCTAAAGGAAATTTGTCCTGATGTATATGTAGTATTAGATAAAACTATACTTGATATACCAGTTTGAGCGGATTGTGCAGCTACTGATATTGATATAGCATTACTTGCTATTGTACCAGAAGCATTAGTTCCATTAAATACAGCATTTGCTTGAACAAACTCTGAACCTCTGTTTGAAGCCATGGCTGTTGTTAAAGCATTTGGAGCACTTAATTGAATACTACCATTACTATATCCTACTGTTAAAGAACCTATAGCATTGAGAGAAAGTGCATTAACAGATAAAACAGTTGAACTATTTTGTGTTGTGTTACCTAATCCATATAAGGATGCATTTTGTGGTACAGAAGATTGTGAATTTACAGATATAGAAATACCATCACTGGCTATTGTACCACTAACATTAGTTCCTGCAAATGCAGCTGTAGCTTGAACAAAATCACTACCTTGATTACTAGCCATTGCAGTAGTTAGATAATCTGTTTTTATTGTACCATATAATCCTTGTGTACCAGTAGAAAATGTAATACCATTACTATCTGCAAACTTTAAAGTAGAAAATAAAGCAGATCCATTATTAGCTGAATAAGCAACTGGCTGTGTAGATTGTGCTGCTACAGACAATGCTATTGTATCACTTCCAAGAGTGGCTGATATATTTGTTAAATCAAGTGATGCTGAAGAATAAATAAAATTACTACCATAATCACTTTCCATTGCTGTTGTTAAGTAATTACCAGTAGTTTGATAATTAGTCATATCAGCTGTTAACTGATAATCAGACATTTGAGATGTAAATTGAAAATTGCTAGTTACATCTGTTAATAAGAAATTTGTTGATTCTCCTATAGAAATATAATCGGTAACATTAGAATAAGACGCACTAGCTGTCAAGGTAGAGCCTGCTATTCCAAAAGTTACATTATTATCATTAGAAAATACTAAACTAGAATGACTATGTGTAGACTGACTATAGCTTGCTGTTATTGTAGAACCGTCTAATCCAAAAGTAACTCCATTAGAATTACTTAGAATAAAATTAGTTAAATTGTTAGAAGTTGTTCCAGCAGATACGTTTATACGAGATATATGTCCTGCTGTTGAAGGCACTGTATATGATCCTACTAAAGAACCGTTGCTGATATAAAATGATAATCCATTTAAATTACCAAATGTTGCAGTTTGGAACGTAAAGCTACCATTGCTACCACTTATTGCCTGATTAGATTGTGAGGTTAAAGCATTGTGTTGAGCAGTAAGTGTTGATCCATTTAAACCAAAAGATATCCCGTTAGAATTTGAAAATATAACTTTACCAAGAGCTACATCAGTTGTTCCAGCAGAAACAGTTCCTGCAGCACCACCTGCTCCAACTGAAGCAGTAATAGTACTACCATTTAGTCCAAATGATATTCCATTTGAGTTAGAAAATACTACATTACTAAGACTACGAGAAGTTGTACCTGCACTAAAATTAACAAGTCCATCAGCAGGAGCTACTGATGCTGTTATTACTTGACCATTAATACCAAAAGATACTCCATTGGTATTAGAAAAAATCACTTGACCTAAAGTAGCATTAGAGGTTCCAGCAAATACTGAACCTACGGGAGGCTCTGATACTTCATCAGGTATATTATCTACATACCATATTTGTAATTTATCATTATTTTTAAAGGATGGAAAATGTCCTTCATAAATGAATTGATTGCCTACAACTCTACCATTAAGTTCTGTATTTAATATATAAATTACAACATTTCTTGTCAAATTTTTTATTGACAAGATACCAGATAAGTTTATACTCTTATAATCTTTAAAAGTAATACTCTTAGCTGATGCATTGAACGTATAATTTAATATTAATTTTTTCATTAATGTATTTCATTAATAAACTACTTTGACATTTGCTCCTGTACGATACAACATTCCAACTTTTAATCCAGCAGCTTTTGCTGCAGTATTATTAGCATATTCATATACTATTACTTGAGTACTATTTTGATTTGTTGGAGCTGCTTTTACTGTTATAATAACAGAATCTGAATCAGAATCTCCTTGATTATCTGTCACTGTTAAATTATATGTATATACTCCTTCAGTTAAATTAGTAAGAGTTATTGAAGCTGTTGTTCCAACTACAACTCCACCACTATTTTTCCATGTATAATTCACTATTGTTCCATCCGGATCGGTGCCACTACCAGACAGGATTACTGAGTTGGTAGGAAGCGTGATCGTCTGATCAGGTCCTGCATTGGCAGTAGGAGGTTGATTAACTACTACACAAGATTGAGTTAAAACTGGTGTTCCTATACATCCTGAAGGAGTAGTTGAAATTACAGTTCTAGTTTGTTGTCCATTAACACATGGTCCCCAAACCGAATAAGTATATGTACATGGTTGTGGAGCTGAATTAGCTTGATAACCAATATTTTGACCATATATTGGAGAATTTGTAGGTACTAAATAATTAGAATCAAGTAATGGATTTACTTTTTGATTATTTGTATTAATTAAAGAACCTATCCAATTTGGATTATTAGTATTACCATTATTCCACAAACAGTTATCTTTAGTGATAATGTTAACCATTTGTGTAGAACCACCTTCTAAATATTGACCTGCGAAACCTATAAAAATATTATTATTAATGGTAATGCCATCAGCACCTGGGGTACTATTAACAGCTTTTTGAAAATGAGATAAATCTATACCAGAAATTGCAGCATCACTAGAATTTGTTACAAATGTATTATTAGATATTTGTAAGTTTCTGCAATATGCATCTTTTGTATCACCTTCTGTTAAGAATTGAATACCAGCAGAACTTGATGGTGTGCTATATAAATTAGCAAATAAGTTATTCTTAATCGTTACGTTTGTAACTGCACTATAACCACCAACTGGTTTTGGATTATTATATCCACCATTATTATTAGGTGTACGAACATTAAATGTTATACCCATTGCTTGATTATAAAATCTATTATCTTCTATAATTGCTCTATCAGTTTCAAACTCAAGTATAATACCTTGTTCTTCTTTCGTATTTATTGGAGAGTGACCACTATAATTATGATGTATCCATAAACTGTAAGTGTATGGAGATACTACTCTATTATAATTAAGATCAATACTTCCTTGAATATCATTATTGGCAATTTCTAATCCGGATTGATTAAATAATTCAATAGCAAAATTCCAATCACTATCTCCATTCCAACTTGGACCTGTAAAATTAGCTCTTTTTAATGTATTGTTAAGAATCTTTAAACCTAAATTATAACCAGAGCCCCAATATTTAATAAGCTCACCATTTGTACCAGCAGGACGTGAAAGTTGGGTCATTGTATTTCCAGATATAATCATATCTTTAGTACCACCAACATTAATTTGTCCACATATTGTAGTACCATACCAACCAGCAGCATCATCAAATACACAATTAGTAATTTTATTACCTGTAGTATATATTTTAGGATCTATTGGAATAGTAGAACTATTATCACCATTACCATTAAAAATAACACCTCTGTGGTAAAACTTTTTTATAGAGCAATTATCTAATACAACATTATGACGTAAAGTACTCCAAATAGCTATCCAAGTCTTAAAATTTGTATTACTAACATAACTACCATCAAATCCAATATTAGATATTATTTGATTACCATTTGTTAATGAAGAACTTTCTATATTTAAAAGTACAGACCAATCTCCAGTCATAGTACCTTTTATAATAGTCAAATCTTTACCATCACCTTCTAAATTTACACCAACTGGTAAATTTAAAGTTGTTGCTTGAGTATATGTACCAGCATTAACATGAATGGTATCACCAGATATAACAGAAGAAAACGCTTTATTAAGTGTTTTCCAAGGCGTTGATTGTGAACCGTTTGATGCATCATTACCTGTAGTACTTACGTAATATATTGCCATTAGTTTAATTTTTTTGTTATTGTTTTAGTTAATCTTTTACCTATTATTTTTATTTTATACCAGAGATATCCAGTATCTACAAAACTTTCATTCACAATCACAAAGTCTCTTTCTTCTCCAGGAGTTGTATATGTATTTATTAAATCATATGTAGAATTATCATTACTTCCATATATTTCTATTGTATTATATCTAATAATACCAGAAAATTCTATATTACTTCCACTTTTTGTAAAAGAGAAATCTTTTGTGGAAGCTTTGTAGTCATTTAAAAAATCATCTAAAGATTTTGATCTAAGATGAGCATTTAAATATTCTTGATTTCCAATATCATTATAATGTAGTCCACCTGTATCCATTAAATATGACCAAGGTCTTAATCCATTAATTGTATCATACATATACTCGTAAGTATCACAATATTCATTAGGTGCATACTGTTTCAAAAAAGTATTAACAGCTGTAGAATCATTATAATATGTCTGAGCTGTAACTGGAGCAAAAAATGTTCTATCTCTTGGTCCTTGTCCTGTTATTAGAAATTTAATATTATTATTTCTCAATATATCTATAATTGTAGTATAACAATATTCAACTTCTGATACTGGCATTCTATTTGTAAACTGATTTCCACTAAAAGAGATAACAACAAAATCTGGATTATAAGATAATATAGTTTCTATATTTAAAAGAGGATTTGGTTGACAAAGAGTGCAAGGCTCTACTGTATAAGTATAACTAGATGGCATACAACCACCTATTGTTGTTCCACCTATTCCAAGATTTGTTAATGTTACTTGTGGAAAATACTGTTCAAAAAAAGATTTTAATTTATTTACCCATACCATATTAAAACCACCTGGTGGAACCCAGACGGTATGACTATCTCCAGATACTAATAATTTAAGATTATTTATCATATTTAATTAATCTTAATCCAGTTAGCTCCAGTACTTTGAAATTGAGCGGCTGCACCATTAGCTAATGTACCTGGAGCAGCACCATCTATTGTTTGTGAAGATGTTGTAGCTAATGTAAGATTTCCTCCAGTTGTATTTTTTACTACATAGATTCTTCCAGTACATCCCACTGCAGTTGGAAGTGTAAAAGTATCAGTTCCTGAAGTAAAATGTATAGTATAATCTAAATCTGTAGCTGTATAATCTGCTGTTTTAGCAACATAAGAAGCTTCAAATGAACCAGCTACACTTACTGTAGATGTTGGAAGCAACGTATTAAAACCAAATAATGGCTTAGTACCATTTGTAGTATCTGAACCATGTAAAACAGTAAGAGCATTATGTCTATTACCTGTTCCCGAACCATTACCTATTATAAATATCCTATTCTGTGAAGAAGTACTAGTTGGAGTTGAAGTGTCAGTGGCAGTTTCGTTATATTTTCCAAATCCTGCTCCATAAAATGCTATAACTTCAGCATTATTAGCAGCAAAAGCTCCAACACTATTAGCAACAGTTCCAGAGTTAAATGCTGCTCCATAATTATAATTAACTCTTGTGTTATAACCTATAGCTGTAGCTGCAAGGACATTTGCGCCTATATTACTTTGAAAACCACCTATAATATTATAACTTGCTGTTCCTGCTATTGCTTGATCATAACCAAAAATCGTATTCATTTGACCAGTACCTAATGTTGTACCACCTTGAGCAAAATCCCAATTAAATTTACCGTCTCCTGATACACTACCAACATAAGTATTATTAGTTTTAAATATAAGTGGTTGAGCATTTAATGTTCCAATAAAATCTCCACCTAATGCAGTGTTTCCTGCTGGACCCCATTTACGATCAAATAAATCCCAGTCAGTTGTAGAAAGGTATCCATCATTATTTGTATCAGCTAATGGTATACTTATAACATCAGAGGATATCAGTAACGGTAAATCTGCAGTTAAAGGAGAAGAACCTCCATCAATAATTAATGCCCATTGTCCATCTTCATCTTTATAATAAATATCACCTGTAGAATTATCTATACCTAATACATAACAACAGGAAACCTCTCCGGAGAGAGGCCCATTGTTATATAATATTTGTTTTTGCTTTGACTTTTTATCTAGAGTATTTAATTTCTCTAGTATTTGTTCATGAATGCTAGGCAAGGTATTATAATTTTAAATATTAAGCAAATGCAGGAGCTGATGTACCATCAGCATGATTACCTGATTCTAACAAAACCCATGCTGTGCCGTTGAAATAGAGGAGAACATAATCTCCAACATCAGCAAAAGTTATTGTTGTTCCACCACTAAGATTTGTTGGAGTGAGAGTACCATCACCACCATCAGTTACCATTTGAATCTTCTTAAGTTGACCTTTAACTACACCATCTGCTAATGTACCTGCATTAGAACCAGTAGTAGTCCATGCTGTATAATAAGAAGTTACATTAACTGCACCGGCACCAGATAAATTCTGTTGTGTAGATATTGGTATAAAAGTACCAAAAGTAGATGAAGGTCCTGCAATGGTAGATCCCGCTAATACATTAAATGAATTAGAAGTAATTGTAAAATCATCTGATCCATTAATAGATATATCTATTTGATCATCAGAAGGAGAACTTATATGAGTATCTCCATCAGCATCTAATATAAGAGCATTAGCAGTACCATTAAGATCTACTGTACCATTCAATATATTTACTCCATCTAAAAGTATGCCTGAACTAGCTTGAAATTGACTTGTTGCCATTATTAAATTATTTTAAAAGATTAAGCAATAGTTGAACCAGAATTCTCTAGTGTAACCCAATCTGTACCATCCCAAATTAATACTACATAATCACCAGCATCATTCATTGTAATGGTTGTACCACCAGATAAATTTACTGGAGTTATAACAGCATTACCTCCACCGTCTGCTACTAATAAAATCTTTTTAAGCTGACCAACTTGTACGCCATCTGCTAAAGTAAACGCATCACCACCAGCATCAGTATTAATTGTAGTAAGATAATTTGTAACAACAATTGCACCTCCTGTACCAGCAGTTATATCATTTTGTGCTACAAGTGGAAAAAATCCAGCAAGCATTGAATTAGCAGATATACCTGCAGATAATTCTGCGTAGGAAGTACCGTTAAAAGTTTGTAAAGATCCAGTTGTTGGATCAAATTGTACAGGTTGTGGATCTGTACCAGCAGTGTCGCAACATTCATTAAATGAAGCTACATTAAGACGATCTAACTCATTTTCTATGAGTTTACTAAAATCGAAAAGATTAGTGTCATCTTTTTGATCAGCTTTTTTTATAAGCAGACCTTTTTGAATATAATATTTTGAAGCCATTTTGTAGGTCCGTATGTTATACCGCAAACGGAACGGTTAAGTATTAATTATCAAGCATTTACTCAAGATAATATGAGATTATCGAATTTTTATTGAATTGGAACCGTGTGGAAGTATTACTTTAATTTCACAGCCACTAGATCCATTGCAAGAATTAGTTATATTATTCATGCTAAATAATACTAAAATATATTGAACTATCCAAATAAAATATAAATAACTTACAATATAACACTATGATAGTAGAATCAAAATTGAAAGAAGAATTAGAAGAAATATTGAAGAAGAATAAGATTCAATCCGAATTTAAAATTGAAGTGAGAAATGGACATTATCATCCTTCAATCTGTGTTGTTATAAGTAATACAACATTTTCTTTAAAAGATATGCATTCTGGTTGTGGATGTGTAGTATTATGTAAATATGGACATTTACCATCAAGTGACTATTTAATTGATTTAATTAAACATGTTTTTAAGACTTACAAAAAGAATGGAGTAGGTAGTATAATAACTACTCTTGGTCAAAGCTTTCCAGATAATACACTTTTGAAATTAGGATTTCAAAAATTAAGTACTTATCCAAATTATTTACATGGAAAGGATGGAAATTATAAACAAAGTCTTTATCAAATTATTTTATGAGTAGAATGATAATAGTCAATGAATCAAAGTTAATTGATCAGATAAATTACCTAACTAATTTAGAATCGAGATTTCATGAACATGACGCTAATAAAAATGAAGCTATATCAGCTCTAAATTGGATTTTTATTGAAGGTTTACCTGGTATTACAGGTCTATTAGTTGACAGAGATAAATTGGAAAAAGAACTTAGTTGGCTTGATCATCAAATAAATATAAATGATCGTGCTCAACAATATGAACTATCTGCAAAATATGCAGTAAGAGAAGATCAAATATCTTGGGTTATTAAATCAATATCCGAAGCAACTCATCCTTCTGAAATTAGTAAAGATAAAAAATACTTTGAAAAAGATGAGTATTACGATAAAGAAACAAATGAATGGAAAACTAAAAAAACTAAATTACCATTTAAATCCTTTCCAGGAGTAGCTACTTGGAGTACATTAACCAGAGAAGATTGGAGAGCTTGGGAAGAAAGTGGTGGTTCAAATCCATTATATAGAAAACAAAAAAGTGAAGAAAAAGATGAATTTAATGATTTTCATACAGATTAATTATGATACTGAGTAGAGGAAAAACAATTGAAGGCAGAATAGTAAGATCACTTCCTACACCAAAAAATCCATTAGGTATATTATATTATATTATTAGAAAACAAGGAGTTTGGGTATTTTTTATGAAAGTAAATAGAAATAAAAGTGATAAAAATTTTGTTGAACACAAATTAGAAATTGAATTTAACAGAACTTTTGAACTTGAACACCCAGAAGAAATTTCTAAGAAAGAACAAAACTTTCATCAAGAACATTTAATATACGATTAAAATGGAGTTAGAATTAAAATGGCTTAAAACAGGAGAGACCTTTATTTATAAGGAAGTTATATGGAAAAGAACTCCAGTTTTTCGTAATTCTTGGGCAGTTACAAAATATCTTGGTAAACAAGAAGGTAAAGAATTATGTTCTTTAGTTAAATGTCAACCTAAGATAGCTGGAATATTCCAAATGACAATGGCTAAATATTTTAATACTGAAACTATAGTTGAAACAATTTAAACTTAATAATATGCCAATAACAAAAACAAATACAGCATGTTGTGCTCTTTGTCAATTATCTATGCCAGATGATGAACCTATTGAAAATATAAGAAATGAGATAGAAAAGCTTAAAGAAGAAGCTAAAAAAGAATACACTCCTGTAATAATAGGGGGACAAAGAGCAGTATTTGTAATAACTACCGAGAGTGAACTTAATTTACAGAAAAATTTACGTAGTTTAAACTTTGTGATAGTTAATTCTTTTAAAAGAAGAAATGGTTATGCTCCAGGCTTACTTACTATGTGGATGTTAAATTGGTAATATGATACATAAAGCACCCAAATTTAGTTTTAATCCAAAATTTATAATAATTTTTCGAGATCAAAAACATCACTATAGACATAAATTTTATGTTTCTATAATCTGGTGTGGTTATGTATTATTCTTAAAATTTAAATAATTATGAAAAGATATGGGCATAAAAATACTGGACTTATCTATATAGAAGGTACAGATAATTTATATTATTGGAGAAATAATGGAAAGTTTGATCAATCAATACCTAAAGAAATAATTGAAAATAGTAATGATTGGGAATTATTAAGTCCTAAATTTCTTTTTAAAACAATTGATGGAGTAAATATTTATGAAGGAGATGAATTTTTCTATATAAATGTTTTACATAATTTGGAATGTAAAATATACTCAAATAAAGACATTGCTCATTATAATGCAGTAAATTATGATTGGATACAAAAATTCTCAACTAAAAATGCTGCAGAAAGTCATCTTATTAATAAAACAGTTTGTTTAAGTTTAGACGACGTAAAAATAATTATATTATCACTTACAAATAGAAAAATAGAATATCTTGAAGCTCTTGTAAGAGAAAAAATTAAATTACCAAAATAATATGAAAACTATATTATTAATAGAAGATATTGGAGATCCATATGAACCTGGATTTACGGTAGCTGTTTGTAGTTCTAAAGAAGAAGCAAAAAATCTATTTGAAGAAATATGGGATTGTATAGAAGAAAGAAACGAAGACAATAATAATCGTGCAACCTATATTGAATTACATTCAGGAAGAAAAGAAAAAGAAGATCGTCTTGGTTGTCCTCCCACTCCATATATTTCTGAAGTAGAATTAAATAAAATACTAAAAACATAATAATATGAAATACGGAATTGAACTTGAATTTTTTGTCTTCAATAGAAAAAATGAAATAATAACAGCTAGAACTGTAACTAATAATGTGGATGGTAATCCACTTATTGGAGAAATAAGAACTGGAATACATAACAATATTGTTGATTGTATATTTGAGCTTAAAAAACTTATTTATAATGAACAAATTCTTATAGAATCTAAGAATTGTCATATAAGATTTATACCAGAAGTGACTTTATCTGACGAATTTATAAGACAATGCAGAAAGGATAAAGCTTTTGTTAATTCTAAAAGACTTGAAGCTCTTGAAGAATTTAGTATTTATCCTAATGGTGCAGTAAGTAAAGTACTTCCAAAAGGTTTAAGAAAGGCTTCATTACAAATTAACTTTTCAGAAAATAAAATCTTTAACTATACAGAATATAGAAGAGTTGAAGTTGAAGATAAATATAGATATGATTCAAGTAATACAACAAAATCTTATGCGAGTTTGTTTAATTATATGAATCCTATATTTGATCTTGATCAAGCATTCAAAAAAGAAATTAAGGATACAAATAGAGTAAAAGGAGTTTATGCTATAAAAGAAGGTCAATTAGGTGATAGAATTGAATATCGTAGTTTACCAAATAATGTAGATCTTGATAAAATTATTGAAGTACTTACTGGAAAATATATTCCAGAAGGAAAAGAATTAAAAACAAAAGAAACATGTTTGGAAGAAATAAAAAAGTAAAATATTTTGCTTATGGCTCTAATATTAGTTTAGATAGAATGAGAGATAGACTTGGATGGCTTGGACATATATCACCTGGTATACCACATATATTAGAACATTGGAAATTAGTTTTTGATGCTGGATATAGTTACTCTCAATATACCTTTGCTAATATTGAATATGAGCCTGGAGCTGAAACTCATGGTCTTATTTATGAAATAACTCAAAGACAGTTATCTCAACTTCAATATTTTGAAGCCCTCTATGATAAACGTTGGTTTAAGCTTCCAGATGGTACACAAATATTTACTTTTGTATCTCCTCCACAATATAGAACCGATAAGACTAAAAAGCCTCGGCTTGAATATCTTAATATTATCATTGATGGTGCTGTTGAAGCAAAACTTAATGTTCTTCGAGATCAACTTATTAAGTATAAGAATGAAAATTATGTACTTAAAAAAGGTAATAAACATAAGAAAAGATAAAAAAGCAAACTAAACTTATTAAAAAGTTTTAAAATATGAATAAAAATGGCAACAACTAAAAAAGAGAAAACAGCAGAAGCTATATTAAAAGCTAAAGCTTATATACTTAAACAGCCAGGATTAAAACTTAAAGGTTTAACTAAACCAGAACAAAAATCTCCTCAATCTTTTCTAAAAGCTTTCTTTTCTAATTATAATAAGAAACTTGAAACTGTATATGTATCTAATGGTAAGATACAATGTATGCCTGGTAAAAGAAGAAGTATTGAGGATATATTCTTAATAACAGTTCATTATTATCCAAAAGCATCTCTTACAAAACTTTATACAGAATTGCTTAAATTAATAACTCAAGATTTAGTAGTTTCAGGTTTATGTAAAGTAATTCATAAAAGAGTTTATAGAGGAGTAACTTCGTCAGACAACGGAGGATATATTAATGGAACTCTTATTGATGAGTTTGGAATAGATTTAAAAACATTTAAAATTGACGAATCTAGTATAACTTCAAAATGTAATAAAAATACAGTATGGGGTAATTATACCAAGGATGCAATCGAATTTATACAAACTTAATCACAATGATATCAATAATATTAATGATATTACTAATGATAACAAATTTAGTAATAGCTATAAAAGATTCAATAAATGGTAGACCAAATATTTTAAATTCTTTTGCTGCAGGATTTATTTGTTTTGGTATAATTATTTTATTGCTTAAATAATTAATTTATGCTAGAGATAAAACAAACTTGTACTCCAGGTACAGTAATAAGATTTGGTAGTAGTAAACGTACCATGATTAACAGGTTTATTGAAATCGTCGTAGCAAACAAGTTTACAGAGATTTCTATTCCAATACTACAATTCCAAGAAACATTCAAAGATAAAGTTGGAGAAGAAAATAATAATTTAATGTATAATTTTAGTGATAGAGGTAGTAGAAACTTATGTCTAGCACCAGAATATACGGCAGTTATTCAGAAGTTATCTAAAGAATACTTTAAGTATAAGAAAGATGTAAAAATCTTTTATGTGCAACAATGTTTTAGAGGAGAAAAACAACAATTTGGAAGATGGAGAGAATTTACTCAATTTGGAGTAGAAATTATAAATCCCACAGGATATATTGGAACTAAAGAATCTGAAATGCCTACTATACAATATTTACGACATATAGCTGAACATCTTATAAAGGAGATAACTCCTAACCTTATTGTAAGAGATAATGTTCCTAGAGGTCTTGATTATTATAAAGAAGGTATTGGATTTGAAATAATGTGTCCTGAACTTGGAACTGCACAACAAGTTTGTGGAGGAGGAGAATATGATGGAGGAGCTGGGTTTGCTATTGGAGTAGATAGACTCATGATTATAAAAGAAAAAGACAGATTAAGGGACGAACAAAGATAATAATATGAAAAAGAAACTTTATATTGATATGGATGGAGTCCTCTGTGACTTTTATAAACCATTTCTACAAGAACAAAGTCAAAGTAATCCATTTCCACATTCTAGAAAAGGATTTTTTATAGAATTAGATCCATTGGATGATGCTATAGAATCTTTTAAAGAATTAGAGAAATATTATGATGTATGGATACTCACAAGACCAAGCCCATCTAATACACATTGTTATACTGAAAAAGCTGATTGGGTTGAACAATATTTAGGCTATGATGTTCTTAATAAAACTATAATGTGTACTGATAAATCTCTATTAAAAGGAGATTTTTTAGTAGACGATATGACCGAACATGGTCAACTTGAATTTGAAGGAGAGCATATTCATTTTAATACATCCAAATTTCCAAATTGGAAAGTAGTAACAGAATATCTCATTCAAAGAGCTAAAAAATCTGATCCAATTAAGCTTTGGAGATGGATTAAAGGTAGACAAGATGGAGCCGAATATAAAAAATTTTGTTTATGGTCTAAAAGAATTGGTAATATAGGATTTGATGCTTATATATTAAAATATGAGGCAAACACAACATTACCATGGCATACTGATCCAATAAAAAATGGTAAACATTATCGTCTTAATATTAAGCTTTTTGGAAGATCTTATTTTTTAATTAAAGGAATTTCAAGAAAAAAAATCCATGATAGGTTTATATTTTTTAGACCAGATATATATCCACATTCATTATCAGTTGTAACGTCAACAGTAAAACTTTCATTTGGATTTGCTAAATTTAAGTCGTTATGATAATAGAGATATTAAAAATGTTAGGTCTTGTTATATTACAACATGCAAGTTTTACTTTAATAAGTAGAGCAAGAAATAGTAATAGTCTATTGTATCATACAATTGCTTCAGTATTAAGTAATGGAATGTATTTATTAGTAATAAGACAACTTATTCTAAATTTAGATAATTGGATATTATTAATAACTTATCTAATAGGAGCTGTAACAGGATCTGTTTTTATGCATTATATTGCAATGAAATACTTTGAAAAAAAGAAACCATGATACAAAGTATATCTATAATAAATAGAACATCTCCCGATAAAAGGGATAGAACTACTATATTAGAACACAAATCAAATGATAATTCAAAAAATCAAAAAATGATGAAAACTGGAATAATAGTAGCAAGAATGCAATCTCCTTATCTTACAGATGGACATACAAGTCTAATAAGTTTTGTAGCAAGTAAATGTGATGCAATAGTTATAGTACTTGGAGTATCTGAGGCTCAATTTACTGATAGAAATCCTCTAACTTTTGAAATGAGACGTGCAATGATATTGAATTTATATCCTTATATGCAAATAGAAAAGATATATGATCATCCTTCAGATGAACAATGGTCAAAAAATCTTGATGATATTATTGCAAAATATGAAAATCCAACACTATTTGGTTCAAGAGATAGCTTTCTTGGTTCTTATACTGGTGTATTTCCAATATATAGATTTGAGCCAATATATGATATTTCATCAAGTAAGATAAGAAAAGGACTTAAAGAAATAAATGCTACAGATTTTAATAAACAAATGCGTGTTGGTTTAATTCATGGAATAGAAAATAGATTTCCAATAGTTTATTCTACTGTAGATATAGCTATAATTGGAGAAAATCAGAATATGCTACTTGTAAGAAAACCAGGAGAAAAAGAATATCGTTTTTTAGGAGGATTTGTCGATACTTCAGATAAGAATTACATGCATGCTGCATTCAGAGAGTTAAATGAAGAGATTAGTAATCTTGAAAACTCTGATATAATAGTACCATTAAAATATATAGATTCATTCAAAATAGATGACTATAGATATAGAGGTACTAAAGACAGTATTATGACTAATTTCTTTACTATTATGGTTAAAGACAAAAATAATCCTGAAGATAAAGAATTTAAAAAATATAAAGGAGGAGATGATATAGAAGAAGAAACTAAATGGTTTGATATAGAATCTTTTGATATATCTCGGCTCGGCCAAGCACATCACATATTATACGAAGCACTAAAAAAATATTTATATGCCTAGAATAGTTACGCCAAGTGACACAGATGCCTATAAAATAGGTCACTGGTTACAGAGACCAAAAAATATAACAAAATTTTATTCTTACGGAGAACCAAGAGTTGGAGGTAAGAATAAATTTATATGTTTCTTTGGATTACAGCCAATAATTCAAGAACATTTTTTACCAAGAATTACTACAGAAATGATAGAAGAAGCACAAGAAGAGTGCTTTATGACTTTTGGTACTGACAAACTTTTTAATAGAGAAGTTTGGCAAAAAGTAAGAGATCTTGGTTATTTACCTTTAAAAATAATGTCAGTACCCGAGGGTACGATTATTGAAGAAGGTAATGTTTGCTTTACTATTGAAAGTACAGAACCATGGTTTGCAAATATGATTTCGCATTTCGAAGACTTTTTAATGTGGCCTTGGTACAGTTCAGCTGTATGTACAAGGAGCATGAATATAAAAAAAGCTATTAAACCAATATTTGAACAGACAAGTGATATATCTGAATTGGTATTACCATTTGCTGTAAATGATTTTGGACTTCGTGGAGCCACTTTCTTTCAAGGAGCAATAATGGGTGGTATGGCTCATTTAGTTCATTTTGAAGGTTCTGATAATATGCCAGCATCAAGACATATCAAAGATTATTATGATATGAAAGGTAGGGCTAAAAGTGTTTGGGCAACTGAACATTCAGTAGAATGCTCATATGGTCCTGGTAAGGGAGAGTATGAGTATGTAAAAGCTCAATTATCTGTTCATACAGATCTTATTAAAAGTATTGTAATAGATGCTTATGATGCTGATAACTTCATGCAAAATGTTGTAGGAAGCGATGAAATAAAAGAGCTTGTTAAAACTCATAAAGGAAGAATTGTTTGGAGACCTGATAGTGGTAAACCACTTCTTAATGTAACTAAATATTCTGATATGCTTGGAGCTATATTTGGATTTGATATGAATCAAAAACAATACAAAGTTCTTAAGTATAATACAGGACTTATTCAAGGTGATGGTATGGATGAAAATAGTATACCAGAACTTTTTAAAGAATATGTTAAGACAGGTTGGTCAGCAGAAAATATTGTGACTGGATCTGGTGGAGGTCTTTTAGAAGAAGATCTTACTAGAGATACACAAAGATGGGCTATTAAACTTTCTTATATGGAGAAAGACGAAGTATCTTTTAATGTGATGAAATCTCCAAAAACAGATCCTACAAAAAATTCAAAATCTGGTATGTTAAAACTTCACTCTCCTGGAACTACAATATCATCAAAAGAAGAATCTCCACAAATGTTTGCTGGATATACTGATATGATGAAAGTTGTTTATGAGAATGGAAAATTTAATAAAGATAGGTTTGAAAATATAATTGAAAGAGCGTCAAAATTTTAGTGTGTTTGTGCGGCGTATCTATGGCAGAGTAGCCTACAGAAATGTGGGCTACTTTTTTAAACTTTATTTTATGAAAGTAATTATCATAATTGCAATAATAGGTATTACAGGATATTTAATAAATACCATAATAACTTATAATAAATATCTTAAAAAGAGTAGACAAAGTAAAATTTCAAGAAAAAAGACTGGAAGACAGTTAGCAATAGATATTCATAAGAAGCATCTAACTGAAGCCGAAATAAAATTATTAAATTTAAGAACTAAAGATAGAAATACTACTCTAGAACAAAAGTTACAATCTATAAGAGAGAATAATCTCAAAATTAAAAAAGAAATAAAATGAAATTTAAAAATTGGAATGGAAAATCTCTTAAAGGAGACTGGATGTTTACTATCAAAATAGATGGTATTCAAGGCAGAAAAGTTACTTTTGGTTTTGCTAATTCAAATATTGGAGCAAAAAGCTCTGGATTTTATGTAGTTAGTAAAAATGATAAACAATTAAATAATCTTCCAAAAACTTTTCCATCAGGACAAATATTTGAAATATTTAACGGATCTTGCAACAGTACTTGGAGTATTTTATCAGGACCTGAAGGTGAAAGAGAAAGAATTAAAAACAAACAAATTTATAAATTATTTCCAGTAATTGATAACAGACTTATTCTTGCAAAGAAAATAACTAATCCAACAGCCAGGCAGATAAAAAGCTGGTTTACTAAAGTAAGATTAGAAGGTTATGAAGGTTTAGTACTAAGACCACTAGAAACTAACAAAAATGTTACTGTACATAAATTAAGTAAACATTTTATTAAAGTTAAAGCCTCTTATACAGTTGATACTAAAATAATTGGTTTTGTAGAAGGTAAAGGTAGACTCAAAGGTATGCTTGGTAAGTTTGTTACTGAAAATGGTGGAGTAGGAGTTGGTTTTACAGATGCAATGAGAAAAGAATTCTGGAATAAAAAAGAACAACTTCTTAATACTACTATTGAAGTAAAGTGTATGGAAATAACTAAAAATAATCGTTTTCGGCAACCCAGATTTGTAAAGCTTAGACCTGATAAATAATGAAAAAATATTTTGCAAAATAAAATTGAAATATGACAAAACGATACGATATTATATATTTATCAGATGGGTATATGTATGGGATAGATAAAGAAGATTCTGGAAAGTCTAATGATACTATCATAGATATAGTAGGAAGATTGTGGGTAAACATGGAAGAATGCTTTCATAAAGCAGCTTTAAATCAAGGTTGTTGGAAAGTTCATTTTACTAATAATCCATCTCTTGGTTTACCTTTATTACCAGATATAGAAAAAAATTTAAAACAAGAGTTGTATAATATAATTGCTGGAGATTGGGCAAGACATGAGGATGACTATCCTTATATAAAGCAAACTGTTGAACAGTGTTATAAAGCAGCTTCTGCTAAGAATAAATATACAGGAGAAGATATGAGAAATGCTCATATGACTGGAAGTATTGCTGCTTTAAATTGGAGCAAAGCTGGGATAGAAGAAGAATTTAATCATTTAACAAGAGCAGAAGATTATATACAATCTCTATCTCCTAAACTTCCTATAGCTGTAGAAGTGGAAATGGAAATAGATTCAGATAATGCTTGGAACTACAATCCTGAAAGAGGTGAGAATTGGCATTATAAGTTGCAACTTAATGGTAATCAAGTAATAGTAAAACAATGGATATATGAAGAATAAGTTTTTAGAAGAAAGTCGAAAACGCAAAGACAAACTTCAGGAAAAAGCTAATGAAATTAGTAAAATAGCAAAAAAAGCAAGAGAAGCATTTAAAAATGTAACTCTTGGAGATGCAGGTAGTCCAGAATCATTATTTATATTAGGTTTTGTTGCAGGATACAAAGAAAAAGAAAAAGAAGTATGAACACAGATAAAATACTAACAGCAAAAGAGTTTTTAAATTCTAAAAATTATTGGCATTCTGAAGATTATATACCATTATTACAAAAATTTGCTAAACTTCATGTAAAAGCTGCTTTAGAAGCTGCTAGTAAAAAAGCTGAATTAAAAATTGATTTTTCTATGTCTGAATTACCAGAAGGAAAAATTAATAAAGATTCTATTCTTAATGCTTATCCAGAAGATTTAATAAAATAATATGAAAGATGTAATAAACTATATTTTAGAAAGAAAAAGTTTATTAATTTTTATAATTATTATACCATGTCTTCTTAAAACAAATTATAAAGGTGCTTCTGCAAGATTGCATTTAAAAAGACAAAGATTTATAAAATAAAAAAAGTTAATAACTATTTTAAATAATGAGAATGAATATAATAGAAATACTATTAATACTTTTTCTACATTGGTTTGCAGATTTTGTATTACAAACAGATAAAATGGCACAAGGTAAATCAAAGAATTGGACAGATTTGATAAGTCATACTCTTACATATTTTTTTGTATTCTACATAGCATCCATATTATACTATTTTATATCAGATAATAGAAGTATTTCGTTTGTCATACAATAACAGACTATTTCACAAGTAGATTAAATTCTAAACTCTGGGAGAAAAAAGATATTCATAATTTCTTTGTAAGCGTAGGATTTGATCAATGGCTTCATTATGTGCAATTATTTATAACATATTATTTATTATTAAAATGAGTACAAAAATAACAATAGTAAAAAATGGTCCACTTATAGTAGAAAGTAAAGATGTTCTTACTGTAGATGGAGAATTAAAAGGTAAAAAACAAGCTTTCTGTAGATGTGGTAAATCAAAAGATAAAATTTATTGTGACGGAAGTCATAAAAATAATAAAAAAGATTAAATTATGATATTATTCGCAACATGGTATTTTATATTGGGATTATTAACTTGTGGTATAGGTGTTTATAGAGGTATTACTGGAAAACAATCAGCAGAACCAGATGAATTATCTGTTCTTAGTTGGTTTCTTTTCTGGTGGGTGTATTTACCTATATTTTTAATTAGATATATTAAATATAAGGTTAATGGTAAAAGCTTATAAATCAATGGGTTTATTTATAGGACAATTCAATCCTTTACATAGAGGACATTTATATGTGCGAGATAAAGCACAAGATATATTCGATATAGTAAAAATAGTAAGAATATTCGACCCTCATAAAAGATCTGAATATTGTACCCCAAGCAAACATATTGATATTCAATACAGCTTAAATATTGTAAATCTTGTACAAGAATTTGAAAAAAGATATAATGTAAGTATAATTCGTGGTATAAGAAATGAGAAAGATTATTTAAAAGAGAGAATATTATTTGATAATTTAAGAATAGAAAAACCCAACTTAAATTTTATTTATATATTCTCTTCGGAACAATTTAAAAACTATTCATCTTTTTGGATTAAAAATTTATCTCAAGAAGATAAAAGTAAATATATAATGTAAAATTATTTATATGTGGAAATTAAGAGGTGATGAAAAAACTCAAGAACAACTTGATGCTTATGTCAGAAAACTTAAATTTAAAAAATCTAATGACGAAGCAAAAGATAAAAAAACAATAACTTTAGCAAGTGTAATATGGAGAATGGTTTTTTTACAAGAACCTACATATTATACAGATGAAAAAGGGTATCAAAATCATCAGTGCGATGGTAGCCGTTTAAGAAGTGTTGAAGATATGTATTCAGTAGCAAAAAATTATGTTAAAAATGTAACTAGAGAAAAAGTTGAAAAAGCAATTGAAAAATTAATTTCTGCTGGCTATATAGAACAAAGCTTTTGTGAAACAGTACAGAGAAGAGTACATACTGCTTTAAAAATTAAAGCGACGTTAACAGATATTAAAAAAGTCTTAAAATGAAAAAAATAAATAATCTATTTCTTGAAGTTAATGGTAGTAATATAGAAATTATTAAAGAAAAAGCTTTAAGATGGAGAAAAATTAAGCTTATTGGTAAAGATCCAAAAAATTTATCAGAATTGATATTTAGATTGGTTGTTAATCATGAAGCTACTGTTTACTCAAATAAAAGAAAACCTAATAATAATGGAGTACAACAATGCTCTATGCATAGGGCAAGAAGTGTTGAGGATGTTTTTAAGGCTGCAAAGTATTATAAACCCGACATTACTTTAGAACAAGTTCATAAAGCAATGAATAAACTTAGACAAAATCATAAAATAAGTCATCATTTTTGTGGAACTGTAAGAAAATACGTTCATAATGCAAGAACATTAATTGATAATCCTAATCAATATTCTGAAACATTAGGAAAATTAGATATTAATTTTTAAGGTTTATTTTGATAATTAATGTTTAAGTTGTATCTTTGTAAATCTTGGAAATTATGAAACTAAATTTAATGTCAGAAGAAGATGCTTATAATTTAAATGTAGGAGATACTATATATGATAATCGTAATAGAAGGGTAGAAATAATTGAAAAAAATCCAAATACTTTACTAGTAGAACAATATATGACAGAAGATCGAACAATTGTTCTTCACAAATATAGGGCCTATAGAGAGATAGTACAGAATTATACAACTCACATTAAAGAAGACAATTATGGTACAAATAGAGATGGTAATGACCAAAGCTCTAAAAGCTGATTTATATAAATTAATAAAAATACTTGCTGAAGGAGAATATAGAGTTATGACCAGTGATGGTGGAGATACCTATATGTTTACTAGTGTAGAAAAAGGTAGTAGAGCTGCTACTTCTGTAAGTTGGAGTGATTTATGTATTGGTTATATTCCAAAAAAATTAGGTATTCAATATCTTATAATTCCAACAAATAATGAATTCAATATAGCTAAGTATCTTATTGATTACTATAATGAAATGGTTTTGAATCAAAAAATTAAAGAAACCACAGTTGATGGAGAAATTAATAATCCTTATTCTTTAGATGGATCAAGTTTATATTAAACTTTTAATCATGAGTAGAAAAAGAAATAAGAATCTTAATAAAAAAAGAAGACAAGATAATAATAAAAATAGATTTACTGGTGATAAAAAAAAAGAAAAATATAAATATATCAGAGCCTATAAAAAATATCTTGCTTCAAAGGGTCATCCAAAAGAAACTTCAAAACCAGATCCAAAACTTATTCAAAATAATTATCCTTTAACATTTGATCCTCCTGATGATGATTCTATTGAAGAAATTGAATTAGAAAATGAAATTCTTCAACTTGAAAATTTATATGGATTTGGTACAAGAAAAGATTCTCAAGGTAATATTATAACACCGGAAGGTAAAGTAATAGGACAATTAGCTGAAAAAGAAGATAAATATGGAAGAAGGATAAATAATGGCAAAGAAATTATTGGAAGACACTATGAGTAATATGTTTATTATCATTATTTAATGGAAATAATACAATTATATAAAAAGTTAAAGCAAATAGGGTTATCACCAAATGAGTTTACAGTTTTATCTTTTATGGCTAAAGATATCAAAGAAGAATTTAGCTTTAATGAACATCTTTCTAAAAGAATATTAAGAAAGAATGGATTTTTAGATAAAGAAGATAATTTTACTCAAAAGTCTAAAGATTTATTTGGTGTTGTAGATGAAATAGATCCAGTAAATAAGTTTAGGGAGCTATTTCCAAAAGGTATTTTACCTAATGGAAAATCTGCGAGATCAACATATAAAGAATTAGATGATAAACTTAAATGGTTTATGAAAGCTTACGAGTATTCTTGGGGTATAATATTTAAAGCAACTAAAGAGTATGTTAAATATTACGCTAAACAGGATTATAGATACATGCAAACTGCATCGAATTTTATAAGTAAACAAGATAGTAGTAAGATAAAATCCTCTTCTTTAGCTGAATGGTGTGAGAAGATAAAATCAGGAGATGAAGTGAATGAAGAATTTGATATAAATGTTTAAATATGTTTTCACTTGAAGAATTATGTATAAATAAGGTTGAAGCAGATACTAAAAACTTACTAATATCAGGTCATCCGGATGAAACATCTATTCCTGAGAAAAATAAGCTTGAAACTGTATTTACCTTAGATGATGACATTGAAAGTAAAATAGCAGCAATATATGGAAAACAAAAGAAAAAGCTTCCTGAATCCATAATTTATTTTAAAGAGATGTGGATATTTGGACCTACTCAAGAAAAAGGAGTTTTTCGAGATGTTAAAAAGATCTATAACTCTGCTATACAAGATTGTATCAAAGAAATACAAAGAGAATACAATTTTGATAAGGGTGGTGGAACACAAAGCTTTGTTGATTATTTGAAAAAAGTTCTTGAAAGAAATATGATAGAAGAATGATCATATTAAATCAATTAAATGTCAACATACAAAGTTGCTCTAGAAAGAATTGAAAATAATCGATTCAAGAAAGACAACTGTATACCATTTAATGGTATACTACCAAGATTTTCAGAATATTTACCAGGTATTCAACAAAAAAGATATTATCTAGTTTCTGGAGCTTCAGGAGCTGGTAAATCACAATTAACAGATCATTTATTTATATTTACTCCTAATGAATTTACAAGATTAGAAGAAGTAGATGTAACATTTAAAGTTTTTTATTACTCTTTAGAGTTAGATAAAGAAACAAAAATGACTCAATGGATGACTCGTAGATTGTATGATCATTATGATATCCGAGCTAATATTAATATACTTCAATCTGTAGGTAAAAATAGACTCTCAGATGATATATATATGGCTCTGATGGAAACCGAAGAGTATTTTGAAAAACTTGAAGATAATTTAGTTATAAACGATAATGTATTAAATCCAACTGGTATAATAAAAGATATTGAGAATTACGCCAAAGCTAATGGTAAAATACTTAAAAAATCTTTTATAATAAAAGAAAAACAAAATGATGGATCTATAATAGAAAAAGAAGTTCTTGGATTTGATAGATACATACCTAACAATCCTAATGAGTATGTTATAATTATAGTTGATCATGCTAGTTTATTAAATCTAGAACAAGGCATGGCTATAAAACAAACTATAGAAAAATTATCAAAGGATTTTGTAAGATTAAAAAATAGATATCATTATATACCAGTTTTAATTCAACAACAAGCAGCCGAAGGTGAAAATTTATCTCATTTTAAAGCAGAAAAATTAGAACCAAATAAAGCTAATTTAGCTGAAAGTAAACTGACATATAATGATTGTGATATTGCATTAGGTATATTCTCTCCATATAAACATGATATTAAAAATTATCGCGGATATAATATTTTAGAGATGGGAGATGCCTATAGAAATCTTAATGTATTTAAAAATCGTTTTGGAATACAAAATATTAATATAGGTATGTATTTTGATGGAGCGGTTAATTATTTTAAAGAACTTCCAAAATCAGATCAAATAACACAAAATAACTACAGTTATATAAAGCAAAGAAATCCAAACTGGTAAAATTATTACTTAGAGTAGAACTGGCAATAAGAATCAATATTTCAAACAAAAATCAAAAAAGTAATAGAATGATAAAAAATAAAACATCAAATCAAAATAAGGCAGTATTAACGTATCTTCGTAAGAGACGTAATGCAAAGATGACAACTGAACAAATATGTACTGGAGCAAATACCATTTATAATGGACATTTGACCGTTACACAAGTGAGTAAATGTTTGAATCGTTTTAGTGAAAGAAATTTGGTAAAAAAGACTGCAGATGCTACAGGTATAACAAACAATGGCCGTAAGGTATGTCGTTGGTTTTATACTCCAGCAACTAAAGGTTAATTAATTGTCAGTTTTACTTTAAGTATATTTTTATGATAGTGAAATTAGTGATTGGACAAATATGTGCAGGTAAAACTACTTATTGTCTAAATTTAACCAAAAAGAATTATGTAAGATTAAGTATGGATGATCTTAAAATAATGATGTTTGGTAGTCTACCGTCCGATAAAAAAAGTGAGGATATTATCACCGCATCTATGGAGAATATTCTTAGTATGATCGATGGTATAGATGATAATAGAAATGCCGTTATAGATGGATTTCAGCTCGATATAGAGGCTCTAAGATATCTTATATCCTGTTTTAATGTAAAGATTAAAGTATTTACTATAGACTTGTTTAAAGCCAATAAAAGAAATAAAAGAAGGCAACAAGAAGATGGTTTATATATAGATCCTGAAGATATAAAGAAATACAATGATGCTTTTATAAAATTTGTAAATTCCGAGAAATTTAGAGAAGTTACAAAGAGTATTGAAGTTACTTATGTACATAATTATGAAAAAACAGAAAATTGTTTGGTAATGTAAAAAATTTGTCTTAACTTTGTATAAAAAGTTATGGCTTATAATGCTCTTATAATTGCAGAACCAGGATCTGGTAAATCTACATCAATAGAAACACTAGATCCAAAAACAACTTTTATTATTAATTGTGCTAATAAACCGTTGCCTTTTAGAGGCTGGAAATCGCTTTATACACCATTTAATAGTAAAGAAAATACTGGTAATATGGTTGCATCTGCTAATCCTAGTGTAATCTTACAAGTTATGGATATAGTAGACAAAAAGTTACCTCAAATGAAAACGTTAGTAATCGATGATTGGTCGTTGGTTGCTTCGTTTGAATATATGAATAAATCACATGAAGTTGGTTATCAAAAGTTTACTGATATTGGTAAAAATATATATCTTATTGGTACTAAATATAAAGATATGAGAGATGATCTAACTGTATTTTATCTTACTCACCCAGAGAGATCAGAAAATATAGATGGTGATTCTAAAATTAAGGCCAAAACAGTTGGTAAATTAGTTGACCAATTAATAGTAATTGAAGCTTTATTTACGGTAGTACTTTATGGTAAAGCTAAAAAAGAAGGTAAAGAAATTAAATATTTCTTTGAAACTCAAACAGATGGAGAGACTCCAGCTAAGAGTCCAAAAGATATGTTTAATGAATTAAGGATACCTAATGATTTGGAATTAGTAAGAAGTACAATTGTGAATTATAACGAATAAGTTTCTTCTTAATGGAGGAAGAAATATCAAAAACAAAAAAACAATAGACAAATATGTATAACTTAGGCGAATTAAATACAACAGAAAGGCAAAACAGTTCTCCATATATTTCATATGGTTCAGGTCAGATACTAAAAATAAATGACATTGAACTAAAAATAAGTGCAAATACTGGATCACCAAAGGCGATTCTCCATATGGAGACTAAACCTATAAATGATCCTAATTTTACTCCTATCGAAGGACATAAAGGTAGAGTTGGTAAAATTGGTATAGGTGTTTACATGAAGACAGAAGATCAGAAAAAAGATTTCTTGAAAAAACTTAAAACTATATCTATAGCTCTTGGAGTTGAAGATGAAGTAAACCAAGTTACAGGAAATAGTTTTGATGAAGTTGTTGATAATGTAAAATCTATAATTACTGGTAATAAGTGGGCAAGATATACTATATTTGCTGAGCAATATCCAAAAGCTGATGGTAAATTAGGTATTAAACTTTTATTACCTCGTTATAACTTTGTAGAATCTATTGATGTTGAAACTGAGAACTCGAAACTTATTAAATTTGATGAAAATAACAATTTTCATTTTAAGAAAATAGATCTTCCTCAGATGAATACAGCTCTAGAAAGTACTGACGATTTGCCATTCTAAGCAATTTCAGGCACTCAATAAAGAAAGCCTCTACAGAAATGTAGGGGCTTTTTTAATTTAAATTTATTGATATGGTGTTATATAACATGAATAAGTTAAAGACAGAAATTAAAGATATACCAGAAGCATGGATATATAAATATTATTCTGAAATGTCTGGAAGACCTATAGTTCAACCTTTTGATGGAAGAATTATTAAAATAAGATCATTTATAAATAGAGATACTGAACCTTCTCTTTGTATATATTATAACGAAAGATTAAATAAATATCTTTGGTATGATCATTCTAGCGGACAAGGTGGAGATGTTATTGATTTTGTTCAAACAATTCTTAGTAAGACTTATAGTGTAACTTTAGATAACATTTTAACTACTTATGAGAAATTTTTAGATGAAGGAGGTAATCTTGATGAATATGACAATGCAGAAATAATGTATGATTATATTACTTATAAAGTATGTCCAAGACAATATAAAGAAAACGATTTTGAATTTTGGAGACAATTTCAAATAGGTAAAAAAATTCTTATAGATTATAACGTTCAACCCCTTAAAGAATACACTATTCTTAAAGGAGATCAAGAAGCTGGAAGATTTGCAAATTATTCTTTTGGTTTCTATTCTGAAAAACAAGGTTTATATCAAATATATCAGCCTGAAAATCCAAAAATAAAATATTTAAATACTAAAAAAGATTATCTCATAGGATGGGATCAACTTAAATATAATACTGATGTTTGTATTATAACTTCAGGATTAAAAGATTTAATGGCATTAATGTCAGTTGGTCTAAAGGTTGAAGCTGTTGCACCTAAATCAGAAAATACTTATATAAAGTATGATATGATTGATTATTTAAAATCTAAGTATAAATATTTAATAACCATGCTTGATAATGATGAGCCTGGTATTAAAGCTATGAAAAATTATAAGAAGATTTATGACATACCATATGCGCATATACTTCTTAAACAAGATCTTGCAAAAAATAATCAAAATAATGTTCTTCCTTTTTTAAAGGAACATTATTCTTATTATATAAATAAAATAATTAATAACTAATAAAAAATGAATAGAATATGCACATACGGGATATATAGAAAAGATATGGCTGGTTATGATTTCTTACATAGAAGCTTTGGACAAAATAGCGTTTTATATAAAAGGACAGTCAATATACTAGGATATAAAATGTATGATGCTATATTTAGAGCTGATGTTGAATTCACTGGCAATCCTAAAGACAAAATAGTTGTTGATTTATTATTAGTAGACGATTATGTTTATGAATATATGAAAAGAGTAAGAACTCGCGATTATTTTGAACATTTAATAAGTATTGATTATGAACTTTATTCTATTTTTATTGAATGGCCTCTAAGAGAAGAAAATAAAGAGGTAGAAGATGGGGATTGGGTAAAGTTTAACAAAAACATGTAAAATTATGGCAATTTTATTAAAAAAGAAAAAAAAATTAATAGGTACTATTTCTGGAAGTAAAGTTAAAAAAGTATTAATTAAAAAAACACCAACTCACTTTCAATTAAGAATTTTATCAAGACATCCAAGTTGCGAAAAATTAAGACACAAAATTCTTGTTAAAGGAGCTAAAGTAGTTTATCGTCATGGGTCTACAACTCAAGGAGATTTTAAGTATGAAATTAACTCTGTAGCTTCAGTAAGAAACAGTTCTGATAAGTTAAGAATGAAAGAGTGTTTCACAAAAGCAGGAATAACTCAAGCAAATTGGAGAAAACTTGATGCTTTAAAATCTAAAGATGAAATGACTAAATTCTTAAAAGAAGTTAATTTTCCAGAAAATCATCTTATTATTAAATCAAGATTTGGAAGTCGTGGTAATGGAAACTATTTTATTAAAACTCAGAAAGAACTTGATTCTTTTATGGCATCTAAAAACTGTAGTGATTATATTATTGAAGAATATAAGAACTATAGTAAAGAGTTTAGAATTCACGTTCATGCAAATGGATATTTTTATACTTGCCGTAAAGCTCTTAAAAAAGATACTCCTGAAAAAGAGAAATTTCAAAGACATGATGATAATTGTGTCTGGATACTCGAATCAAATCCTGATTTTGGTAAACCTTCAAATTGGAGCGCAATTGTTGAAGATTGTGTAAAAGCATTAAAAGCAATTGGTGGTGATGTACTTGCATTTGATGTTAAGACTACTGATCCAAAAAACTCTAAAGAAAAGAATAAAGCAGTAAAATGGATTATTATTGAATCATGTAGTGCTCCATCTTTTGGTGATGTAACTGCAGAAAAATATATAATCGAACTGCCAAAAATAATCAAAAATAAATACAACTTATGATTGTAGAACGTAAAAAATACACACTAATTATTTTTTCTAAAAATGGATGTAGTAAAGTGAAAAGATGTCCAAATAGACATTTAAAATTACCTTTTGCAGATAATCTAATTTCTAATTTCAAAGGTAAAATAACTGGTAAAAAATTTCTAAAAAGATTTCTATGAAGGTAATTGATAATGTAAGTAAAAAATACAGTCTTTGTGAAGCTGGACAAGGTAAGAAAGAAATAAAGTTTGCCTTTCTAAATCCAGAAAATGGTGAAACAATAACTCCATTTTGTAAATGTAAAGATTATTTTACAGATATGTTTTGGAGTAATATCATGAAAAAAGATATAAACATATTTGGATTTAACTGGAAACCTAATCAAGATAAAGGCATACTAGATGCAGATAAGTATAGTATAGCTTTAAAGCTTCACGACAGAGATTCAAATAAGAGTCTTGAAATACAGCAAAAACAAGTTACTGGTATAAGAACTTTATTAAATAAGTTTGAAAGAAAACTCAAATTTAAGCTTACAAGAGCTGTGTTTGATGATACTGGATCTTATGTTGTTTTAACTGTTCCAAGAGAATGGGGAAGTAAGCCTTACTTAGTAAGTGCTTTATTTTTTCTTATAAGACTTGGATTCAGTTATGAAGGTACTAAAGATCCTATTGAATTCTTTAGTAAAGCTAAATCAGCTGATTTTTATTCACCTCATGATGAAGGCTATTTCAAAACAGCAAAGAATAAGTTACAAGACTTACTTAATGGTAAGATAGATAAAAAACAAACGTTTGAAATGTACAATTCTGGAAATATACATAGTCATTCTGGAATTGTTGGATACAAAGATTATTCAATTTAAAACAAAAATAAAAAATGGAATTATTAATTGTAGTGAAAGTATCAATGTTTATAATATGTTGGAATATATTGATGTCTCTCATTAATAAGAATAAATCTGGATATCTATTCTGTGGAATGGTCGGTTTTTGTGGTGATCATCCTGGTGACCCAAATCTTTTAAAACTCATGATGATTTACAATCAAGAGAGAGGAGAAGATAGTACAGGATTTGCTATAAATAATCAAATCACAAAAGATACTGAAAAAGTTATAAAATTCTTAACAAAGAATGCTATAATAATTTCTGAAAATGATGAAAATTATAGTTTTATTGCTCATGCAAGAAAACGTAGTTCTGGAAGTTCTACTTCAAAAGAGCTTGCTCATCCATTTGGTATGTATAAAGATGGAATAGAAAAAGAAAAATATGATCTTATCTTAGCAATGAACGGTACTTTAACTAATACTGAAGCCATGGCTAAGCATTTTGAAGTGGATTATAAATCTCATCTTAATTCTGATACTCAAATTTTAACAAGAATTATGACGAAACTTGGAGAAAAAGAATATACAAAAGCTCTTGAATCTTATGATGGAACAGCTACTTTGTTATTTTTTACTCCAAAATATCCAAATACTTTAATGGTTTACAAAGATCCAGAAAGACCCTTATTTTATTGGCAAAAAGCTAAGAATGAAATGTATATATCTTCAATGGAAGAACCATTGCAAGTAATAGGAGCTGATCCTCTTGATATTCATAGCTTTGCTGATAATATTCTTTATAGAATAAATAAAGGTAAGATAACAAAAAGTATTGAAATAAAGAGAACTCCAATAAAAAATAAAGTCATAAGTTATCCACGTAACAATTATAACATGAATGACTATGACTATAATAATGAAAATTTCGGTCACATGGGAGGAGGCTGTACTCCGTTTCGTAAAGATAATAATACTCGTAGTACTGATAGTATTATTATTGATATGTTTAAGCCAACAATAAATAATACACCAAAAGATGGTAAACATATTTATTGTCAGGTTGATAAATATATGAGAAATGGTCATCCTCTTATGGATGAAATATGGTTATCTAATGATGGAGAAGTTAAGATTGATGACAAAAATCCAGATAAATTTAGTAAATATTATTTCATTGCAGGATTCTTAATTAAAGATGAAAAATCTTATAATGAATTAAAAGAGAAAGCATCTGATAATAAAGGATTTTCTCTTCCTAAATTTAAGGATATTAAACTTTCTGAACTTTGTAAGTATTTTTCTCAACCTTGTCTTACAGTTTGTGATAATAAACAATTATTTTTATTGAATGAAGAATGGGGAAGAAAAGTTTCAGTTTATGGAGATGTTACTTCTTATGTAATGCCTTTTACTGATATTAAATATACTTTAAAATATACTGGAAGAGTAATAGAAGTTGATGGTGTTGATATAAAAGTATGTGAAATATCTAATGTAGAAAAAGATACATCTTTTATAAGTATAATTGGTCCAATAAGTCCAAATCCAAAAAATATGGATGCAACTATTATAAATATAATTCTTAACAATCAAGAATATAATTGTTTTGAAGTTTATAATGCTGCAAGAATATCCATATTAAGAGACAATAATACCATAAAAACTAAAGCTTTTTTCTTCAGAAAACTTTTCAAAATATTCAGAGAAGAACATATTCTTGATGAATATGATAGTACAAGATTCTTTGAACTTGGAGAAGCATGTGGATTCAATATGGAGAAAGGAGATTTTGTTGGAGAAGTTCAAGTTCTTCTTAGATTATTTAGAAATCATAGACAAAGAGAAATTGATTTAAAAGAGACATTTGCTGTATCAAATGAACATGGAAAAGATGATCTTAATGATAATCCAAGTGATGTAATTGATGAACAAATAGATACTCAAAATCAAGCTATTATAGATTCTTTATTAAAAAGTAATCCGTATTATACAGAAAAACAATTTACTAAAGATTTTTATGATGCCACTTACAACACTTTATCAGAATATAGTAGATCTTGGGTTTCTGATTATAATACAGCATCTACAGAACATAGACAGTTTTGTGAAGCTATTTTGCTTTGTTTACATATGATTGGAAGAATTGATGTTCAAGGTGTACTTAATATGTTAAATATGAGTGAGAAGAATCTTAATCTGGAGACCGAAAGACTATATTTATCTTATAAGGACGAAATTCTTAAGCCAGAAGTTATTCATTTTGAAGATTTAAACGAAGATGAATATGAGGCAGATGCAATAAATGCTTATCAGGATTTTATGTCTGGTGTAGAGATAAATATAAATGAAATTAATAGAATACCAGAAGAAAAGAGGACTCCTTTGATAAAGAAACTTCTTAACCATTATTACCTTGCAAAAGGAAACGTAGTAAGAGATGAAAAAATCAAACAGAATGACTAATAAATTTGTAAAAGATTATTTAGGTAATATCATACCTAAAAGCAGGGCATATAAGATCATGGGTAAATACTATGAAGATGGTGTGTCCTGCTTTCTCATGGAGGATGGTCAAAGATATAGAATAACATCTACTGAAAAAATTATCTTTGATAATTATAAAGGTAAGTATGTATTAAAAGCTAATTCAAATTTACTAAAAGGTATCATAAATGTAAATAAAGATGAAGGTTATTTTAGTGAAAATGATTTTATGGTTAGTCTTGCTGATACTTATGGTAAAAAACCAAATGTGTTTTGTTTGAATGCAGAAATAGCAGAAGCAATAGGATATAAAGAATGCATGAGTGATGGATTATTTTATAAATTTGATGCTGAAAATCCGGAAAAAATGACTTTCTTATTAAGAAAGGCCATTCCGAATAGTGAAAGATCAAAAAATTATAATCTTGAATCTGATCAAGCAAGAAAAAAAGAACTTGAAAAGTTCTATAGTGAATTTAATCCTAAAATTTCTGCTTCTAGTGTAGAAATAGCAAAACTCATAGGTGATTTTACATTTGGTATGGAACTTGAAGTTATAAATGGTTTTTTACCTAAAAGAATAAGAAGTCTTATAGGTGTAAAAGCTTTAAAAGATGGATCATTAAGACATGGTGATGGTGAAGGTATTGAATATGTAACTGTTCCAATGTTTGGAGCTAAAGGTATTGAAGTTATAAAACTTCTTTGTCGTGAAGCTTCTAAAAGATGTGAAGTAAATAATTTATGCTCAGTTCATTACCATTTCGGTAAAGTAAGAATGGATAAGCTTTATGTACTATCTCTTTATAGAATATTACAATTAATACAAGAAGAGTTAATGAAATATTTTCCATATAGTAGAGTTAATTCTATTAAAGAAGATGGTAAAGTATATTGTAAACCACTTGTTGACTTAAAATTAAATTGTGCTTCTATTCTTAAAGCTAAAGATGAAGAGCAATTTCATAGAAATACAGTATTTGAATTTAATAAACTCTATACTTGGTTAAATAATGGTAAACCATTAGCTGAAGAGTATGGAGAAAGATCAATAGTAAGAGAAACTTTTATAAAAGACGGTAAGAAAATGTTTTGTGATAAATGGGTAAAAAATATTTATACAACAAAAAGTGTTTATCATGCCATTACTGGTAATAAATGGGACAGAGAACAGAGATATTATCTTGTTAATTTTCTCAATTTATTCTTCAGTAAAATACACACTGTAGAATTTAGATTACACGAAGGTTCTACAAATGTAACAAAAGTTCTTTCTTGGATGTTGATATGTTCTTCAATATTAAAATATGCAGAAGATATTAAGAGAGGTTTATCTTTAAAAATTCTTACATTAAAAGAAATTCTTGAAGATCAACTTCCTTCTAAATATTCTGAATATTTAATGGAATATCTAAAATTCAGACAAAATACTTTTTTTAATGAAAATGGAGAGTATAAAAGTTATAAAACTATAGAAAAACTATGGTTTTCAAAAGATAGCGAATTTAAATTTGAATACAATAATTTTGAAATTAAGTAAATATGAAAGAAAAAGAAGAAAAAAAATACAAATACTTTGCTTCTGCAACTGGAAGAGGTCATGGTAACTGGCTAGAACCTCTTGGATTTGAATTTACTGAATCTTTAGAAGATGCTGATGTCATCATATTTGGTGGTGGTGCTGATATAGAACCATCAACTTATGGAGAGAAAGAAGGTAGTAGAACTTATTCAAGTCCTGAAAGAGAAAGAAGAGAAAAGAAAGACTTTGAAAAAGGTCTTAAACTTGGTAAGAAAATGTATGGAACTTGTCGTGGATTGCAATTTTTATGTGCAATGGCTGGTGGTAAACTTATTCAGGATGTTACTGGTCATGGTGGTGATCATAGTATGACTACTTTTGATGGAGTAAAAATTAGAACAAATAGTATACATCATCAAATGATAAATCCATATAATTTGAAGTCAGGTAAAGAATATAAAATTTTAGCCTGGACTACAAAAAGAATATCTACAAGATATCTTGGTGCAAAAGATAGATCTGTTGCATTACCTGTGGAATTTAAAGAAATTGAAGCAGCATATTTTCCAAAAATTAATGCAATGGGTATTCAAGGTCATCCTGAAATGATGTTTGGAAGTAAATATTATGATGCTACAATTGAATGGATGCAAACTACATTTATGAAATTTTTCAATGATGAACTTTAATAATTGATTATAAAACTGAGATTTAATATGAAAAGTAAAAAAAAGCCATTAATTGGTATAGTAGGATGGAAAGTTGGAGAGAATTCATTTGGAGCGACTCTACCTTATATGATCCATTTAGGATTATTTGGAGATGTAGTTGTACTAACTCCAATGAATGCAATGGTAGAAGGTTTGGATTTGGTATTTTTACCGGGAGGTCCAGATACCCCAAGTTTTCTCTATAATGAACCACCAAATTTTACAAATAGTAGTCCAGATCAATTTAAAGAATGGTTTGTTAATAAAACCTTAGATAAATATATCGAAGCTGGAGTTCCAGTATTTGGTACTTGTCTTGGTATGCAACAACTCATTGTTAAATTTGGTGGAAGCTTATGTCAAAATATTATTAATCATGCTTATAGTGATGAATATAGAGGTGAATTAGTTCATGAACTGGTTTTTGAACCAGAATATAAAATGCTTGAAATGACTCTTTTAGCAAAAAGAAAGAACAATAAGAATAAATCTATTGCTACTTGTTCACTCCATCATCAAGGAGCATATCAAGATGACGAAAGAAATGACATACCAAAAGGTATAAAAGTTATTTGTAAAACAAAAGATGGTGTTGTTGAAGCAATTGAGCATGAAAGTTTGCCTATTGCAGGATGTCAATTCCATACTGAGGAAGATTACAACGTTTTAGGCAATTATCTCATTAAAAATTTACTCAGTAAATCACCAAATTTAAAGAAAGATGAAAATTCAGGAGTCAGTAGCGAAATTAAGAAATGATTTTGGTAAGGCTATTGAAATTGATCCGAGCAAATTAGATATTAATGTATATGAAAATTCTTCTGGGGTGAGATTCACCCTGGAAGAATTTATCAGCCAATATAATCCAGAAGATATACAAAAAGGTCAGGCAAATTTTATATTTGCAATAACAATAGGTCAAAAACCTATAGCAAGATTTATACTTCAGGATATGGTAAATTGTTCTGGTATCATAATTAATAGTGATGTATTTGTATCAAAATTATATTTAAATAAAGGACTTGGTTCTTTAATAAATTTATTTTGTATAGATTTCTGTAAGTATTATGGTTATGGAATTATTCAAGCTACTGATAAAGATATGAATGAATATCAGAAAAAGATATTTATTAAAAATAGATGGAAGCTTGTTGCAGATTTTATAAATCCAAAAACTCTTAACAGAATAAATGTGTGGATGTATTTCTTAAATTAATTAATTGAAAATATATGAAGAATAAAATTGATAAAGAAGCAGTATTAGTAGGTTCAGATTTTGAAATGTTCGTTGAAAATGAAAATACAGGAGATATAGTGTCAGCTATACCTTATCTTATTGGTACCAAACAAAATCCAGAAAAAACAGATAAAGATGGATGTTGTACACAACATGATGGTGTATTAGCTGAATGTAATGTACCTCCTGTAAAAATAAGTGAAGGTGATATTTTCATTGAAAATGTTAATTATGTAAAAGAATATATTAAAAATAATTACATAAAAAACAAAAATCTGAGACTTGTTTGTTGTGCTTCTGCTGTAGTACCTGATGAACAATTACTTGATCCTGAAGCTAATCAGATAGGATGCGATAGTGATTATAACGCATGGAAAGACGGGGAAATTAATGATAAACCTGATAAATTTCCAGGTGGTTTAAGAACTACTGGTGGTCATTTCCACTTTAGTTATCCTAATGCAAGTGTTGATAGAAGTATTGAACTTATGAAAGTATTTGATACTTTTGTAGCTGTTCCATTAGTTCTTATAGATAGAGATACAAAAAGAAGAGAGCTTTATGGTCAAGCAGGTGCATTTAGATTACAAAATTGGGGAGAAGTTCAAGGTTTTGAAGCAAGAACTCTTTCAGGTTATTGTTTCAATAGTGAAGATACATTGAATTATATTTTTGGTCAAATTAATCAAATGTTTGACTATTATAATGCAAATTCAATGAAAGAAATTGATAAAGACGCTGATAAAATCATCGAATGTATTAATACTTCAAATAAAGAACTGGCTCTTGAATTATGTAAAAAATATGAAATAAATATCTTACTAAAGCCAACTGAAGAGGCTTTACAAAGACGTGCAACAGTTTATGAATACTAATATTGATGAATATTTAGAAAAGATAAAGAAAATTGGCGAATATAAGCTAATGTTTTTTGACAAAGATGAAAAAGAGGAAGTAACTTCTATAGAAGAATTACTTAAAAAAAGATTCAGAGATTTTAATCACAGACTTAGTGGAGATCTTAGAACAAGTACCGGATTTTCAATAAATTGCAAGCAAGGTATTGTAATTAGCATGGAACTTGGTGAATTTTATCCATGTTGTGGAAAAGTAATCGGAAAGAGATTTTATATTAAGGAGAGATTCTTTGGTATGAATCATTTTGAGATATCTGAAAAAGATCTGAATAAATTATTTTCTATATTTATAGATATTGTAGAGTATACATTAAAGCATTGTAAATATAGTTCTTTTTCTATGATAGTTTCTAAACCAGAACAACCACTTTTCTATGATTTAATTAAAGAGATAAAAACTTATAAAATCATGAATGAGTTTGAAAATCATAGAATGAGTAATAAGAATTTGTGTTTAGAATTTTGTAAAAATCTTTGGTAATCTGAGTAAAAAAGCATATATTTGCTATTATGGCAAATAGAAATAAAGTCAAAGGCTCGAATTATGAACGTAAACTATGTAAAGAACTCAATGAAATGGGTTATAAAGTAGGTACTTCAAGGCTATTATCCAGATTTATGGATGATAATTTAGTAGATATATGCGACTATCCAGATAGTCTAAATAAATTTCCATATCACATACAAGCTAAATCTATTACAGGTTATCCAAAGTACGAAGATTTATTTTCTGAATTTCAGTTATTAGATAAACCTTTAGTTATTTTTCATGAATATACTAAAAAAATTGAACAAAAAAATTCAAAAAAAATATTTAAGAAAATGGGAGAGTATGTGATAATGAAAAAAAGTGATTTTTATAAATTGATAAATCAAAAAATATGAACGATAAAGAAAAAGATAAAACTTCTTCTAAAAAAAATGCATTTGATGAACTTGTTTTTGGATCTCATAAATATCAAAGTTACAAAGATATTAGTGATAGATATAAATTTGAATTTCCAAATGTATTTAAAAAAGAAGAAGTTAAAGAAACTAAATCAGATTCTAATGCTAATGAAATTTTAAATGCAGTTAATGTTGATCAAGAAATAATAAAACAACTTGATATTACTTCTCATGCTATTGAACCAATGATTGGTGGTTTTGATGGTGGACTAATTAATGTCGATGAACAAAACGAAGAAGAATTTGATGAGGAAGAAGATTTTCTATCAGAATATATAGCAGTATATCAAAAAGATGGACATACAAGAATAACCAGAGTTTCTAATTATTTAGAGATAAGAAATGATCATCCAATGTTTTCTTATAGTTCAGTTTATAATGAATATGATAATGCAACTGATATTTATGGAAATAATGAAATTCAAGATATAATAAATTATCCAGGAGTTAATTTAAAAAATATTCTTTCGAATGATGTAAGTAATTATATAGATTTTATTACAGGAGAAGATATTACTAATTTAGTAACTAAAAAACTTGGTTGTGAAGTTAAGGATTACTCAAAAAATACAGAAGATCTTAAGTTTACATCTAATGATATTCAATTATTAAGAACTAATCCTCCTCTATACAAATTACTTAAAATAGACAAAAATTCAGTAAGATCTTCTCTTACTAAAGAAGAAATTGAAGAAAAATATTTGTTCTTATTAATATTTCATCCAGAACAAATAGATGAATTTTTTACTATGGTTGAAAAAGAGCCTTCTTCTGATATGATGAAAAAATATCTCACAAAATTAGCTGATTTGATATCAGCTGATATGATAGAGAAAGATGAAATCGATGATCTTGAAGATCTTAAGAAAAAGGCTTATGAATATTCAGGTTATAAAGAATCTCTTGGAGCAGTTGAAATAATGGCTAAAGAATTTGATGATTATTTTAGATTCTGTCTAGTAAAAGATGATAAAATCTTAATAACTAAAGAAAAAGTAGAATCTTTAAAAACTCTTTCAAAAACTTTAAAAGAACTGCATATTGTAAAAAAGTGTAGTATAAAGGTTAATAAAACTGATAAGATAGAACTCAATAAACAGTATATTTCAGAAAAAATTAAAGATAAGCCATACCTTATCTCAGATTTCTCTGATATAACTAAACTTGATTTATCTAATCATCCAACTATGTATATCAATATATTCAAGAAAATTGATAAAAATCTGTATGAATTTCCAGAAAACATATCAGATGAATTGTCAATGAGAATGGCTATATTGTATGAAATATTAACAACTGAAAATAAAAAAATAAAGCTTGTTTTTAATTTCATAATAGTTGATAAAAACAATTTATGCTATGTATTTAATGTAAAATCTGGTACAATTAAAAAATGGAAACAAAAGCTGTATCAGTTCTCTGATATGGCATATTGGCACGTATATAATAAAAGATATGATTTACCTTACGAATTTGCAAATGAAGGTGTGAGCATATAATATGATGCTAATATTAATAAATGAGTTTATTACAAAAAGCTTATATACAAAAATCTAGGATTTTTCTACTTCCATTAACTGGAATAAGAAAAGATAAAATTTATAGACCAGTAAATACTTATATTGCATCTCCAACACTTGTTTCTACTGATTATCCAAACGGACTTACTATTCAAGATGAAACGTTAATTCTTACATACTCGAAAGAATATGAAATGAATGAGATAAATAGTATTAATAAGTTAAAGATAAACAATCCTATAAATAATTGGGAGAGGTTTGAGACAGATGTTTTGATGTCCAATAGAAACTTCACAGGATTTTATGAAAGTCAAGATGAATATATTTATACATTTGATTTATCTGATTGGTCTTCCGATTGGACAAATTTTATAAATGGTTCTTATTCTAAATTTAGTCCGGATGCAAAGAAAAGAATAATAGATTTTAGATGGAAATCTTTAAGAGAAGATGAACAAAAGAAATTATATTGTTATCTATATCCATTTCAAGAAGAATGTATTAGATCTTTTGCAAGAGAGTTAAGTACTGAGAGAAGAGACTTTGAAAAGAATATAGAATTATTAAAAGAAGCCAAAGAATTGTGTAGTAAGCCAAATTTAGATCTTGAAACTTATATCTATGATAATAAAGTGAATATAAAAGATTTTATTATAGATGAAAGTCAAGATTAAAAAACTTTGTCCAGAAGCAATAATACCCACTTACGCACATAATACTGATGCTGGATTAGATTTAGTAGCAATATCTAAGGATATTATTGATACAAAAGATTATGGATATTATCAGTATAAAACCGGACTCTCTTTAGAGATACCTGAAGGTTTTGTTGGTTTAATATATCCAAGATCATCTATTTCAAAAACTGGTATGATATTATGTAATTCGGTAGGAGTAATTGATTCTGGATATCGAGGAGAAATAGAACTCAGATTTAGATACATTAAGAATACAACAGAATATAACATAGGCGACAAAGTAGGTCAACTAGTTATAATTCCATATCCTAAAATTGAATTTGAAGAAGTAGAAGAACATTCTAAAACTACTCGTGGAGAGGGTGGATTTGGTAGTACTGATGCAAAATAATCTGAAAAATTAATGAAAATTAATTGGTAATTTAGTGATTAATTTGTATCTTTAAGGCTTACACCCTTATATATGAATAAAACTTTTAGAACAGAATTTTCTCAAGCTATCTTCGAACACAAATATAAACATGAAGGAGCTGAGACGTGGGAGCAATTAAGCGACACGTTAATTAATGATGTATGTAGAGATTATTTATCTAAAGAAGATAAAGATCAGCTTATAACTTTACATTCAAAAATGAAATTTATAGCTGGTGGTAGGTATCTTTACTATGCAGGTAGACCAAATAAATACTTTAATAATTGCTATCTACTCAGATCTGAAGCTGATTCAAGAGAGGACTGGGCCAATCTATCATGGAAGGCTGAGAACTGTCTTATGACAGGTGGAGGTATAGGTAATGATTATAGTATTTATAGACCAAAAGGATCTACAGTATCTAAAACTGGAGGTTTAGCATCTGGTCCCATTTCTAAAATGAAAATGATAAATGAGATAGGTAGAGAGGTCATGCAAGGAGGTAGTCGCAGAAGCGCTATTTATGCTTCATTGAATTGGAGACATAATGATATTTACGAATTTCTACATTGCAAAGATTGGTTTTCAATGCCAGTTGCTGGAGCATATGATAAAGAAGGTAATAAATTAACTATAGGTCATCTTAAAGAGAAGGATTTTAATTATCCAGCTCCTTTAGACATGACTAATATTAGCTTAAACTATGATAACGAATTCTTGGAAGAAGTCTATGCACTTCCGATACAAGAAATCAAACGTAAATATCATAGTGGAGAAGAGTTAATTATAGCTAAAATACCAATTGCATTCATAGATAATTGTAAACAGGCTTTAAAAACAGGTGAACCGGGATTCTCATTTAATTTCTTTGAGAAAGTTAATGAAACACTCAGGAACGCTTGTACAGAAGTAACTAGTGAAGATGATTCTGATGTATGTAATTTAGCCTCTATGAATATGAGTCAATTTGACTCTATAGATGAATGGAGAGATGCATGTAATTTAGCTTCAAAATTTCTTTTATGTGGAACAATGGTTGCTCAGTTACCTTATAAAAAAGTATATCAAGTTCGAGAGAAGAACCGCAGACTTGGTCTGGGATTAATGGGTATACATGAATGGCTGTTAAAACGTGGTTACAGATATGAAGTAGTACCGGAGTTACATAAATGGCTTCAAGTTTGGAAGGATGAAAGTGAGAAAGGTGCTATTGAGTTAGCAAATTCATTAGGTATATCAAAACCCGCAGGTTTTAGAGCTATTGCTCCTACTGGAAGTATTGGAATTCTAGCTGGTACAACTACTGGTATAGAACCTTTATTTGCGGTAGCCTATAAAAGACGTTATTTAAAAGGAGAGAAAGAATGGCATTATCAATATGTTGTTGATGGAACAGCTAAAATATTGATTCGTGAGTTTGGAGTAAATCCAGATAATATGGAGACTGCTTTATCACTATCATCGGATTATGAGAAAAGAATCAAATTTCAAGCTGATGTTCAAGATTATGTGGATATGTCTATCAGTTCTACAATTAATCTTCCTAAATGGGGTTCTGAATTAAATAACGATACTCGTGTGACAGATTTTGCTAGAATATTAGTAAAATATGCTCATAGATTAAGAGGGTTTACGTGTTATCCTGATGAAGCGAGAGGAGGACAACCACTTACTATAGTAGATTATCATGAAGTTAAGAACAAAGAAGGACAAGAGTTTAAAGAAGAATTTCATGATGTTTGTTCTATAACTGGTAAAGGTGGTACGTGTGGATCATAAAAATCAATAGAATGGCAGTAAAGAAGAAAGTAACTAAGAAGCAATTACAGACCCGTGCAAAGAGGATGAGGCTTAACCCTACAAAAGGTGAGCAGCATGCCAAAAACGCCCTTAAAAAGGCTAGAATTGGCTTTAAAACGCAAGTGCCTTTTAAGTATTATATTTTAGACTTTATTATACCTAATCGTCTACTTATTTTAGAGGTGGATGGTAGTTTTCATAATAAGAGAAAGGAGTATGATAAACGTAGAGATAGCTATTGTAGGGATATGGGTCTAAAAGTACTCAGAGTAAAGAATGGAGATGAGACTATAGTTAAGAAGGTGAAGAGATATGCAAAAGTGAAAAACTATAAGTCTAAACTGAAAAAAATAATGGATAAAATTAAATGAAATGGCAGCAAAATCTGGTAAACAAAAAAGAAAGATCTACTTTATTAAAGGAGATGGGACAGCTTCTACAGCAGTATCAGCCCAAGGAGATAAAAAAGTAAAATCTCCATGGAATCCAGGTAGATCAAGAAATAAATTTAAAAGATAAAAAGTTTATCTAAACCTGTACCCTTGAAAAACTCGTATTATTAGATAGGAGTCATACTCAGAATTGGCACACCCATAAAAATAGGTGGCATTGTTTGGGCATAATCTATAGATAAGCAGGTTCAAGGTAATAAAAGGGTAGAAATATCTTGAAGATAAACTTTAAAATTAATTTTATGAGTAAAATTAATCCAATCTGTTTAAAAATCTGGGATCAAATTAAAGAACTTGAAGAAGAAGATGTGAGGTGGATAGAAACCAGATTATCAGAAATGAGGAGAGATGAAAGTAGACAAAATTTTGCAGAATTAAGAAAACGTTATTTAAGAAGAAAAAATAAATTTGGTAATTTCAAAAATTAGTTTTACCTTTGTGTAAAATTATATATAATGTTAAAACCATTTTTATTTATTTCAACAACAATTACAGTTTCTGACGGAAGTCAATTTAATTCATGGGAGCTGATTAATGTAGGTAATTCTTCACTTATGCATGCAGCTTGGAATCCAGAAAAAGAACTATTAGTGTGTCAATTTAATTCTGTTAAAGAAAATATGATACCATATCCAGTAGTTGCTAAGAATGGAAAAACAACTCTCCAAGATAAACGCATGGAGCAGTACTACAGGATTACAATTGATGATAAATCTGCAGTTGAATACATTCTGAAAAATCTTTGTATGAATTTTACTGATCAAGAATGGGATGTTAAATATGTATCCACCATCACAGAAAATTCAAAAGAAGAAGTTTCAGATTTGAGTTAAGAACATGGATTTATTTGATTATTCACAAAGCCTCAGTAGAAATACTGGGGCTTTTTTAATATGTATAAATATGAAAAATTTATTGCAAAAACTTAAATTATCAAATATAAATATTGGAAATAGCCAACAAGTAAGAGCATTTTTAATTGGTAAGACAGTAGAGGTTATAGGAAATACAGGATTTAATAATCAACCTAATGGTAATCCTCATGGAATACAATTAGGTAAAAAATTTAAACTTACACAAAATTTTCAATATAATTCTGATGGTAATCTTGATTATTCTTCTTTATGTGATCCTGGAATCGGAATGCAAAATTATGTCTTTCTTCATAATTTAAAACTTATACATAATAGTACAGTAAATGACTTTAATGATGAATTAGTTCAACTTGAAATTGAAGAAGAGATAATTAAAGAAAAAAGAAAAAACATTAAAGAAATTATCAAATTCATGCAAGAGAATGAAGTTGGTGAATTTGATGAAGATGTATATACAGTTTTTAAAACAATTAAAAAATGTAAAGCATCAAGAAGTGATATTGAAAAAGCAACTGAAATAGCGCAATTATTGAAGAAAAAATAATGTGATTTAAAGAAACAATAGAATGGCTAAGTTAAGATTAGTAGATGTAAAAGTAGGAGATAAAGTAAAAGTAAGTACAGATGCATACCTTAATTGGGGAACAGAAAAAGGATCAATAGTTACAGTAACATATAAAGCCGGTAATCAAATAAATGTACAAGCTCCATCTGGACAAGTAATAGCAGTTCAAATAGGACATTTAGATAAACTTGAAGAAACATTTGAAGAAATATCTAAGGATATAAAACGTCTTCAAAAAGAAATACTTGAACAAGAAGATAAAATTGCTTGGATGGAAAAAACTGGTAATAAAGTATACGATGATACTGAATTTAGGGTATGGACTACTTTGAAAACTCTTAGTTCTAAATCTAGTGATGAAGAAAAAGCTAAAGTAATTGCTGAGCTTATAAAAAAAGGGTAAAATGACAAAACAAGAATTGTTAATAGAATTTAATGAAGAAATAACTGATATTAATGGAGCTGAAATATTTTTTGCTCAACTTGCTTTAACTAATACAGATTTGTATAATACTACAAAATTGTTAGAAGAACTTGCTGAGTTAAGTGAAAAACTATTAAAAAATATAAATAAACATCCTGATTATAAACCTGCTCAAAAAGAAATAATAGACGAAATGGGTGATGTATTTGCTAGACTTATTATGTATGGTATATCAAAAGATATAAGTGAAAAAGATATTGAAGCAAGACTTGTCAATAAAGCTAATAAACTTCGTGATTATATTAAAGAAGGTATTTATGAAAACTTATAAATAATAAGAAATGATTACAGTATATAAATCTGAATTAAGAGGAGAACTTCTTCTTAGACGTGGAGAACTTAAAAATCTTTTAAAAGAGCGAGAACATTCTATTGAAAGAGGTGCTCATAATCCTTTTAAAAGAAGATCTTCTAAAGATCTTGAAGAGAACATAAGACTCTGTCGACAAGAAATTAGAAGAATTGAAAGAAATCTTGCAAATAAATCGTATTAAATTTGGTTATGTAGTAAATATGGTGTAATTTTGTATTATGTACAAAATATACGATTTAGAAGTTTTAAAAAATTACTTCTTATGTGTCTCCCTCTCTCTAGAAGGAGATGATTTCGATATCTTTGAAATATCAAAATTCAAAAATGATCTCAAAAAATTTGTTGAGTTTGTTAAAGAATTAAAAGGTGAAATAGGTTTTAATAATTTATTTTATGATAGTCAGATTCAACAATTTATTCTTACTAATTATAAAAAATGGATAAAAAATAATTTAGAAGGAGAACAAATTGCTTCTGAAATTTATATTTATTCACAAAAAGTTATTAGTAACGATGGGTGGCCTGATTTTAGAGAAAAAGATTTAAATGTTAAACAGTTAGATCTTTTTAGAGTTTGGCATTATAATAATAAAGCTAGAAGTTGTTCACTTAAATGGCTCCAATATAGTATGGATTGGCATAATATTGAAGATATGCCGATTAAACATTATACTCTAATAGAAGATAGAGAGACAGCAGATTCAATAATAGATTATTGTAAAAATGACTGTCTCTCTACTAAGGAGCATTATAATATTACTGTAGGTAAGACAAATAATAAACTATATAAAAATATAGATAAAATTCAATTACGTAAAGACGTACATAAAGAATTTGGATTTAATTGTCTTAACTTTAGTGATGTTAAGATTGGCGATGAAATAATGAAAACAAATTATTGCATTGCTACTAATATTGATAAATATGATCTTAAACCTGTAATTAAAAATCAGTCTTTTACTTTTGGAGATTGTTTTCCAGATTACATATCATTTAAAACTAAAGAATTAAATGATTTTGTTAATAGTATTAAAGATATTAAAATAGATCCAGAAAATAATGATCAAAAATATAAATTTAAATTTGGTCAAGCTACGTATACATTTGCTAAAGGTGGTATTCATAGTAATGATCCTAAGAGAGTTATTATACCATTACGATCTCAGATTTTACGAGATGCTGACGTAGGATCTCAATATCCTAATGCTATTAGAAAAAGAAGAATATATCCATCTCATCTTGGAATAAAATGGTTAGAAGGATATACAGATATAATTAATAAACGAATTGAATCTAAAAGACTTTATAAAGAAACCAAAGAAGGTAAATATAAATCTTTTGATGAAGCTTTTAAATTAGCTTTAAATGGAGGATCATTTGGTAAGTTAAATGAAAAAACTAACTGGCAATATGATCCATTTTGTTTATTTCAGTGTACTATAGGTAATCAGTTAGAAATTATGATGCTTATAGAAGAAATGGAATTATCAGGTATAAAAGTAGTATCAGCTAATACAGATGGTATTGTTTGTTTATTTGATAGAGAATTAGAAAATACCTACAATAAAGTTTGTGAAGAATGGGAAAATAAAGTAGGTAATAATGAAATGGGTAAATTGGAATATACTGATTATAAAAAACTAGCACAATTAAGTGTTAATGATTATATTGCTATTAAAATTGATGGAACTCCTAAACATAAAGGTGACTTTATGGTGGATTTTGAATTACATAAAAATAAATCCTTTAGAATAATACCATTAGCACTTGAAATTTATTACAAAAATGAAACCAATCCCACAGAATTCATTAGAAATCATAAAAATATATTTGATTTCTGTGCTGGTATTAGAGCTAAAACTGATTGGTATTTTGAAAGTAGATATATCTCTGGTATTGAAGAAAAATCTGATAGATTACAACAAACCAATAGATATTATATAAGTAATAAAGGATCTAAATTAATGAAATGTAATATAGATGGTAGACAATTACAAGTAGATGCTGGTAAATGGTTGTCAACTATATACAACAAACATACTGAACAAGATATTGAAAAATATGATATTAATTATGATTATTATATTAAAAAAGTGTATAACATAATTAGTAAACTTGAACCAGATGTGATTAACGAAAAATTTAGACAACTAACATTATTTTAATGGACAAAATAACATTCAATGATTTTTATAATCAATTTAAAATAAGAAGAAACACAATACAACATACCTCACCATATGAGAATACTATGTATGATTTTGGAGAAGATGAATTAGAATATTTAGAAGATCAAGAACAAAATCATGTATGGAGTCTTATAGATAATGGTAAAGATTTATTAATTGTTTCTGGATTAAGACTAAAGGATAGTATTGGATATTTTGTATCTAATAGACCTTGGCTTTGTGATTTAGAATATGTGTTAAAATAAGATATAATATGTCACAATCTTATGTTTGGGATAGTTTTGATTATGATGAATCATATAGGTCACCATATGGCTTATATCAGCAAATTACAACTAATTCTAAACCAAAAAATACAGTAACGACAAATAATGATGGAAGTGTAACAGTTACTATTTCAAATGGAGATGTTACAGCTACAGAAGTTGTATCAAATCCAGTACAAGAAGTTGAATTAAAAAATGAACAGTATATGGCAACGAATGAAAATATACATGAAAAAATAAGAAAAATGGCTTTAGAAGAAGCTACAGAAAAACTTGAAGCAGTTTTAAGAAGTAAAAAAAGACCAGCAAATATTACCTTTCAAAATATACCATCTCATATGGGAGGTAAATCTTCTGATGTATTTGAAGATGTAGAAATTAAGAGAGAAAAAGAAAAAACTAATATAGAGAAAAGAAATCAAGCTTCTGAGAAAAACTTTAGGGATGTAGATCCTTGTAATCATGTTGGATCAGATGATTCAGATTTTCTTAAAATGATTAAAAACATGGATAAAGAAAACAATAGATCTCAGCCTAAAATTGTTAAAAATCTATGGTAATAAAAATAAGTTTTATAGTTTAGAATTGTGTTTTAATTGAAGAAAAGCCCTATCATTCTTGGTAGGGCTTTTATTTAAATGTGTATTAATATGCGTAATAATTATTAATAATGATTAGAAAATTTGCTCTTGGAGACATCCATGGAAATTATAAAGCTTTAAGACAATGCCTAGATAGAAGTAAATTTGATTATGAAAATGATATTTTAATACAGTTAGGAGATGTAGCTGATGGTTATAGTCAAACTTCTGAATGTGTTGATGAATTACTTAAGATAAAGAATCTAATAAGTATACGTGGTAATCATGATATATGGTGTAATAATTGGTTTATTTATGGTGAACAACCTGATATATGGGTATATCAAGGTGGTAAAGCTACAATAGAATCTTATATTAAAAGCGGTAAATTACAAGATCCTGATCATAGAAATTTTTGGAGTAGTCAAATAGATTATCATATTGATGATGAAAATAGACTATTTGTTCATGGTGGATTTGAACTTTATGAAGGTTTTAAAGAAACTAGAAATGTAAAAATTAATATTAAGGGAGCTAATATGTACCATTGGAGTAGAGATCTAGCTATGTTAAGAAGTCTTTCTGATGAAGAAAAGAAAAAGATTTATGAATTTAAAGAGATCTTTATTGGGCATACTCAACATACTCATCAACCAACTAATTTCAATAGATATAATGTTTGGAATTTAGATTCTGGTGCTGGAAGTAGATTTGGTTGTCTTACAATAATGAATATAGACACTAAAGAATACTTCCAATCAGATAAATCTGGAATATTATATTCGAATGAAACTGGACGATAAGGCTCTTTACAGGGCCTTATTTTATTCGATAAGCATTAAGATTCTTAATAGCAATATCTGGATGTAGATATTGATTAAGTTTGTTAGGTAATGAAAATAATTTACCTAAATCATTCCATATTTTAAGATCTCCTTTACTATGCCAACCTGATTTCTTAGTATATTCTATATCCTTAAGTTCATTATAACCCATTGAATATCCTGCTAAATAAACGAGATCATTCATTACAGCAAATGCCTGTCCTAATTTTGTAGCAATCGGAAATGGATTTTTTATACGGTTATAAACATCATCTAAACCAAGTCCAGGTACAAGCATGAATTGTTCATTCTGTCTTTTAATACCTTTAAGAACATAAATAATATTATTAGCAAGTAATCCATTATCTTTAAGTTCTTTATCATCATCTCCACCAAGCATAGCAATCATAGATATAAGTATTATTGAAACAGATATTTCGGTACTTACTTGTTTAATTGCAGCCTTTTGTGAAGGTGTATAATATTTCCAATTTCTTACTATATTTAATTGGAATTGTTTAATATCATGTCCAAGAGTTCTAAAGAATAATCTCCAGAAACCATCATCTTGAATACCATCTTGAATATTAAATCTTCTCTTACCAAATCTCCTCATAAAAAATGGAACGGCGTATTTATTCATAAATAAGAATAGTCTACCCATCATATATTTTTGAGCTATTGGAGAATCTAAATTACCATACTCACCATTTATTCTACGAGCTGAAGAATTAACTTTATTAATGAATTCATCTTTTTGAGCTTGAGATAATTCTACTCCTTCTTTTAATTCAAGACCTTTATCTCCAATTCTAAAAGCATCAAATAAAGATATATCCTCACCATTCATTTTAACTTTAGTATTCATAGCAATAGACATAAAAAGTACATAAGATAGTTGATGTTCTGCCATTTCTGTAGGCATAAGTACTTTTGCGGTTGTTTTGGTTAATCCTTTGTAAGCTGAAGTTGTATCAAAAATATTAATTATATTAAAATTTATACCCCCAAAATAATCAATAAATTGATTTATATAAGACTTATTACCGTATTTACCAAGATCACCCATTAATTCTGCAATATGAGCCCAATATGTAGCTTCTGCTTTAGTCCAATCTTTCATATTAAAATTCCTTGTCAATTTAGATTCGGTCTCTAGAATTGACTGTATTTTAGCATTAGACCAGTTTTGAATCATAGATCCAAAATTTAATCCAAGCATTAAATTGGCACCAAGACCAAGAACTGTATTTAATTGTTTACTACCTTTTTCGTCTTTGATTCTTTCTCCAAAATAGAAAGTATTTATCATTTCATTTACCTGTTTCAAAGTATTACTACTTCCAGCTATATGTTTAGCTACTGTGGTATTTTTACCAAGATACTTCTTAGCTACAGATACTACTTTACCATCTTTGGTTTTAACTGGAGTATTCTCTGTTTGAGCAAGAATATCAGCAGTTGAAGTAACTAAAGAATAAGTTTCAGCTAATCTAGCTCTTTGTTGAGCTGCAATATAAAACATACCTATTGAACGAGCTATATCTATAGATTGATCTTCTACATCTATATCTCCTAAAAATTTCATAGGTATCATACCTTTATTATCAAGATATCCGTATAAAACATCTTTATCTTGTTCATTAGTTACAGTCTCATCTTTTACTCCTCTAAGCCATTGACCTACTTCAGATACTTTATCACTTACAGAAGTAGCTTGAAATCTTTCTACTCCAGATGGTCTAATAGAAGGCATATTATATCCAGGACGCATCGTCTTTGGAATAAATGATTCTATTTGTGATTTAAAATAAAGTTCTGTTTGATATTTAAGATATCTAAATCTTGCTTTATTTACTTTATCATCTGCAACGGACATTTCAAGATATCTCTGATTAATATAACGATTATCTTTGGCTCCAATTGCTCTTGGAGTATTATATCCATTTATACTAACTTTATAATTTGGATTTGTATAATCTTCTGAACCATCTGGAATACCTTTATCATTCTTACCATTCTTTATAATAGATCTTTTATATTTTAAAGAAGGTTGTCCTGATATTTTATGTTTAGGATTGGTAGGATTGGTTTGTCTCCATATATAAACAGGATCATAACTTTCTTCCCAATATCCAGAAACTGCATAAGGATCATATGGATCGTAATCCTTATCAGTTTTAACCCATTTAAGTCTTTTTATATGATTATTTTTAAACCATTCACTTTGATCAAAACTTAAATCTCCTCTTTTCGTTTTAAACATTTTCTCAGCTTCTTTCTTAGTAATTTTCTGAGTTTTATCTTTAGTTTTGGCATACCATTGACTACTTATTTTTTCATAGGTAGTACCATTATAAGTAAACTTATCGGTCATACCCTTTAAAGATTGAGAATCAATATATTTATCGTATTCTTCTTGATGTCTTTGTTCGTAGTAATGAGTATTTGTAGTAATATCAAGAGCTGAAAGCTTTTTCATTAAATCAAAATACTTATTAACAAGTTTTTTGTTAAAAGTTTTTTTCTTACCTTGAATAGCATTAATTCTTTGTTCTATACGAATTTGTTCATTTCTTAAAAACTCTTGACGCTGAGGATCAGATTCTGTCTGAGATTCTACATCATTATTTTGAAGTTCTTCATTAAGATTAGCTAATTCAACTCTTTCATTTCTTGAAAGTCCAAATATATTTGCTAATCCATCTTTAAATCTTTCAATCTTTTCTTCAAGTTCTCTTATATCTGCAACTTGTTTTTGATTAAAAGCATTACCATTAATAACTCCATTAGAATCTCTATAAGGTTTAACTATATTTTCTATCTCATTATAAAGTTTACCAATATCTTCACTCTTCTCTTGTTTAGTACTCATTTGACTAAGAAGATCATTCATCTCACCTATCAAACTTAATTTGGTTTGCCAATATTCATCTGTCAGAGTACTTACAGTATTATGTTGATACCAGTAATCTTTATCTTTCTGAGTTATTTTTCCATCTTCAAAAGCTTTATCTATTCTTTCTTTTTCAAGTTTAAATTTAGCTTCTCCGGCCGTAGTTAGAACAAATTTTCTATATTTTTTTAAAGCTTCATCTCTTTTACGAAGTTGAGCAGCTATTTTGTATTCTTTACTACCTGGATCTTTTTCATAAGTAGATCTAATTTCTTTTATACGGAACTCAACATCATCAAGATTATTATAGAGAATATCTTTAACTTCTTCATCTTTAGTTCTTTCTATTTCTTCTTCTATACGTTCCTTCTCATCATAGAGTTGACCTATTGCTTCAAAAGCTGTATATCCACCAAGATCTTCATGTATTAAATCCATAGCTTCATGAACCTCATTAAGATATGGCATCTCCATATAATCTCTTAAAAATTGAAGTCTTTTAATAGTATTTTCTTTCTGTAATTTCTTAAGTTCAAGAGTTTCTGGTTCAGTTTTAGCATTCTTAATTTTATCTCTAAGTTGTCCATTAATAAACGTAAATTTCTGTAATTCTTTAATATAATCCATATTCCATGGACTTAATAAAGCCAATTGTTTTTTATAAGTAAAATTACCTTCATCATCTATAGATTCTATTATATCATAAGTATCTAATAAAGGTCTATTAAATTCTTCTAAATTATTTCTAGATATACCTGAATCTTTTTCATATTTATCTATTTCTGTTTGAGTTTCATTAGCTGTTTGAAGTATATTAGAATCACTTTTATGAAGATTATCTTTTATATATTTAGTTAATCCTGATATTATAGGATTTGAACTTACTATACTAGCCTCTAAAAAAGAAGAAAGAGTGTTACTATCTCCAAGTAATCCACGAATATAATCTTGAACTTTATCCTTAGTTATATTATATTTATCATTTCTTTCTTGAATTTTGGCATCCACAATTTTTTTAAGATCTTTAGCTCTTTTTTCAGCACCACTTTTCGTAGCTAAATCAATTCTTTTAGATAATTGATCTATTTCATCATCAAGATAAGCTAAAGCTTTTTCTGTAGCTGGTTCAATTATATCTGATAAATGAGTTACAACTAATGGAGTTATACCAAAAAAATATTTATCTTCTATAGAAGCTCTTTTAACAATAAGTTTTTCTATTTCTTTAGCTACAAGTTCATCCTTAAAAAGTTCAGCTTTTATTTTTCTAAATTCTTCAAGAGTAGAATCAAAATCTCTTGCCGTAGATATAATACGATTCCATTTACTAAGTTTTACATTATCAGTTAATGGAACTCTTGAAGTATTTATAGCTTCGATTTGTCTATTAAGACTATCAAAAATTGAATTTATTTCTCTGGTAAAATTAAAGAAGAAATCAATCATGTCTATATCATCTTGATTAAATTTCTTATAGTCATCTCCTATATGAAAAACAGCATTTTTTATTTCTGGATTTGAAAATCTTGAAGTACCAGAAATAGATTTAATTTGATTAATGAAAGTTTTAATTCTTTCTTTAATTTTATTTTTTTGTTCTTCTGTTAAATTCTTTTTTAATTCTTCTTTTTCAGTTCTAATATCTTTTGCACCACTTATTAAATCACCATCAGCAGTTATTAATAATGGTCTAATTTCTTTTATATCAGAAATATAATCATTAATATAATTAAGAGTTAATTTTTCAAAAGGATAAATTTCTTTATTAGTTTTAATTCCAAAGAATTGTAAAATAGCATTTACAAAATCAATTATTAATTTTTGAAAAAATCCAGGTTTATCTACTTGCTCTAAATGATCTTTAAAATTTGGATCAAGAGTCATACCAATAATAAACTCTCTCGCATTTGTGAAACGATAAGATTCTTTTAAATATCTAGGAGCATTTTGTTTATAATGATTATAAAGTTTATTAATTGAATCAACAAATTTTTGTTCTTTTGGATTTAATTTAATATTATTATCCTGTTTATGAAATGGCTGAACTGTTAAAGCATGTAACAACTCTTCCATTATTATACGAATATTTTTTTCTATAGGATAATTATCTAAATGTTTTTGAGAAAAACGTATTAAATTTGTATTTGCATAATATAAAGCACTAATTTTATTTTCTTCATCTTCATGTAAATCTTTCCATTGAGCTTCATTAAATATTTCTATAATTACTCCAGCTAATAAATCTTCATTTTGTTTTAATATAGTTCCAATATTTATAAGATCTGGTTTATTAATCATTAATGCTACTCTATAAACATTATCAACTAAATCTCTAGTATTAGTTGTTAAAATATTTTCATTAAAATATTCTTTATCTCCTTGAGTTACTTCTGGATCAGTTAGTAATTCTTCATCAAATCTATCAAATAAAGATAATTGTGAATTAAATTTTACTACTAATCCATTACCTATTTGAATAGTAGATATAGCTTCAAATCCAAGTTTTTGATTTATATCATTAATTTTTTCAAGATTTCTTCTTTCTACTTCTTCTGGAGCATAGTTATTTCTATCTTGACCAATTATAGTTTTCTTTATATAAAAATTACCTGATCCAGCTGGAAATTCTTTAGTAGATACTATACCTTTATCTTGAAGATATTTAAGTACTTGTTTATTAAAAGTACTATTATTTTCTGGTTTATTAAAATTAATTAATTCTTTTGCAATTTCTGAAGTTAGTTCTACTTCATTCCATTCATTACCATATTCATCTGTAATCCTATTAGGAGAATATCCTTGCTTCTTTAAAACATTAGCTATTGTCTCTTCATAGAATTTAGCTATAGCTGATATTTTAAGTTTTCCAGCTTTAGCATCTTCTATTTCTTTTTCTAATTGTTTTCTTTCTATTTCTAACCTTTCTTTTGAAAGAGTTGGTCTAAAACCCATAGGAGAAAGGTCTGGGTGATTCCATCCAGAATTTCTATCATGAAAATCTGCTAATTCCTCAAAAGTATTAAAATTTCTTGTTTCTTCACCATCTTCTGAAACACTTTCTAAAAATAAATCGTCTTCTCTTAAAAGTTTTTTAAACTTATTAATTTCAGCTTCTTGCTTATTTAGTTCTTTAAGTCTTAATTCCTTACTTTTAATAAAAGTTTCAACAGTTTGATGTCCCTCCACTTTAGCTGCTGTATCTCCAGAAGGGAAAAGCACTTTCTCATATCCTTTTTTAGCACTATCTTGTATAATAGATTTAACAAAGAATGTAACCCAGTTATTATCTTTATTTAGAAGTTGAAGAAATTGATTTTCTTGATTAGATTTATTTTGAGTTAATACTTCTTGTTTTAGATTATTAAATTTATTGGAAACAATATCTTTTAAACCTTGTGGTATTTCTTCTTGTGTTAACCAATCTTGTTTTGGATTTTCATTATGTATTTGTCCTTCAAGAGTTTTATATATAACAACTCTTTGCATTCCTCCCATAGTTCCAACTTTATATTCCTTATTTTCATAAGTAACATTAAAACTTCTATCTCCTGGAGTATGTTTATAATTATCTACTAAAAATTCTTTACCTCTACCTTTCTGAAATAAATCAGATTGTACTTCTAGTATTCTACGAGTTTTACCCCCTAATATGGTTCTACCTTTATCGTTGATAACCATCTCATCAGTATCAGGGTTGTAATAAGCTTCTTCTTGTTCTGATATACCTGAATCAAAAGTTATTTGTTCATCACTTCTAAACCAACCAATACCATTCTCTGTAGAGAATTGAGCATGTCCTTTAATAGAAGGAACTATAGCTGGAGTAGCTATTTCATTCTCTGTATAATTAGTTCCTCCCGGAACAGATATATTTGCATAATGTTGAGTTGGGATTGCTCCTTCTTTAGATTTATTAGTTTTTAAAAATTCTTTATATTCTGGATCATTTTTATCACCACCATAAATACTTTTCATAGCAGTATTAATCTCTATTGAATAAGACATTTCAGATAATAGTCCTACTATTAAATCATTTACATTTATATTTGTTATATTATGATCTGCTATATATTGTTGTAATAGTTCTATTTGGTTCTTAGGAGCACCTTGTTTTATAAGATCATTGTAGAAGCCTTGTATACTATTAGAAGGATAATGAGATCTTGGAGTCTTCTGTAGAGCTGTTACTATTTTCATAGTAGCATTTACTCCTTTGAAAGTTTCTTGATAATTATCAGCATTAGGTATTTCTTCATTATTTCTAATGAATTCTTTCATAGCATCAAATACTCCTATTTTAGCTACTAAGTCTTTCCAAGCAGTAGAATTCACATTAGGACAACTCATTGTATATAAATTTATAACCTTTTATTTTGGAAATATCTCCTCTTAAGCATTTCATTATACCACTATATTCTATATTAAGTTCTGTAGAAGCAATTTTTGGTGTTAAAAATTCAAATTTTTTATTTTCTTTGAATGCTATAACTGGTTTATTTAATTTGTGAATTTTTGGCTCTTTGTGTATTCTTTTTCTCCCCATCTTACTACTATCTTTAACTTTCCAAGTTTTACCAATATTACCTAGTTCTCCACCATCAGTAAAATTAGTAAGTTTACAGCCCAATTCTCTATAATATTTTATCCAATAAGTTTCTCTTGTAATATCATAAGTTTCTTCAACAATATTTAATATAGGTTTATTATTATTATTTAATAATGATTTAATCCAACAATGTGTATAATCTTTCTTTTTATTATGTTTTGATTGAGATATATGACTGCTATGTCTACTTTCTGGTTTTTGTATGGTTTTACCAATATATCTAACTTCATTAGATATTGGATCAATCAAACTATATATTGTAATTTTATTTTCCACCTAAACAGTCTTTAATTTTTTGTTCAATTTGTTTCAATTCTTCTTCTGTATGATCAGTTGATGATACTACTTTTAATCCTTTAGTTATTAATTCTTCATCTGAAGTAAATGGTGATTCTTCTTCAGGTTTAATATCTTCTACTGGTTTTTCAGCGTAAATATTCATATAGTCTTTAGCTATATCAAGTCTTTTATTAAAGTCTTTAACTATACTAATTAATTCGTCTCTTATATCTTGTTCAGATATTCTATTTTGCATATCTTCTGTAAGATCATCCCATATATTATGAGCTACTTCTTTAATAGATTTAGCTCCTTTTTTAATATAATCTCTAGATTTTACTTCTTCTGCAGTTTTTTGTTTAGTAGGAGTTAATCTTTCATCTCTTTTAGTTAAAACTTCATTATAAAGAGTTTCTGGACTTAATTTACCTCCTCCTATAATATACTCCATAGCTAATCCACGAGCATTTTGAGGCTGTTCTACTTTTGCAGCTTCTTTATAAAGCTCTTTAGCATCTTGACTATTTATTTGTCTTGAAGTTTTATCTTCTATTTCTATATTAAATCTTGCTTTAAAAGCTTTCTCATTAGAAATATCTTTTCCATTAATATCTCTAAATTTCCAGCCTTTAGGAGCTAAAATTGTAGTAGGTATTCCAAGACTTAATCCTGCTTTAGCACCTGCTTCATCTACTCCAGTTTGACCACCTGTCCTTATAGAAATTATTCTTACTCCAGTATCTTGTAATTTGGTTAATATTGCATTTAATAAAACTAAAATCTTATTATCTACATTTTTTTGAGAGATATTTACATGTTTCATTGTATAAATACCATTACCAGCAATATTTAAATTAATATCTTTTTTATTAAGAGTTAATAATTTATCTACTACTTCTTGAGCAGCTTTAGAAACTTCTATTAAAGTACTTAATCTTGCCATATCTATTGGAGCATAAAGCTTCTTTTGAGCCTCTACAGCTGATTTAGTAGCTTTCTCTCCAGCACTTGTAAAATCTATTGCTACTGCAATTGTAGCATCTGCAGAAGCATTTTTTGTAGTTCTAGCAGCATATCCAGTTGATTTATCTTCCTGAAAATCTATCATACCTGAAGATACGACTTTTTCTTCAGTTGGCAAAATTTCTGGAGAACTTTCTTCAACTTCATCATTAAGATTTTCTTTTTGGACTGGTACATTATCTACTTCAGATATAAGAGGCTCTACTCTATATATATTACGAGTTTGCATACCAGCACTAAAAGCAAGCATTTTATTATCTTTACCTAATTCAAAGAATGTACTATATCCTAATGTTTTAGCTATTACTTCAGGATTATAACCTACTGTTTGTTTATCATTTACGACCTTATAAACAAGATTATCCTCTGGAACAAATCTGTATTGACCAAGTAGTCTAATATTGACAAGAGTTTTATTCTTACCATCTCTATCTTGTAAAGTTTTTTCTCCATTTTCTATTACATTTGTTAAACTTATTAATGTTTGTCTTATAGTTTTTATATTATCAATAAATTTAGATTCAAGAATAATATTACCATCTTGATCTATTTCTGGATTAAGTTGACTAAATTGCTCACTTTCAAGTTGCTTAATTTGATTCTGTTTAGCTTTCTTTAAAAATTCACCTTGAATTTGAGCATATAATTCTGGAGTTAAGTGATAAGTTTTGCCTCTCCAAGATTGTTTACTTCTTGCTTTAGAAGATACTAAAGTAGGATTTATAGATTTAAATTGACTCATAAAAGAATCTACAAACTTCTTAAGTATTTCAGGATTACTTTCTACGTTTTCTTTAAATGTTTTTAAAGCATTAAAGAATAAATCAGCCATTTGTTCATATGGTATAAGTTCTTGAAAAGATATAGGACTTCTATTAAATCCTGATTGTAAGAATCCAAGAGTAGCAAGGTCTGTAAAGAACTTTCTTATTTCAGCCTGTTGTTGTAAAGTATACCTATTATCAGTAAAATTTATAAGTCTTCTAAACTCAGTTATATATCTATTCTGATCATCCGATGTATCTTCAAATAATTTTTGAACTTCAATATTCTGTTGCTTAATTTGATTAAATGGACTTATATTGGTTCTTAATCTATCAAAGAAAGAATATTCTTTTAATAGGTTAGGATATTTATTTCTAATAACTATTAATCTTTTAGCTAATGAATTCTTACCAAGTAATAGTGTGTTTGTGTACGTAGTAAGAGGTAATCCATTAATAATACCAAAAGATTTAATTATATATTCAACCCAATCATTCTCAATAGTACCCATTATTTTAGATATTTTAACTCTATTAGCATAAATACTATTTTCTATAAATTTAGCTGCACTACCAGTTAATCGAGTATTAAAAGCAAATGGCATGAGTTCTTTAGCGACATTAAATGTCAAAGTCTTATTATTTATAAAAGGTGATATAATACTACCACTTTCTATTTCTTGAATATCTTCTTTACTGAAAAGACCATTTTTAACTATTTGAGATTGTTTAAATATCAATCTAAATGCATCCATTGGATTCTGCATTTTAGTAGTATCCATATTAAATACTGATTGATAGTTTCTAAATAATTGCGCTTGTTCTTGTAAAGATATAAAATAAGCAAATACAGCCGCTTGGTATGTTTTATTTTCTGACTTTTGAAGAAAATCTTCATAATTTCTTGTAGCATTCTCTTTTAATTTATTATCACTAAAATAGAAATTATCAGGTATTATTTTAACATTCTCTTTTTTACCTTCTTTTACTTTAATTGTAGTACCACTTAAAAGTTCATTAATAGCATTATTAAATTTATCTCCACTGAATCTTTCAACACCTTCTCCTGTTTCTGATTCTTGAATATAAAAATAACTTTGATTTCTTAAATTACCAAGTATTTTACCTTGAATTTCATTTTTATAATCTTTAGATCTTTTAAGTTCTGAATAATATTTAAGCATTACTGGCTGATTAATAAACCAAATAATACGTTGAAATGGAACTCCTATATGTAATAAATAGTTAATTACACCAATATTTTCATAAGATATATTAACATAACCTAAGAAATCATCACTAGCAGCATCTACAGTACCATTAATTAACTGAGAGAAATAATCTTGTTTAAGTTCTCCAAAAACATTATATTTACTAGAGACATTTATTCTACCATCTTTCATTACAGCTTCTCTTTCTTTAGGACTTAAAAGTAATAATCTAACATCTCTTTTAGTTGGTCTAAAAGCTTGTTTAATATTATAACGCATATTAAGACCTACATTAGCTTGTTGTAATAACTGACTAAATGAATTATTAACTGCAAATACACCAAGTAAATTCTTAGCAGAAAGAAGTGAATCAAATTTACGAAGGTTATTTTTATAACGATATATCTGAGTTCCAGAATAAGCTTCTTTTGTTTCTTCTCCTGTTTGTTTATTTATTTTAAAATCCCTATTTGAAAGTTTACCAATTTTCTTAGCAACTTCAAGAACTGGCTTTTTAATTAAGTTAGTATCATTCGGAGTAATCAATTGTTGATACATAGCAGGATCACTAAGTATTTCTGAATACAATTTAATTAGTTGATTACTATATATTTGCTTACGAGAATTTCTAAGTTTAGTTATTTCTTTCTTAAGTTGTTTAGTTTCAGGATCTAAATCCAGATCATCTTCTTGCTCAAGAACATCACTAAGAGCTTCTATGTTACCAGTAATGTTATATTTAGCTTTAAGTACATTTATTTTATTAGCATTTTGTTTTTCATCCAAAGCCTTCTGTAGATCTTCTATTGTATCTTCACTTACAAGATTACCAAATCTATCAAATGATGGTCTAAATACTGACATTTTATCAATATCAAAGTCAGAACCTGATTTAGCTACAATCTCAGCTGGAGGTATAACAATATTACCAGCAATTTCTGGTAAGAATTCTGCTACTTCCATATATTCAATAGAGTTAGTACCTTGAGTAGGTATACGATAACCTATCATAGTTACTAGATTTCTATTAGATTCTAACCATTTTTCATCCTTTAATAAAGCATTAAGACGTTCGATAGTTTTAATATTTTGACCATCTGGATGTTTTCTATTAAGTAATTTTTTAAATCCTATAATAGATACTTTTACTTGGATGCCTCTTGTTTTAAGATCTCCATTTTTATCCGTATAAATATCATAGAATTTTAATCCATTAGTTCCATAAAGGGCTGCATCTTTTGCATCCGCATTTTTGTATTTGAAATTATTAGATTCAAATCCAGATGAAGATACTTGAATAAGCATATCTCCACTTATCTTTTGCTTGCGAAGTCTGTTATCTATAATACCCATAAGCATACCTTGAATAGCTTTCTTATTTAAAGAAGCTTCAAGTGGATACTTAACATTTCCAGTATCTTTATCATATTGAATATAATCTCTTACATTATTATTAAGATCTCTAAATTCAGCTTGTCTTTGAATAGCATCAATGAATCTTTCTAGATTATCTATTACAGTTTTACCGTCTTTATCAACTAGACCAAGTTCGTTATAGAGTTTTTCTTTCTCAAAATTACGAATATTTCTTATTATAGACTTATAACGATTTCTAATATCTAACCATTTATCATTAGCTAATCCATTAGAAAATACGTTAGCCATTATCAATTTTCTGATTTGAGAACCAAATATTGATTCTTTATCTTCATCTATTTCAGACTTAGTATTGATTTGTTCTTTTAAGAATTGTAAGAAATGAACTGGAGGATTATAATCTTTCAGATCCATATCTACTCCATTTTCAGTATAAGCTTTATGTGCAGTATATCTGAATTTCTTAGTACCACTTTCAAATTTAGAATAACCAATACCTTTTTTAACCATTTCAAAATGCTGCTTTTCTAAAGGAGTACCTTGTATAATAGATGGTATTAAAGGAGCTACTGAGAACTTATCCATCACTTGAGCATAAGTACCAGTAGTTTCAATAGGACCATTGTATTGCATTTTAATTGGTGTAAATGAAGCTACTATATCTTTATATTTTTCTATAAAATTTCTATCTCTAGATTTTTGTTCTTCAGAATATTCTGGATTAAGATCTGCATAATTAAGTCTGAACCAAGCAAGTTCTTTTTGATACATAAGTTCTTGCTTATCTGACCAGTTATGAATAGACATTAAAAATTGCCTATAAAAATCCAAAGAAATGTGACCTTGACCATCACCAATAGTCATATTTTTATATTTATCTACTATAGCATCAATTTGAGTATCTGTAAGAGCAGGATTAACTTTCTTAAGATTTTCTTGTATTATAGAATGATCTACATATATAGATGATCTTTTATCATCATTTATAACTAAAGATTTAGTAGTAATATAATCATTAAGATTTGCTGCTCCTAAAAATCCAGCAACTGTATTATGCTCATTATTTTGCATAAATCTTACAAACATACCATCTACCATTGGATCATGTCCAGTAGATATAGCTCCTTTGGCTCTTTTATGATAATCTTTATAATGAGCTTGAAATACAGTATCACCATCAAATATTTTAGTATATTCAACATTTAATATAAAATCATTTGCAATAAATGCTCTATATAATTGAGGAGTACTAAAACTTCTTAAACTAACAGCTATATCATCTCTACTAATACCTTCATCAGATAATAGATCTAGAAATGATTCATATTCTCCATCAAAGAATTGAATAATGGCTTTTTCTATTTCATCATTATTTTGATTAACAACTTCTTCAGGAGACATTATTTTAATATCTTCTTTAATTTTATCTTTTAATCTTTCTGTATTAGATTCAGTATCTGTTGATTTTAATCTTAGTATATCTCTAAATAGATTAAATTGTTTGGCTGCTTCTTTTGGATAATTCTCAAGAGTTATCTTATCAGCATTTTTCATTCTCTCAATTTCATCTATAAGATAACCTTTCATTATCTTAATAAATGTAGGAGAATTAAATCCAGAAATAAATTGCTCTATATTAGATGGAAGATATCCAGTTTCTCCATATTTATCAAGTTTAATAAAATAAGCAGTTTTAGAACTTTCAGTTCTCATTATTTCAATAGCTCCAGATCTAAGTAAGGAGTTCATATCCATAATGATCTTATCTCTTAAGTTCAAAGAAGTAGTAGAATATGCTTTACTACCTTTAGGAGTTACTATCTTAAGACCACTATAATTACCTACAATAAGTTTTATATTATTCTTAGATCCATCTTGATTAAAGATTTTATTTAAAAATAATGAGTTCTTTACATAAGGATTATTTAAATAATTTAAATATTGAGCCTCACGTTTAGAAACAAGTTCATCGTAAGATTTAACATTATTTATTAGGCCAGCAGTCTTTGTTAAGAAGTTATTAAGCATTAATGCATATATAGTATTACCTTCAGCATTTTGATAAGACATAGAAGGATTAAGACTAGAATACAAAGATTCTATTCCAATAAATGCATTAATTCTACCACCAAGACCTTTAAGTATTATTTCTCTTTGATCATTTCTTAGATCTTGTTTAAGATCATAAACAGGATTGTATATCTTCTGTCCAAACTTTAATCTTTGATTTATATTATTTTGAATAGATTGTAAAAATCCTAGAAAAGTCGCTCTTACATTGGCATTTCTCATTGTCTCATCAGAGAAAGTAAATCCAATTAAATCTAGAAATTCTTGTCTCTGATTCTGATCTTGAAGATTATAAGAAAGAGTTACTTCTGGATTTATATAATTTCTACCATCATCATCTTGTAAAACTATACCATCTTTAAATAACTTATGTTCTGGATCTAATGATAAGAAGTTAGAAGTCCATTCTTTTTCTATTTGATCTATATTTCTTTTAGTCTCTTGTAAAAAGAAGAAATCATTAGATTCAGTAATCTTACCACTAAAAATATCCACCTGAGATCTATTAAAATCTCTTCTAAATGCAAGTACTCTATCTAATTGTTGTTTAGTTGCAACAGTAGTAGGATGAGGTAAATATTTAAGTAATTCTACTATTTCAGGTATTTTTATTTGAGTTTGATTATCTAGAAGTTTGTTATACATATCTTCATATGTTGGAAGATCTGCTAAAGAAGCTGCAAGATTATTCCAAGTATGAGAGAAATCATTAAGTCTGGCAAATCCATTACTATCATATTGTATTTCAAATTTTCCATCCTTATAAATAACTTTCTTTAGCATTCTAATTAGAGATTTAGTCTCTAAACTAGCTGCATTAGATGAAGATATTTCATTACCTGCGAAATCAAATATAGATCTTTCTCCAGCATAATTAGCATCATTATTTGGATCTTGATCGGCTTCATCTGGAGTTTCAGTTATTGGATCATCATCTTCTTCATATTGTTCTATAATATAATCTTCTTCTCCTAATTTTTCCTCATTTCTAAATAAATCATTTACAGCAGTTTCAATATCAAACTGTATATCTGTTCCAAGTTTAGAATATTTTTTATGATAATTAATAAACTTATTCCAGTTATTATTATCTGTAAGTTTATAAAGATCATCAAATAATTCTTCATTATAAGGTTGTCCAGCTTCTCTAGCATCAAACAAAGGATCTAAGAAATCATTTATTCTATTATAAAGATTATTATAAACAGCTGTAGTAAGTTTAGGATTATTCTTTAAAGACTCCACACCAATATTTCTAGACAATAATTCTTCACCAAGAAGCATATCCATAACTCCTCTATAATAAGATGCTTTTTTATTATCAAATATCTCTTCATTTAAATCATTAACTATACTTGAATTGAGTTTTCCAAACATAGCATTATTTATAGAAGGAGTATATTTATTAAGATCTCCTCTTCTTAATTCTTCATATAATTTTGTGATATTTATACCACCAAAAAAGAATTTACGAATAAAATCTACTATTCTTCTAAATATAGTATTTCTATATGGTCTATTACTAAACCTTGATTTGCCATCTGAAAGTACATAATCACGAAAATCGTCAGCTAAAAATTCTTCTATATCAAAATCTGTAGAAGATAATGATTTAAGAGTCCTACCATCTCTTGTTTTAAATTCAACATTTCTCATCCTTACTTCATGATAAAGATTTCTCTTTTGATCAATTGTAAGATACATTTGAGAGAAATGGTGCCAAGCTTCATGATATCCAGTACCTACAACAGCATTTTCAAATAGTTTAATACCAGAAGTAGACCAAGTAGCATATGCACTTGAATTAATTATTCCATATACTCTACGAGCTACTTTCTCACCAAACATTTCATTTACTTTGGTAATTTCAGTATCTGTTAAGAATAACTTCTGATTTTCTTCTTCTGTAACTCTAGCTTGTAAATCTCCACTAAAAAGATCTTCTTCATTCTTATTCTGATTCTTAGCTTCTTCATCTACTTGATTTTCAGCATCTTGTATTCTAGTTCTACGTTGAGGTTTAATATCTTCTTTCTTTAAAGAAGAATCATCTCTTTTTATATTAAAGAAATTAAGAACATCATCCATAAACTCTTTACCATAATTCTCTGGCTTATCCATCATCGCTAAATTACCAGCAAGTGCTTGATCTTTCAAGAAAGTAAAGAATGCCAGAGGATCATTATCAAGATTTATCTTATCTTGAGTACTAAGTTTAGTTTTATTAGCTTTGTCTATTAATTCTGGAAGATTATTTAATTGAGCTATATTTTGTCCTTTGGTTATTTTTTGAGATAAAGAATTAATCTGTTCGTCATATTTAGCATTGATTTTTGCAACTTGTTCTTTTAATTCTTGTAGTTTATCTTTTAATTGTCGAAGTTTTGTATCATTTTTACTTCCTTGTAAATTACCTGAATAATCAGAAGCTAATACAGTAATTCCTTGTTCTTGTAAGAAAGTTCCATCAGAAATAATATCTTTTAAATACTGTTTAGATAACTCATTTGCATTTGTAATTCCTAAAATATCAGCAATAAAATCAACAACTTTTTGTAAGAAAGTTTTATCTTTTGATTCTAATTCTTTTACAAATGCCTCATTAGTTAAGTGTGCAATAAATTCAAATACATCTTTTACAGGATATTTATTTTCTAAATTATTATCTGCTTTTACTGCTTCAAATAATTTCATTAATCCTTTTACAGCATTAATTTGTTTTTGAGTAAGTCCTGTTGTAACTCCAGAATTAACTCTTGATATAATTTTAGTAGTTAAAGCATGAACAACTTCATGTACTAAAACTTCACCAAATCTTCCATTTTTTAAAGTAGAAGGTCTTATTAATATTTCTCCATTTTGAGGATTATTACTCCCATCAAATCCTTCTGTAATTCTACCCGAAGAAAATTTAACTTTAATTCCAAGTTTATTTACAATATCTTTAATTAAATTCCATATAACTTTTTGAACTCCTGTTAATGGGTATTTTTCAATTAATTCTTGTGGAGTGTATTCAGTTTCATCTTGTAAATTATTTTCAGATAAAATATCTTTTTCAACTTGTACTTTATCTTCTACTTTAGAAGTAACAGAATTATTATAACTATCAATAGCAGATTTTCTTTCTTCTGCTGTCATAGTTTCATCTGCTCTTTTCATTCTATCTGTATAGGGTATTTCTATACCTCTTTCATTTAGAAAATCTACAATTTCTTTAAAGGTTTCCATATCACCTATAAGAAATTTATAAATAGCAAATGCTTTTCTATTATCTTGAACTAAACTTAAAAGTTCATTATTAGCACTATTCCATTTTCCACTATTTGAAGAAGCACTGAAATCATAAGCACCTTGAGTTTTATCTTCTTTCTCTATTTTCTCAATTTCCTTTTCAACCTTTTCTATTTCTTTAGTTATAGGTTCTAATTCTTCTTGTCTTCTTCTTTCTATTTCTTCAATAGCAAGATCATCAAGACTATCTACAACGGGTTCAGCCTCTTTACCTTCTGCAAGAGCTTGCATAGTTTCAAGACCCTGATCAAAATTAAACATCATATAAGTATTGATATTCATCAGTACTTTACCTTTGGTAGTTATGATATTTCTAGCTCTAGTTTTAGAATTTTCAATTATAAAATTATTATAATCTTCTATTTCATCTACAGCAAGTTTTTTATCTTTAATTGAATAATAATTAAACCTACCATTTATATTAAGTTTAGTTACATTAAGTCTTTGATCTGCTATAAATTGTACTACATCTGGTTTTGGAATTACTTGTTTATTTTCAAAAAGATCAAGAGTATAAACATCACGATCTGAATTAAATGTAGTAATAATAGTAGGTCTATTGGTATATCCTAAGAATAAAACTTTCTTTAAATAATCTTTAGCGATATTAGCTTCATTCTCATCTTTATAACTATGTAAAAATACATTCTTTATATCTTCAAATAATTTAGAATTATCTCCTATTTTGTTAGGTATAATTCTTGTATATACAGCTGGTTCATTTTCTGAACGTTGTGTTTGAATATATATAGCACCATTAATAAGATTTTGACCATCTATGTTAAATACAAACTTATTTTTATTAGGATCTTTTATATCATAAGATTCTAATGCTTGTGGTATATGAAGTTTATATTTTTGATCTGCAAGAGCTATTTTAGCATCAATAGGTTTTGTACCTTGACGTTGCATACCTGCTGCCATACCAGAAATAGAAACTGGAACAGGTATACCTTTATCCACTAAAATTCTTGCAAGTTCTCTTTCTTCTTCTTGCCTTTTATAAAAATCTAACCATTGATCTAACGGAATACCTGTTTTTTGTTCTCCTAATAAAGCTCTGGCTTCTTCAAGATCTTTAAAAGCAACTTTATTAAAAGAATAAATAATTTCTTGATATCCAAGAGTTTTATTCAAAGATGGATTATAATCTTTATCAAAATAAACAATATTACCATTTATGTCAGTTATAACCATAACATGACCTAATTCTGTCTGTTTGGCAGAACCTCTGTCTCTTGGGAGATCTTTTCTATCTTTAATTATAAGACCTTTATATTGATTTTGTGCAAGGTTATTTACAATTAAATAACGTAAAAATCCTTGTTTAAATACTTTATAAGGATCTTCATCTAATACTCCAACATAAGAACCTTCTTTTTCTACTTCTTCTTGAGTTACTGTTTTATTAGAAGATCTAAATGCAAGAGCAGAAAATGTCTCTTCTTCAAAATTTATATCTTGAATAGTATTAGTATCTGGATTAAATCCATTATCTTTAGGATCTTCTGATTTCTCTTGAGTTACTATTTTCTCTTCTTCAGATTTAAAATCTTCTTCAGTATCAAGTATAGTACCTATAGGATTTTTAGCATTAAGCATTGCTATTAAATCACTTTCTTGATCTTCACTTATTTCTCCTTTAATAGAAGCCTGATTTACTTCAACCATTAATCTATTAAGTAGATTAACGTTTATATTTTTAGTCTTTGGAATCTTGGCTAAAATAGCATCATGTCTCTCCTGTTGACTTGCTACAGGAGCTTGTACAGGTTCATTTGTCTGAGTTGTTGGTTCTTTTTTAGTTTCAGTAGGAACTGGTTGTGTCTGTTTAACTTCTTCAGCTCTCTTTTGTTCTTCTGCTTTTTTTACTTTTTCAGCCTCCTCTTTTAAACGTTCTTGGACTACTTTTAATGATTCTTGATATTTTTTATTAAAATCTTTTCTATCTGTAAGAGTATTGTTATACTCATCCATAGTATCATCAATAGTATTTTCTAATTCTGCTTTAAAATAAATTTCTTGTCCTAAATCTGCTACTCTTGGATGTTTATTCTTTTTATCATCTTCATAAAAATAAAATCCATTTTTATCTTTTTTAAGTTTTTTAATAGTTTCTTCATTATCTTTAACTATATTATCATACTCAGATTGATATTTATCAAGTTTGGTTTGGGCATCTTGTATATCCTCTTGTTCGGCTTGAGCAACTGTTTTTTTCTGAGCTTTAATTTTTACTTGCTTAGAATTAAGATCATCCACTAATGAATCTGTAATTGAACTATAACCTATCTCACTTTGAAGTGATCCTATATTAGATTCTACTTTATTTAATTCTTGATCAAGAGCTACTTGTCTACTACCAAGAGTAAATAAATAATTCTTACGAGCAAGATCAGCAGGAGCTGTAACTACAACTTTATCATCAATAGATTTTTTTATATTAGCTACTCTTTGGGCATAATTTTTATACTCCATTATTTGAGCTGCCACATCTCCTTTAGGATCAAAACCAAGTTTAATAAGATCTTCTGGCTTGTAAGTATTTATATTATCAAGCTGTTTCATCAATAAATCAAAACTACCTTGTTGCAAATGAGATGCAATAAATGTAGAAAAGATTTCTTTCTGAGCAAGATTTCTTAATATAGGATGTTCTATTGTTTGAGCTTCAGATAAATCATTTGCTGTTTTCATTTGAGTTAAGAAAGCAGCAGCAACTTTAGCTTTATCTTCTTTTATTTTACCATCTGGTCCAACTGTATAAATATCCTGAACTTTAAGCCAATTATTTTTAGCTTCATTTAAAGAAGCTACAAGACGTTCTGTAGCTATTCTATCTCTAGAATACTCTTTGGTAGCAAGAGATGTACCTGTACCAAATATGACACCTATTAAGGCACCCATACCTATATTCTCAGCAGCTTCTTTATCATTACCTTTTATAGCATCTTTGGTTTGCTGTAAAAGCTGACCTAGAACAGTAAAATATCCATTATAAGTATTTCTACCTTCGTTTTTTCTTTGAATAGCAAGTTGAATGTTTTCTTCATAAAAGCCTTCTACTAATGCACCTTGTAATGCTTTATTACTATAATAAGCAAGCTTACCTAGTTTTTTTGCAGTACCAGCTGCAGCATAATCTTCGAGTAGACTTGTTACCTTTGTTTCTATTTTAGATGGTGCACTTTTACCAAGAGCCTTATAAAATAGATTTGTTTCCCAAGCATTAGAGAATGACAATGCTGCCATATTCCAAAGAAAACTATTCTTGGCTTTTTGTGCAGCTATATCTGTGGCTTCGTCTTTACTATATTTACCAGTAGCCATTAAATCAGCAAATACTTTATCTCTAACTCCCTTAGCTTCAAACATAGATTCTGAAGCTGTATTTACTGCAGTAGTGAATAATCTATCTCCATATTTAACAGAGAATTTACCTAAATTAGTTAATAGAGCACTAGATTTCTCTACTCCATTAGCTAATTCAGCTAATTGAGCAGCTTTTACTCCAAGTCCAACTTTAGATATTATAGCTCCAGGTACAAATGCTGAAGCAAGAAAAGCAGCACCATCAACAAAGTCTTCTGTCCAGAAAGATAAATCTGTACCAGCTCTTTCAAAGAATCCTTTATTTTGATCTACTGTATGTCTATATGTAGTTAACCAATCATTCTTAAGATTATCTTCAAGATCACTAAAAGCTTTAGCAATCATATTATCTCCAGCCTTTTGAATATAATTAGAACCCCAGTTTGTAGGATCTACAAGTCCTAAAAGATATCCAACACCAGTACCAAGTTTTGTAAATGTATATGTAGGAAGTTTAACAAATAAAGCTTTCATTATTTCTTTAAAAGCTCCTTGTTGACTAGCATAGAAATCCTCATTATCTCTTTCTAGTTTATAACCAAAATCTTCATCTATATAACGATTAGTTTCTGTTTGTGGTATTCTAAGATCTGGTTGAAATTTAAAACTATCAGGATATTGTTTTTGAACATTCTTTGTTAAATTAGCAAAATCTGCTAATTGATAATCATAAGAATTTTTATCAATATTAATATTATCACCAGGTCCGACTATACCTTGATGAAAATCTGGAAGTTGAGGTTGTGTAATATTTGGAGGAGTAGTATCAATAGATTTAAACAGCTCTGCATACCTAGCTTCGGTATCATGCTGCATATTAAGTACCTCTACTGGATTTATTCCAGTTAATATATCTGAAGTTGGTTCTGCCATTATTTAATTTTATAATCTGGTTTATTACCTAGTATTCTAATTTTTGCTTCTAAATCAGCTGGTTTTAAATTTGCTAAAGCATTTGCCATAGCAGAAGCCTCTTCTAATGTAGAAAAAGGTTGACCAGTGGAAAAGTTTATAAATGAAGCTCCCGAATCTTCATCAATTACTTCATACATTGGAACACTATTTCTATTTGTTATTCTAAATAGAAAATCTCTATTTCCAAATTTAATACTTGTTGTATTAAAAACATCATTATTTTTTGATGCTGCCGTTCTCCAATCTATTTGAGTTTGAATTGCATTTAATCTAGAATCAGAAAATGTCTTTGGTCTAATAAAAGATCCTACTTCTGAATTTGGTAAATAATAAGATCCACCTTCAAATTGTTTCTTATATTTACCTCCAGAAGAAAGTATAATATCTTTTATCTTACTCGGACTAACATTATCTGCAGTTGCATCTACTTTAAAATAAACACCTCCAGATTTATCACGATGAGTAATAGTAACATCATCTGGTTTAATTCCAGTTGCAGCGAGTTTTCCATATACTATATTTTGTACAGATTTTATAGCATTACTGTCTTTAGCATTTTGTGTAAATCTCTCTAATCCTTGTATTTTAGTCATAGCTTGATTATATAATGTATTACTTTCTGATAATATTTTTTGTGTATTTTCAAAATTTCTACCTTCTATTTTATTATAATACATCATAACATCATTACCTGGTTTTCCATATGTAGATGGAATTTCTACTCCATTTATAAAAAGTCTATCTGGAATATATCCACTATTTATTGGAATTCCAACAGATGATGTAGAATTTATTCCAGTATTACCTTTTATAACTTTTATTTTAGATGATCTACCTTCTAAAGAATTTTGAACATCTTCTGCAGTTATTGTTATTCCATTAAAAGTTATTGGTTTTATATCTTTTATAGATGATCGATCAAATAATTTTGGATTATTTCTTCTTACTTCTTGATTTACATAATCTTGAATGGCTTTGCCTGCTGCAATATTAGAATCTCCTAAATCTATTTGCTCTCTATAATTTTTCCAATGATAATCATTAGGATTATTTTTCTTCCATTCTTCAATAGCAGCATCATTAGTAGCTTTTGGTTTTTTAGAATCTATAATACCTATTGAAGTAAGATATTTATTTAATCCATCGGCTGCATCAGATTTAATTTTTTCACCATCTGAAATTATTTTATCTACTTCTGGTTTTCCAAAATTTTCATTATCATCTTCTGTAGAAACTCCATAAGTAGGTTCTGTTTCAATATCTTCACCATTCTTATCTTTTTTGTTGCTAGCAGTCATTTCAGCTATTTTAAGCTTAGTATCATTATTAAGTTCTGCTATTTTCCAATCCATTTCTCTATCAGCATTCTTATTCTTATTATCATTATCCATTTTTAAAAAGAATAAAGCTGCGTCATCTTTAGAATATTTAATTTCTATATCCTTTCTTTCGGAAGCTTTGGAGATATTATCTATCCAATTACTTGTGTACATCTGACCAGCAATAGCATCTTTATCTTTTATAAGATCACTATAATCTTTAATTTTAAGTTTTGTATTAGTTACTCCAAGTCGTTTTACTTCTGTGTCATACCTATCTATGTCATGTTGATATAATTCAGCATCATTAGTTCTACCACTTTTAATAGCAGCTTCTTTTTTACCTTTTAAAATATTAATCTCATGATTATACGAATCTATTTTTTCTGAATTATAATTTAAATAATCATTTGCAATAGTTTCTACATGATCTCCATAGGCAACTACTCCATTAATATTAAGTTGTTGTTTCGCTTTATCTGATAAATGAGAGTTCATATATGCTCTAAATTGAGAAGCATACACAGATTTATTTTTCTCTTCTATCATTCTACCATTGTTAGTAATTTTTCCATTAGCATCTGTTTCTGGTCTAGTAAATTGTGTGGCGTCTGGTTTAAAATTCTTCTCAATTTTATTCCATTCTTCCATTACATCATAATAAGGAGTATAATATCTACGATTACTATATACTTCTCTACCTAATTTTGGATCATTATTTTTTATAAAATCTTGTAATGGTTTAACCATATAAGCAAAATTAGCATCATTATAATCTTTACCACCATTAGTAGTTTTAAGATTTTGAGCCAAACTTGCTTGTTGTCTATAATGTTTAGTTATAGCATTATCATATTTAATATCATCATCTTTAGTTATAGGATCAAATATCTTCATAGCAGTATTTACATTATCTGCTAAAGAAAGATCAGTAGATACTACTTTCTTTAAATTAGTATTAACTCCCTGCATTAAACCATCTAATTTATCTTGATTTGCTTTAAGAGATAAATCTAAATTAAGATAATTCTGATAGGCTGATTTGACTTGAGAAGCACCTATATCCCAATATTTATTACGTGTATCTATAGCTTGAACTATCTGTTGCACAGGTAAACGATACGGATCAGTCTGATAAGTATTATATGCTGGATTTGAAAGATAATTAGCCATTTACACTTAAAAATTTTTCATATTTTCTACTTAAATGAAAACAAGAATTATTATATAAATAATTAAATATATTTTTTAATTCTTGTTTCTTTGTATATTCTAAATATTTTACTCCAGTTTTTGAATAAGTATATATTTTTCTATAATTTAGATTACAATTATTTCTTAATATTTCTTCTAATTTTAATATAAAATCTTCTGAAGCACTGATATATGAAAAACTAAAACCATTACCTTTTTTATCTTTTTTAATACAACCATCTCCGTCAAAATATCCTCTTAAATAATCACTCATTAATTTATTTTCTATATTTGGAAATTTTAAAGTTTTACTTTTTCTTGGTGTAACTCCTAAATTATTTAAATCATTACAAATTTTAGTTGAATATATAGATATTAAAGATTGATTTTGAATATTATTATATCCTATTCTTCTTCCTATTGGTAAATCAACACCAATTTCATTTCTTATAAATTCTATAATTTCTATATCTCTTTCTTGTATATTTACTTTAAGTCTTGTTTTTGAATTACATCCATCTGCAGAAATAAAACCCAAAATATATGCTTTTTGAGGAGTATCTATATTTTCAAAATAATTTCTATTATAATTATATTTATTACAATAGGATTTAGATTTATTAAAAATATTTATATGTTTTCTAAGTCTAGATCTTATTGTACCTTCAGAACAATTTAATAATTTTGCAATTGGTTTTGCTGATTTAAATTCTTTATATTTTTCTAATATAAATTTATCATCAAGTTCTAATTTTCTCATCTTAATTTATAAAATTTGTAATAACACTATTATAATATACAATATTATATTGTAATTAGCAATTAATTTTTAATGTTATTATTGTGGAAACGTTGGATTATTTTGATATATAGCATTTTTACCTTTACCAGTAATTGATTCATAAAGTTTTGCAAAAGCATATATTTGTTTAGGATCACTAGAATTAAGTCCAAATTGTTCCATAATTGATTTAATTTCAGCTATAGAATTTGTTTTATCAGCTCCAGTAGCCATATTAAGTGAAGCCACATCAGAATTATATCTAATTCTACCACTTGGTAAATATTCATATAAAGGTACTGGTTGATTATATATTTTACCTGTTTTGGGATCTGTTACTTTTCTAGTACCATATTTATTTACACTAGCTAAAGACCAAGCAAGAGCATCAGCATCTGATTGATATTTATTTAAAGTACTCATAACTTGATTATTTGCAAATCTACGTTCATCATCAAAATTTTGAGCTGATATCACAGTTTGATCATAATACTTACCACTAGCAGGTATATTGAACATCTGTTCTTGATTACTTTGTTGTAAATTAGTCAAATTCTCCTGATTACCTATTTGTATATTAGCGGCTTCTACTTGACCTCTTGCTTGAGTTTCAGCATCTATACCTTTACCAAATGTATTTGAATTAAGTAAAGCAGCTTGTCTAGGATTAACTACATTGGCTGAATTATAAGCCTGAAACTCTTGATTTCTAATACCATTTAAAAAAGGTTGTAAATTCTGTTTATCTAAAGATACTCTACCAAGATGAATTTGTTCTCTCATAGGCATATATCTTTTAATACCCATGGCTTGTAAACCAAGATAACTAAGATGAGCTTTCTGAGCTGGAGTAAGATAACCTTTAATATCATAAGGTAGATTACCAGGAGTTGGTTCTTCTCCTACTGCTGGCTGTGTAGGCTTAATAGGATTCTCTTTAGTTACTATCGTAGCTGGAGGAGAAGGAGATCTTTGTGCTGTATATAGAGGTACATTAGGTATCATTCTTTGATTATTAGTATATACATAATCTTCAGTATCTTTACCTTCAGTACTTTGTCTTTGTAATCTTTTGATTTTTTGTTGAGGTGTTTCATTTTTAAGATAGTCTAACCATTGTTGATTAGTCATTTTCTTTTTATTACCTGGAGTGGTTCCAAATTTACCATATAAAGAACTACCATCTTCATCCTTATAAAGATAATCATACCCGGCTGGTACCACAGATACTTTCTTGGCTTTCTCTTTTAAAACTTTTTTATAAACATCATCTTCACAAGGTAAACATTTACCATTTTCATCCTTACCACAAGGACACCATTCATCTCCAAGAGCTAATTTTACAAGACCACCTTGTTTATACATTTCTTGCTCTTGTTCTTTATCAGTAAGTTCTGGATTTTTTATAGGAGCTGTACCCATAGCAAATTCTGGTATAGGTTTATTTTTCTTAGATTCTTGAAGATAAGCTACTTGACCTATTATTTTTTGATATTTATCAATCATTATTTGAGCTGTAGCTCTTTCTATTTTTTCAGCCTTAGGATTTTGAAGTATGTTTAAATAACGATTATATTCTTCCATATCTATTTCTCTCTCAAGAATTTTAGCTGGAGTATTTTTACGTTTTGCAACTGATCCTCCTTCTTTAAAATCAAAGAGTTTCTTCTCTGTTTTATTAATAGAAAGTCTAGGATCATTACTAAATATAAAACTACCAGGTTCTGGATTAAGTTTAGTTCCTCCATTTGCATGAGTTTTACCTAATATCTTATATATTCCTACAAGTCCAGGTTTGGTTATAAGTTCTCCTTTTTCTGCTTCTATAGTTGCAATTTCTTCTGGAACTTCTTTAACTGAAGTTGTAATTTCTTCTTTAACTGGAGATATATAATTTGTATCAGTAGTTTTAATTGCTCCACTTTTTGTGAACCAATAATTATGATTTGATACACTTTTATTTCTCATTTTTTCTGGAATATTATTTATTCTAATTTTTGCCATTATTATATACTTATTAATTGTTTTTCTGATATTTTATTACACCAATTTATAAATTCATTTTGTTCTAGATTAACTTTCATATGATTAATAATCCAACAAACTAATTGAATATTACCTTTAGAATAACCTAAATTAGAATCTATTCTGTCAATTGATAGTGTTTTATTATCCCATTTTCCAAATTCTAATATTTCTCCTGAAAGAGCACATTTACCATCTTGTTCATCATATATATTTTTAAGATATTTTATATCTAATTCATTATCAAAATATATATTTCTCTTTTTTGAACTATACTTTGCAATATTTAATCTATTTTTTAAAATACCATCTAATGTTTCTTTCTTTTCATCTCTAAGTAAATTATTTTTGTATTTATTACAAGAACCACAAGTTGTATTTTTTCCATTTCTAGATTCTGGAATATGTTTATTCTTATGATTCCAAAACTCCTCATCTTTTTTATATTCTAAACAATTATAACATAAAAGTAAGTTTTCTTCATTTCTTTGTGGTAATCCGAATTTACCATACGAATTACTATATAGTTTTCTACATTCTAAACTACATACATTTGAATTCTTTGAATCAGAAGAATAATATTCTTTATTACAAATTTTACATAATTTCAATATCATATCCTTGGTTTTTTAATTCTTGAATTGTTTGTTCATCTACTTCATATTCTCCACCTTGTTCATATTTAAATCCTTTATTAAATTTATTTATATAAGCACCTACATTCATATTTACTCCTCCAGGATTATAAGTAGGATTAATGGCTTTTTTAACTCCAGCTTCACCCAAAAAGTGCTTCAAAGCAGCTTCTTGAGGAGTGTTAGAAGTTGATAATAGATATTTAGAATAAGTATCCATTATTTTTTCTTGAAATTCTGGATCTGTTTTGTAAGCATTTTCAAATTCTTTTGATCCAATTTGTGGATAAAATTGTTTTCTTACTTGTTCAAGAGTACCTTTAGTAAATTGATATTTACCATATGCTGAAGATCCTTTAGCTTGAGCATAATAATCTCCGCCAGATTCTACATTGGATATACCATTTTTAAATGCTTGAATTATATCTGGTGTATCTCCATCTTCATTTAAACTTTTACTTCTATATCTTTGTTGATCTTCCATTAAATATTCGTCTGTCCAGTTATCTTGTTCTGGAGTAGATTCTTGAGTTACTTCAGGTTCTTCTTGAGGTACTCTTTTATCTACTACTGGTTCACCAAATATTTCATTTTCAAATTCTTCATCAAAATTTACTGGACCTCCGTCTTCTTTGAAATGATTTTTAGCTCTTATTGCAAATGCTTTTCTATGAGGAGTACAAGTAGATTTAGTCATAGGAGTACAATATCCTTTATGAGCAGGATTAATTGCTTCTTTTATCCAACCACCATCTTTCATTTTTCTAGATGCAGGAATATCATTGGTATTAAGAGTTTCAGATCTTAACATTGCAAGCAATTTCAAATTTTGATCTGCCGTACCTTTATAATTTTCTATACCTCTTACCTTAGCTAATTTAGATCTTTCTTTAAAAGTTGAATTAAGTCCAGAAGAATTAAGAAAGTCAACTATAGATGGATTTTTTATGTCAGATTTTACTGAAATTACAGATGATTTTTTTATAGGAGTTATTTCATTTGGTTGAGTAACTACATTATTTTGTATTTGTTCTTGTTTCTCTATTATAGATTTAGGTATCTGTTTAGTTTTACTAGATCTAACTACTACTTCTTTTAAATCATTATTTGGTATCATTGTTTCTGTAACTGGATCATAAGATCCTTTTGTACTATAAAGTTTACCATCATTACTTTTTCTATAAGAAATAACTTTTGATTTATTAAAAGTATTAGCTAGTTTATTATACAAAGAATTATCTTCCGCAATAAGATTATTTACAACATTATATTTTTGATTCTCTTCATCTGAAAGATTACTATCATAAATATAAACTTTCTTATTTGCATACATTTTTGCTATCTTATCACTTTCTGTTTTATTACAATTTATACAACCATAAGACTGAGCATTATCTTCAGAATTATTATTATAATAAAATTGATTTCTATATCCAGGATCGTAAGTAGAATGTATAGCTATTCCTTGACCCTTTTTATCTATTGTACCAAGAATATCTAATCCAGGATTGCCATAAATATTTCTTACTTTTGATAATGGAAACATTCCAATTGGAGTTATTTTATCAGTATCTTTTTGATTTTCAGAAAAAGTATCTATTTTATTATATGGATTTAATAGATGACCTTTTCTATTTTTACCAGTAAGAGCTTCTTTTTCTTGAAGATTACCTTTGTCATCATAAAAATATAATTTACCTTTACCTTTATCTATATAAACTATATCTTTATCAAAACCTTTTTGTTTACCTTTATAGGTTTGTCCACCATCTGGATATTTATATTTTCCTCCTTTTTTAAAATAATCCATTCCAAATTGATTTTGTTCACTGGTATTACCAGTATATGGTATATAAGTTAATGGATTAAATTGATTTTCATAATATTTTCTTTGCCCAGCTCTATTATGTTTTTCTCTAAAAAATGCAGCTATACCTTGTATAGAATTAGATAATGAACGATATCCATAATCTATATTACCAAATGTAGCTTTTGTTTTAAATTGAAATTGTGGTTGATTTGAAGTAACTGTATTATTTAAATTACCACCATTTTCATTTGATCCAGTATCTATTTGTTTTGGATCTACTGGAACACCTGGAGTTGGATTTACTGGAGGTTGAGGTTTGTTACCATTTATATCTCCAGGAGTCTCCCATATAGTATTATCTCCAACTCTTGGAGCTATATCAGATTTCTTTATAGTTCTGATTGGTTTAGGATCTAGATTTCCTAAATAATTATCTGTTGGATTTTGTGATTGAATTAAATCAGGCACACACTTACCTTCAAAGGTAGACCAATGATATCCTTCCGGACATTGTATATTAAATTGTGAAGAATTTTGTTTTCCTGGAAGTAACCATAATGGACCAGGACCACCTTCCTGACATTTTTTTAATTTTCTTTTCATAATTATCTAGGAGATAAGGTTTGAGAAGTATCTCCAAATTTAAATATATATTTACGATCATTAGAAATATTTTTACGAAGAAAAACTTTATGCCAAAGATTTCTAAATTTTTTACGTTGAAATTGAGATTTATTAACATTGATAGATCTTGATTCTGGTGTTTTAATATATCCATTTGCATGTATCTGCCATAATGGAAAATTATTACCACTGAATTCACCTCTATCTTTAGTTAAATCCCAAAATTGTTGTACTGATATTTTTTGTTCTTCTTTATCGTATTTAATATTCCATTGTCCATTAATAAGTTTAGGATATTCTAAAGCTTCTGACATTGTTCTTTTTTCGCCTAAATTCATTTTAAGAATATCACTATTTTGTTCAAGATTATGAATAACTAATTCATCAAAATTATCATCAAGTATTTGATGAAAAAATCTACAATCTTGAAAATATTTACCGGTTTCTAGTACATATTCTATACTTCTTAATGTTTGAACAGTTTTTCCATTATTAATAAGATATTCTATTTCAAATGGATAATCTACTCCAAAAAAATTACAAAATAAATCGCAACGTATATTATGTTTCCATATAGATTTATCTTTAACTACCATAAAATGATTTTCTCCTTGTATAGTCCAATTTGGATGCCAATCATGCCAACTAATGAATCCACCTTCTCCTTGATTTGCTGCTGGATCATAACTTATAGTCCAAGATATATCATCAAAATACTTAGGATCACTAAGCTTAGCTCTACCACTAAATTTATTTTCTATAGGATCATATGTTATTAATCCAATATACTGATCCTTTAATTTATAATCTTTTTTTGTTAAATAATATACTTGTTTACTATTATCAAATACACTAGTTAATCCTACTCCTACTACTGGATTATCTTTATCTTTAAAATCTGGAAATTGTTCAAGTAATTTACTAGGTAAAAATTCTTTAAACCAAAAATGCATACCTTGTCTAGATATTTCTTCCATCTTTCCAGTATATTTAAATACTCTACCTTGTCTTTGAGATGGATAAAATGATCCAAATTGTGTATTTACAAATGCCCATCTACTTTGTGAATTACCATAGTAATAATCCGTATAAAGAAGTGGTCTGGGTTCTCTTGCAAATAATCCTCCATCACCAATTGTTACTTTAGTTCCAGTACCATCTAATTGAAGTTCATCTCTACCTATAGTTATATAAGGAGCTGATTTATCAAATAAAAACATTATTTGTTGATTATCTACACCATGCATACCGGTTAAATTACCATATTCAGCAAGTGGAAAATCATAATAATTATTAGTAAGATATGTTAACCAATTGTCGCTTTTTTGATCCTTAAAAGCTGGTAAAGAATATATTACCCTATTTTTATAATAAGTATAGTAATTTACAAGTGGATCATAATCTATTGCCTGTTGAAATATAGCATTTTCTGTAAGTTCTTTAGAATATGATTCATCATAGATAAACTCTTCTGGAGTATCTAATCTATCACTTCTAAACAAATCATGAAGATTACTATAAGTTTTAGAAAAGAAGTTTTGAATTTCGTTTTTATAATCTCTATAATCTAAATTATATTCTGATTCTACAAAAAATTCAAGTACTCCATTATTAGATAAATAAAAATATCCTAATTTATTATCAAATGTAAGTTTATTATTAGATCTTTCTGTTTTACCACAATCAAAATTATATCTATTTTGTGGTAATTTATTTGGAACTTTACCTACTACTAATAATTCTCCAACATCATATTGTGTACTATCAAACCAGAATCTAGGATATCCTATATTTCTATAAAGAGTATAGTCATATTCAGTTCCATCTGGAAAATTTTGATTGGCTATATTTTGACTAAAATATTGATGAGAACTCTTTATTGACATTTTTGATATAAACGTATCTCCACCAAATACTACATCTGTTTTATATACTCTATTTCTAGATCCAGTAGCCGAAACATCTACTAATCTATTAATACAATAACCAGTATCAAGATATCTTATAGAATCTATCTGACCATATTGATTAGTTATTCTTCTTTTTATTGTACCATAATATACAGAAGCTTTATTTTGAAATTTTTTAAATGGAGTACCACATATTCCAGCTTCACTCATTGTTTTCTTAGATGTATCTTTTGTTTTAGGATCTCTTACATCTGAATTAAGTTTTATATATACCGCATCCTCTCTTTTAAAATTATTAAAAGTTAAACCATTTACAGTATTTATACCATCATAAAGGTATTGATAATAATCAATATGTTTTCTACGAAAATTTCTTTCTACACATTTAAAATCATTAAATAAACAATAACTATTTACTTGTAAAGCATATTTTCTATAAGGTTGAAATTCTTGTATAGTTTTTATAATTTCATTCGCAGTATTTAATGCAAAATAAGCAGCCATACCAACTGATACTGCTGTTTGTAATACTTTTAAAGCAAGTTTAGCTACTTTTTCTGCAGCATTAGGTAAAGCTAATATATCTCTTACATTTAATCCATTAATAAGACCTTCACAATCTTGAACTAACTTATGACCAGTACCAGCATAATTTATAGTTGTTGTTTCATAATTAACTTCACCAACTGTTGTTGCAAACTTAATAGTACCATCTTTTACTGTAGTAACACATTTCTTTCCAAAAAGTGAAAGTACACCATCAATAGCACCAACCGCTATTGCTAACCAAAATATTGAATTGTTAAGAGCTTTACCTCTTGGATGATTATATACTTCTTCAAATCCAGTAGTAACTGTTCCAATTTCTTCAGTATCCAAAATAAATTCATCTCCTAAAGATACTTTATTAAATAAAGTCTCTGGAGAATAAAAAGTAAATTGATCTTTTTTATAATTACTAAGAGGTCTAAAATTTTTTTCTTGCTTTTTAAAATAAGTTTGGAAAGAAGATATAAATGGATCTGGTCTTAAATCATTGTAAGGATAATTCTGATATAATACCTCAGTAGTATCACTTTGTTCATTAATAGTTTCATTATAACTTCTAACATTTTTAAATATACCTTTAGATATAATAGAACGATTACCTTTACGATCTCCTCTCACTATTCTATAACCAACAATAGAATCTATTTCTACTCCTTTATCATCTTTAGGATGTTCTATATTTTCAAACTTAACTCCAAGAATATTAATAAATTGACCACCTTTTTCATAACGAGGAGCATGACATTCATCTGGAAATTTATGATGTCTTATTGGTTTACAAGCTAAATCACCAAACATAATCTTATTATCAGGATAAAGATCTGTACTTTCCCAATAACTCATTGTACCTTCAGTAATTATCTTCTCATTACATTCTTTATTATCATTAATCGTTTTAGTTTTTTTAGAAGTATCATATACTTCAAAGTTTCTAATTTTAGTATCTACTTCACAATCTTTTATACTAATCTCATATACATCTGTACCAGTAGCATCATTAGTTTCTGCTCCTTCTGGCTTTCTTCCTGGTATATGAAATGCACTAGACCATTCTCCAGTATTATATAACCATTGAATACCAAATGTATATACTTCTCCTCTATAATAACCTTTTTTATTACCTCCTCTAGAATAATAATCTGATGGAACCTGATAAAGAACCCACTTAGTTTTTATATCGAGAGCTTTCTTTTGATAATTAAGTTCAGGTTTAGATGTAACTCCAGACCATAATATATACTGATCATTAGATACTACATCATCCGCAGCATAATAATAAGGTCTTTTTGTTATTATTTCTTCAATTGGAATATTTATATATTCTGGTTTATCAACTGAAGTTATTGAATGTCTATTATTAGATGTATTAAAAAATCCTATTCTTTTAGCCGTTGTTATTCCAAGTTGAGTATATATAACTATAAGTTCATATTCTGGAAAATCTCTATCTATTCCATCTATATCTAAAACCATACTTTGACCTGTATTATTATGAGACCAAATAGCTTCAGGATTAGTTATAGAATAAAATTCACTTACTCTTTGTTGATTTATAGTATAAGCTATACCAAATTGATATGATCCATTTTTTAAATTGCCTCCAGCTCCTAATCTTACATTTATACATGGAACATCTAATTTAGGAGTCATAAGAAGAGCATCACAATCTAAATCTTCTGTAAATTCTTTAGTTTTACAAGCGTCATCTTTAATTTTCTTTATTTTATATGGTATTTTAGAAAGATTTAATTTTCTACGAGGGTTTCTTCCAGAATCTGTCCAATAAATAGATTCTGTTTGATCGAATGATTCTTTAAAAGCTCCTCTTATAAGAAATGATGTATTAAAATTTAAACATGGATCATTAACTACTTTAGTATAAGTACATTTACTCTCATCAAAAATACCTATTTCTGAATCAGTATTATCTGTACTAAACACTACCCAGCGATTGTTAAGTATTTTTATAAATCCTATAGGAGTTAATGGAAGAGTTAAACAAAATAAATTTGCTGGTTCATTTTGTAAAAATTGCTGATTACCTTTGTGTGAACTTGTAGTACCATTACGCATATGAGTCCACAAATCTTTAGAAATTAGACTATCATCTAAATCTGTAACTAATCCTTTTATAGGAGTATTTGTATATATATTAGTTAAATTTTCCAATTATTTTTGTTGTGTATTTAAAAAATCCAGCATTCTTGGATATTGAAAATAGACATCTCTACCTCTTTTAATTTGATTTATTTCTTTATCTGTCATTTTCAAAAGATTGCATAGTTTAATTGTTTGTATTTTTTGTAAACTTGCCCATTCTTTATCTGCTTTATCTCTAGTTTGATGTATTTTTTCTGATTCATTCATAGTAACTGTTATAGTTCCTTGATGATACATTCCAATAACTCCTGGTAAAAGTATTTTATTACATTTAGATCTAAAAAATATATCAAAACCACAACTCATTATATCTCCATATCCTGCAAGCTCTATTAAATCTACATTATTGTTTATAATACTTATAATTGCTTCTCCAGAATCTACATCTCCTCCTTCACTAGAAAAATAGATAAATAATTTTTCTTTAGGTTGTAAATTATTTATTGCTATTGTTATTTTATCAACAGTTTCTTTACAAATTGCTTCTTTTATATTTAATATCATAGTTGATAATATCCGCTTTCTTTGTTATCAAAGTATTTCACATAATCATTATAAAATCTTCTTCTATTTCTAGCAAAATATTCATTTATCTCATCATATTCTGGCATATTAACAATACTAATTGCTCTTGTTCTTGCATCTCTTAATTGAGTAATTACATATTGTAAATCCTGTGCTACATCAGCATCTTTATTTAGTTTAAAATTTTCAAGTATTTTCTTTTTTATAGCATATTCATAATAATCATTGGTAAGTGGATGATCTAGAATTAAATAATTACCTGCATCATCTACCATATCTGATAAATAATTCAGATATACTTTACCTGATCTAAAAGAAAAAGTTGCTTCTTCTCCCATAATATTCATTACATTAGGAGATTTAAAACCTAAATTTAAACAAGAATCGGAACAAAATTTATATGATGCTTTTGTAAGTGATATTAAATCTAAATTTTCATGTTTATAAGTTTTTATACCTACTGTTTGAGCTACATATTTATAACCATTACAGGCCTTGAATTCAATCTTACAATTACAAGGAGTTTGCCCGCACTCACTGCATAAGTTTTTAAGAGGAATTACTTTATCTTCTGTATGTACACCTTGGATTTTTGGTACAGTAACATAAGAAACTGAGCAGGCTAATGCCAATTGGAGATATTGGAAATCGTCGGGCAAACATGCCTTATAATTAACTACATCTAATATTATTTCTTTTTCTTTATTTATTTTAAGTCCTAATTCTGCATTTACTTTTCTTGCCTCTTTTATATAGAGTATATCATCAATCATACCTTCATCAGCATATTTACTTAGATCCGACGATACTGATGACATTAATTGATTAAATGTTTTATATTGTAATTCCATTAGTTCTTACGATTTGTATTTTTATTTATATCATCGTCATCTTGAGGTATTCTTTGATAATAATTAAAAAGTTCTTTATTAACATTATCTATACACAATGTTAATATATATTCAGGTATTCTAAATTCTTTATCTAACATACTAGTACAACCTATTTCTGTATCTTCACACGCACAGTTTATATCTTCTATATCATCATCAAAATAACCTTCGATTTTAATTTTTTTCCACTGTATATTTGGAAAATAAAGATAACCATCGCTATAAAAATAATAGTAATATTTATTATATTTAAAATTAGTATCTTCTATTTTTCTATTCCATTCAAATGGAGTTATTTCTGTTAAATCTTCTGTTCCATCTATACTTGTTACCCTTCTAAATAAAGGACCCATAACTGAGTTGACTAATGTAGGA